TGTTCACGAACATGCTGGAATATAAGCTGGCTTGGCAAGGCAAACAGCTCATCAAGATAGACAAGTGGTATCCAAGCAGCCAGCTGTGCCATGTTTGCGTATATCAGAACCACGAAACCAAGGACTTATCTGTAAGGGAATGGGATTGCCCGAAATGTGGAAGTCACCATAATCGCGATAAGAACGCGGCCATCAATATTCGGGAAGAAGCCAGGCGGATATCTGCCTGACGTAATCCATAAAATACCGTGGGTCGCACGGGAATCTACGCCTGTGGAGAGAGTGTAAGCCGCCACAACTCTTTGGAGTCCGTGGCGCTGTTCTCGTTGAAGCAGGAAGCTCCCGCCTCTATAGGCGGGAGTACGTTCACATGGATGGTATGTGTATCTTAGGTTTCGTTATCTTTGCCTGGCTGGTATATTGTTATATCCTGTTTCCGGATAAGAAATAAAAATAGGCGCCAACCGGCTCCTTTCCTGGATATTAAGGTTGTTTCTTTTTGAAACAACCTTATTTTTGTACTGCTGTAGAACGTAGTTAGGAGGAATTACCGTGAGCCAGTTCACAGAGTATGTCGTCGAGCAGACGGCAGAATACAACAAGAAACATAAAAAAGAGCCATTGACCGAAAAGGAATGGCTTCTGAAATTAGCAAAAGGATTCTCGAAATGTCTGAAAGCGACGAACGTCGGTAAGATTACGAATCCGAATGTATCCAAAGATGTCTGTATTTATTTCAAGCCTGAAGTCTATACCGATATTTTACTGCATCAGGATGTTTGTCCTTGCGATATCGTAACGCCAGCTATTTATATGGCTTCTACCAAATTGCTACAAGTTATCGGAAGACCAGAAGATTATATGATTCCAGACGATAAAGTAGACGATATTTCTTCTGATTTATTTTCGTTTGGATTCACCGAAGAGGAAGCAGATGATTTCATCGAAGCCGTGAATGATACTCCGTTCGCGGAAGTACCCGATAAGACGAGTATCAAATTAAAGCAAGTATTTTTCCCGTTATATCAAGAAGATAGACAAGAACCGGAATATTATAATTTATCGATAATCCCGAATGCCTCTTTAATGTTTGACTTAAAGAATAAGATATCCAAAATGAAAGCCGAGAAACGAGAAAATATCAAAGCCGGATTGCCTTATAAAGATATCTATGGGCTTACCGAAACGATGTTAGGTAGCGGATATCCACAGAATGTCAGTTTATTAGCTCTAATGAATGGCGGCAAATCTTATTTACTGCCTTCTATCCCACCGACATTTAAGGAACGTAAAATTAGATATCCAAAGAAAGATTTCATTTACGAAACGATTCCTCATAAAGAATTCCAGGATATCATGTATCGGTTCCATAAGGTATTAAGGAATCCTAGGAATAATAAGAAAGTACGCGATCATCGAAATGATTTATTCGATCAGTATCTTGAAATCATCCTGACGTATATTTATAAACTCCGTGAAACACCGAATTGGACACGAGATAAACGATTCAAAGAGTTACCGTATAACCAGAAGGTTTTATTAGACGACCGTTTCGAAGAACAACGGGATGATGATTGGAAAGAACGTATCGCGGCTTATCTGATGGACTCGTATCTTATGCTTTATAAATCTATGCTTAGACATAAGAGTGTATCGTTATGTCTTGGAGAACGGGTATTCATTAAAGATTATCTGGAAAAAAGATTAGGAGAATTTTTATGAGTCACTATTATATTTTAGTATCCAATTTAAAAATAGAAGGTGCGAACGCGGCCAGCAGCAATATCACGATTGGATTCCCGGCGATTACGGCATGGATGGGTATGGTCCATGCCTGGGAACGAAAATTGTGGCAGATGGTACCAGGAATTATTCCGTCAGCCTTTGAAGCTGTCGGTGTTTCCTGCCGTAAATTCAATCTCCAGACATATAAAGATAAAATGAGCTGGATTGCGACAATTCCGAATCGTAGGAAACCTATGGAATATCGAAACAGTAAATATGCTCATGCCGCTATCATCGACGAGCCGAAAGCAGATATAACCGTCGACCTTATTTTATCTTTAAAAGCGTACGAAAACCAGGATTATGAAGGTATTATTGAAAATCTACCGGATGTTATTGCGCAGTCAAGAGCCGTAGGAGGATATATAGTTTCTACACCGGATATCCTGATTATGGACGTAGAAGACGATAAAGATTTAGAAGAAATGAATCGTCGTTTCATCGCTAAAATGATGCCGGGATTTGCGTTAATAAGCCGTTCCGACTTACTGGAAGAAGATAGCTCATTAGACCGTATGCTGGATATCCTTAGTGTCCAGACTTCACAGATAGCCGATGAAAATGGGAATACGTATATGACTCCTCCTGTTCGAAATACTCCGGGATGGATCGTACCTATCGTTACCGGTTTCAGAAAGTTAAATGAACCTACAAAGCCTATCAAAAATGAACGCGCTATCCGATTTAAGCATTGTTTTGTCGAACCAGCTATTACATTAGGAGAGTTCAAAATGGTCAACCAGATAAAGGATATTCGGAATATACTCTGGTACTATTCGCATACGGATTTTAAACATCATTGTTTGAACGAATCTTATGATTAAAGGAGAATATAAATTATGGCAAAGAAAAAAGTAGAATCTAATATGGCGTCCGTCTTAGCTTTTTCGGGGCGTATCAATATATCCAATGGGATGATGTATAGCACGAAGTGGGGAGAAGATATGGATGCCGGCAAACGACCTATTCCTATTGACGAAAAGACCGTAAAAGGTACGATGGCTTTCCGTCCGAAAAAGAATCTGGCAGCAGGTGATCCGATGAAAGTCAATGCCGAGCTGACGAAAGCGAATATCCATGCTGTCGATAGCGCTTCGTTGCTTCCTGGTGATGATACTTTGGTCGTAGCTTTCTCGATGAAAGTATTATCGGGCATCCAATATCCTTGTGCTTGCAACAACCGGACATGTTATGATAATATCGTAACAGCAGTCGAAGACTACATCGATAATTATAGTTTCTCGGAACTGGGTATTCGGTATGCCATGAATATCGCGAACGGCCGTTTCTTATGGCGTAACCGTGTCGGTGCTGGCGATATCCGTATCGATGTATCGGTAGAAGACGAAGATACCCATTGGGCATTCGACGCGCACGAATATTCTTTGTTTGATTTTGATTCCGTCGACGAAAAAATACAAGAATTCGGGAAACGGATCGCCGACACGTTATCTAGTGGTTATGATTATACGTTGTTCCATATCAAGGCTTACGTACGATTAGGAGATAATCAGCCTGTATATCCAAGTCAGGAAATGATTACGAACCAGCGTGGTGATAATGCAAAGAGTAAAGTCTTATTTAAAGTTAACGGAAACGCCGCGATGCATTCCGAAAAATTAGGAAATGCTATCCGTACTATCGATACCTGGTATCCTGGTTATGAAGAAGATTATATGGGGCCGATTAATATCAACACTTTCGGTACCGTTGTACCACAGGGAAAGGCTTATCGGCCGATTTCTGAAAAGAAAGATTTTTATACCTTATTCGATAAATTAGTCGAAGACGGTGACTTGCCAGACGAAGACGATAAACACTATGTCATGGCTGTCTTAGTCTTGGGAGGTGTCTTCGGTTCCAGTAGCAAGGAAGAATAATATTTATAAAGGGGAGTTTTGACTTATGTATTATGAAGAAATTAGAATCCGGAAGATGGCGGACATTCCGCCTTCTTTCTTATGGACTAAATTATATAACCAGTTGCATTTATTGATGGCTACCGAGAAGAATGAAAAAGGAAAAAACGATATCGGCATCTCTTTTCCGGAATATAATCCAAAAGGACTTGGCTATACGATTCGTCTTTTTTCGGAAGATAAAGAAACGCTCAACTCCATCGGCTCCTTTCATGATATTCCCGCTTTGTCGGAATACCTTATTTTCTCGAAAGTAAAAGAAGTCCCGAAAAAGATTAAATCGTACGCTGTCTATCGTAGATATCAGCCGGATAATTCGAGACATCAGAAAGCTAAACGTTACGCGAAACGACATAACGTATCGTACGAAGAAGCTTTTGAATTGTTGAAATCGAAACCGCCGCTTAAGTATCCGTATATCCAGATGCATAGCGCGACAACCGGGCAGAATTTTAGCCTTTTTATTCATAAGATCGAATCAAAAAGTCCGATGGAAGGCGAATTCAATGCTTATGGATTAAGTACTACCGCTACGGTTCCTGAATTTTAGGGTAAAATAAAAGACTACGGGTAAATGGCTTTATTTAGCCGTTTGCCCGTAGTATAATAACAGTGAACTGCCGTATAGGCGGTTTAGAAAGCTTTATTATAAGCCGTTGTAGAGCTATTCCGGTGAACCGCCGCATAGGCGGTTTAGAAAAACTCGACCCAAACGACTTTATTATCCGTGCGGTGAACTACCGTATAGGTAGCTTAGAAAATCACATTCGATACGTTCATGTCCTTCTTCGTGTGAACTGCCGTGTAGGTAGCTTAGAAATCAAAAACTACGCAGAAAGCGCCACTAAAGCAGTGAACCGCCGCAAAGGTAGTTTAGAAAGTATTCGTGCTTTTGATGGGCTGGGTATTGCTGTGAACTATCGCATAGGTAGCTTAGAAAACGTATTCCGCGACGTTTTGACGACTCCGTACGTGAACCGCCGTATAGGTAGTTTATAAATATAGCCATATCGCACAGTTTACTTAGTATCGAATTAACTACCGAATAGGTAGTTTAGAAATAGAGATGATTCAAATGCTCACGATTAACATTAATGAACCGTCGTATAGATGGCTTAGAAATCAGAATCAAATTTAAAACATTTAACTTGAAAGTGAACCGCCGCATAGGTAGTTTATAAAAGTATCTTTGATAACTAAAAACGTAGTAAACTGCCGCAAAGATAGTTTAGAAAATGAAAACTGACATCAAACAACTCTTCGGTGAGTGAACCGCCGTGTAGGTGGTTTAAAAATATCAATAAACGAAACATGAAGTCAACTACTGTATAAGTAGTTTAGAGATTGACAACTATCTCTATATGTTCCCGATTAACATTACTGTATTATCAAGGAGGTCTATTTTTTTGGATTTATAGTATTGTTGAATCATACTGATAATACCCAAAAGATAGTCTACTGCTGAATAAGTAGTTTAGAAATGTGGTGGTTAGCCATAGAAACTATGATAACTGCCGTATAGGTAGTTTAGAAATACTGAGGTAGTTGGCCAGAAGCTATAATAACTACCGCATAGGTAGTTTAAAAAAGTACTGTAATCATTAGCCGAGTACATTATCTGCTGAAAAAGCAGTTTATTTTTCTTTGAAAAGAAAGAGAGGAGAGAGCTTATCATGTTATCTAATCAATATGTATATACATTAGTTATCTTTTATAAAGGAGAAATTAGCGACGTCCAGACATATATCCAAGAAGAAGATGCAATGGATGCGTTACGAGATATAGAAAGTAAAGGAAAGAAATATGCGCGCGTCTTCAAAAGTAAGGTAAGATATTATTATTCTGGAAAAAATGCGTCCGAACACACTTTTATGCGCGAAAAATGTGCTTTAGATGACGATTTGTCGCGCGACTTTTTGAATAATGATTTCGATGACCGAGATAATTATTGTCTGAAAGATTGGTAGAAAGAAGAAATCATGGATGAATGGCTATATAAAGTCGTTTATCCATGATATAATAACAGTGAACTGCCGTATAGGTGGCTTAGAAATCCAGTTCCTTCAGGAATGCTTCGTACTGCGCGTGAACTGCCGTATAGGTGGCTTAGAAAAAAGATTACGGATGGTCTGCCCAGCGCTTGAAGTGAACTGCCGCAAAGGTAGTTTAGAAAAATATCTAAGGAGGAGCAAAATGGCTGAATCAAAAGTAAATAAGAAGAAATATAAAGAGGTACCCACACATAACCAGTTACAGTTTATTGCAGTTATTGAAGAGAAGTTAGGTATCCAATTCGAAGGAGAAACAAAACAGGACGCCGCCGCTTTTATTAGCAAGAATTATAATATTATTAAGCGAAAAAGAAAAGCGATGCGTGATTTTTGGAAGAAGGAGGTCGAACGGAATGCCTGAAAAAGAAGTATCGATTCATACTATTTTCGATTCTATCGATAAGGATGTCGAAAAGAAAAAACAAGAACAATTAGACAAGAAAAAAAGAGAAGAGAAAAAACGACAGGAAGCGATTAATCGATTTAAACTGCTTCGTAAGCGTATTCAAAAGTTCGCAGAAATCGTATCTTATCTCGTAGAGAATGGATATAAAGAAAAATTCCCGACATTTAAATATGATGTATATAGTCATCACTTTTTTACTGATGGATGTCATCATGCATTTGGTTTCTCTGAATATGGAAAATATAAAGACACACATATGGTAGGTATTGACAATAGCGAATTCTGTGATTATAACTTTTTGTGGGATTATACGAAAGAAAATACGATTCCGGTGGGTTATATTGCAGATACGCCTACTCATCCTGCTCCGAATGATAAACCATATCGTATCGAATTAACGAGTGGCCAGTTAAATGAATTCTGCAATGGATTTGAGGAAGAAGAAGAATTATTGTATGAATGGCTGAAGAAAAACTTCGATATGTCTTTATCATCACAGATTAGTGAAGAACCTAAGAAGGAAGATTATTTTTATATCTGTAAAGAAACAGAGTGTACAGATTGTCCATATCAGGATAAATGCTTAGAGCAAAAGAAGGGGGCCTGATTTTTACCAAAATAAGGAGGCGATCAAAAAAGATACGATTAAGCATTGAAATATAATTTTATTTATTTTATAATATGGATAAAACAGAAGATAAATCAGTATAGTATATTTGAATGGTCTAATTCTATCGTAGATATTTCTATATCGACGGTAGAATAAACAGTACAAGGGCTGAATAACAATTTGCCACACTCTCTTTACACAAAATAAAAGACGGAATCAAATCATGGTAAGCTCCTTAGATATATACGCTAGCAATAGCAAACGAGACTGTTAAAAAGAATATCCAAACGCATTGCCTCCCAATGTAAATGATATCATAAATCCGATGCACCGGGCATGTGCTAGGACCGCCTACTTGTACTGTTTATTCTACCGTCGAAGGAACTGCCGTGTGGTTAGTTTAGAAAGAAAAAACGGTAGACACCACCTTTCGCTTATTGGAAAATCTTCCGCATAGGAAGTTAGTAATAGTACGATAAAAAGAGCTGCGTTCGGCAGCTTTCTTTTTTATAAATTCGAGTTATGCCCTTTATGGGTATGTTGATTGAAATTTAGAAACGAGGTTTGTATGTTCTTATTTTGCTTGCTTATCACGATATTCTACACGTTATGTTGTATAACCGATGATATCGTGAAACATTCTAACACAGAAGCAATGATAGAATATATCCGAAATAGGATTGAAGATATGTCTTCCCTGAATATGTTTTTATCGGAAGAAGATAAAAATATGCTGGTCAAAGTTATCCAGGTATATTATCATCTGAAGACAGCATTCTTTGCTATCTGCTTCTGTTATTCTGTAATTGTTTTATGTAAGGTTTTTATTTAGTTTTGAAAAAAAAGAAAGGATTTGTGTTCGCGCTATGTTCTCTCATTATTTTTTTGTTGTAGCTTACGTACTATCGTTAGCTTATAGTACCGGATCTTTAGTACATCTTATTTTTAAGAAACTGCCGATGGTTATCGATTCTATTAAAGAAGAACAGAATATGCCGGATTCTTTTAATAAGAAAGTAAATGTCGCCGGCACGATCTCAGTTATCTTAGCCGCTACTATTCTGCTTTGCATGGCTATCTATCTCTGGGCTTATTTGTTTACGAATATTCTATGATAAGTAAAGAAAAAGCATTAGCCATCGCCTTATCGTTTGTTTTTATTAATTATAAACTAGATACCTGGCCTGATTTATCGGATACGGAAGTATATGACGAGCTTTTACTGTTATCGGTAAAATATCCAAATAAGATAGGAACGATATCTATAAAAGATAAAACGATGCGGCCATCAGAATTATTTTGTGATTTGACATATCAACAATTATTTATGGAATTCCTGGATCTTTTAGAAACGATCCAGAAATACTAAAGGAAAGGAGCCGCCGTCCGGCTCCTTTTTTGGAGAAAGGAGAATTTATATGACGTTGTCGTTGGCCTTATGGATCATGGTCATCCTGGTTATCCATGATATCGTATGTGCTTATATCTCGTATGACTCGATTCCGTTAGGTTCGCTGGTTATCTTAGGTATCTTATTAGCCGTTATCGCTGTAACATAAAAAGGAGGTTCGTTTCATGGATTTTGATAAATTCTGTAAATATTCCTTTTATATCTTTTTCACGCTATTCATGATAGCTCTTATTTTTATTTTAATTCCTCTAATTAAGGCGTGTATCTGGTTCTTTATGCTCTAGATGTGCGTTTTAATATAAATTTAAATAAAAGGAAAGGAGTGTGATTCTCTTATGGTAACGACTGCCGAAAAAATCTTTCGAAATGGGACGATAGAACAGCAGGCCGATCTACTTTGCGATATCTTTCTAATGAACGATGCCTTGACTTGTGGAGAATGTCCAGCCGCAAAAACATGCCGGCCTCATCATTCTGGATTCATCGACTGGTTGAAGAAAGAGCGTTGGTTCCGAGAGAAGGAGGAACGGAAAAGTGGTTAGTAAGATTGTAAAAGAAGCGGCTATCCTACTCTTTATCGGTATTGTATCGGCTACTTTCATGGCTACGGTAGAAAGCATCTATCCTCTGGGTGAATTATTTATTGGTCTATCGAACGGATATATTATCTTACCGTGGTCTAATATCTTATGTTTCCTGTTGTCGTTCGTTGTATGTATCATTTATTTTTTTAGTAAGACATAGTATCTAGGAGGTCATTCGCTTGAAGAAAGTATTTATTTCGCAACCTATGAACGGAAAATCAGAAGAAGCTATTTTAAATAAACGGAAGAAAGCTGCTAAAGAAATTCGCGAGTTCTTTAACGATGACGTGACGATCATCGATTCTTTCTTAAAAGACGAATATAAAGAAGGAACATCGACGCCGTGTTCGATGCTCGGGAAAGCTATTCAGTTATTGGGTACTGCCGATGTTGCTTATTTCGTCGATGGATGGAATGCATATCGTGGATGCCGTTTTGAATATGAAATAGCTAAGGCATACGGTATACCTGTCATGGAAGAATAAATCGATATCTGGTATATATCAAATTGGAATATCCAAAAATATACAAGATAACCGTTCTCTGCCAAGGTATCCCGTAATAAGAAAGTACATCTTTAAAATAAGAGAGGACTGGTTCGCACGAAAGTCATTAAAAGAGACGGCCGCAAGGTCGCTTTCTTAAACAAGAAAATCGTAGAAGCGATGTGTAACGCTTATACGGCTACAAAAACTGGGAAGGAGGATAAAAGTAAGGCCGCGCAGGATTATAATATTTTCCTTAAGTTCGCGACCGATACGGCCAAGAACATCCGTAAGAAATATACCGATATGGCTACGGATCCTTCGGTCGAAGATATCCAAAAAGATGTCCAGGACGCGCTCCTTAGTATCCCGGACTATCAGGATGTCGCTGAGAATTATATCACGTATCGTATCAAACGTTCCTTTGCTAGAAAAAATACGTTGGACGACGTAGCTAGAGATATCGTAGAATGTAACAGCGACTATTGGACGAACGAGAATTCTAATAAGGACGCGAAACTCATTACGACACAACGTGACTATCTGGCCGGTGCTGTATCGAAAGACGCCTGTAAGCGTTATCTACTTCCGGAAGATATCGTAGAAGCTCACGAAAAAGGGTTGATCCATTTCCATGATGCTGATTATTTTATTCAGCATATGGCGAATTGCTCTTTGATTAATCTTGAAGATATGCTACAGAATGGTACGGTCATTAGTAAGACTCTAATTGAAAAACCTCATCGTTTTTCAACAGCTTGCAACGTTGCGACGCAAATTATTGCTCAAGTAGCTTCAAATCAATTCGGCGGTCAAACGATAACTCTCTCTCATTTATCACCATTTATCGAAGAAACAAGAAAAGATATCCGGGTGCATTTTCCGAATTTTAGTGACGAAGAAGTCGAAGCGCTCGTAAAACGAGATATCGAAGTCGGCATACAGACACTTCAATATCAGATTCTTACATTGCTTACAAGTAACGGACAGACACCATTCATTACGATATTCGCAAACTTAGCAGAAGTACCGGAAGGGAAAGAACGAGAAAACCTGGCACTCGTTATCGAAGAAGTATTAAAACAGCGTATTCAGGGTGTCAAGAACGAAAAAGGTGTCTATATCACACCGGCTTTCCCGAAGATTATCTACGGACTGGATGAATGCAATATCCACGACGACAGCAAATACTTCTATCTTACTAAATTAGCCGCCAAATGCACGGCAAACCGGATGGTACCGGATTATCAGAGCAATAAAATCCAGCGGCAATTAAAAGACGGAGATATTTATCCATGTATGGGCTGCCGCTCGTTCCTTTCTAAGGACGAAACGAAAAAGAATTATGCGCACGCATTAAATTATAATCAGCATAAAGGACATAAATACTACGGACGGTTCAATAAGGGAGTCGTTACCATCAATCTTCCTGATGTTGCTTTGTCTTCAAAAAGAGATATGAAAGAATTCTGGCGGATTTTTGATGAACGACTGGAATTATGTCATCGTGCTTTACAGTGCCGATATAAACGATTAGTAGGAACTGTTTCGGATGTCGCACCGATTCTTTGGCAGTACGGAGCTTATGCCCGGTTAAAGAAAGGCGAAAAGATCGACAGTCTTTTGAAACATGGTTATTCTACGATATCGTTAGGATATGCTGGATTATATGAATGCGTAAAATATATGACCGGAGAGTCACATACTACTGAAAAAGGAAAGCCTTTCGCGTTAAAGGTCATGCAGCATTTAAATGATTGTTGCGATAAATGGAATAAAGAAGAAGATTTAGGATATTCAGTCTATGGCAGTCCTATCGAGAGTACTACTTATAAGTTTGCAAGATGTTTAAAGAAACGATTCGGTATCATTGAAGGGATTACGGATCATGATTATGTAACCAACTCGTTTCATGTCAACGTCCGTGAAGATATCGACGCTTTCTCTAAATTAAAATTAGAAGCTGAATTCCAGAAATTAAGCCAGGGTGGCACGATTTCTTATGTTGAAGTACCGGATATGCATAAGAATATCCCGGCTGTCATCGAAATGCTACGTTTTATTTATAATAATATTATGTACGCAGAATTGAACTGTAAGTTCGACTACTGCCAGAAGTGTGGATATTCTGGAGAGATCCAAATCAAAGGAGAACCCGGCAGTTTATATTGGGAATGCCCGAACTGCGGGAATACGGATCAGAAAACCATGAATATCACACGCAGAACGTAAACAAAAAAGTCCATGCGTTCTTTAAACGAACGATATGCGGGAAACTCCTTAAAGCCATCAGTTACTTATGTATCTCCTAACGGAAGATAACAGGCTGACGTAATGAGTCTAGATATAGTAAAAAGACTGATGGATTGGACAATCCGCAGGGAAGCACCTTAATAAAAGGTGAACCCTCAACGACTACTATGTTCGGGATATAAATAATTATTTATATTCGTGGGATAGTCTAACCCGTCTCTTTATTGTAAAAGAGAATTAAAAATACTAGGAAACTAGCGGTATCTTATTTGGTGGATACTTAGGTACGAACTATTGGAACCAAGGCCGTACCGAAGAAATACGCGACCGGGTACTTCATTTAGATGTTCCCGGAAGATTAGAAAACAAAAATAAGAAGAAAAAGAAGTAGAGGTGTATGATATTTGAGATACGCCGGCATCATCGAGAACGATACAGTCGATATCGATAAAGGGATCGCTGTATCGTTCTGGTGTCAATTTTGTCCGCATCATTGTGAAGGATGCCATAATCCGGAAACATGGGATAAAGAAGGAGGATACGAACTCCCGGAAAATTATATTCAGCAGATAATCGGATTGCTAAAGAAGAACGGAATCCATCGAGATTTATCAATTTTAGGGGGAGAACCGTTATGTGATTTTAATATTCAGATAGTCTATGATTTAGTGAAAACGGTAAAAGAAAAGGATGATAGTGTTCGCGTTTTCGTATGGACTGGCGGGATATTTGAAGAACTAAAAAAAACATATCCAGATATTTTCCGATATATAGATATCCTGGTAGATGGTCCATTCCTTTTAAAAGAACGGGATATCACGCTTCCGTTACGTGGATCGAATAATCAACGGGTCATTGATGTATCCAAAAGTTTAAAAGAAGGAAAAACGATTACGATACCGGATGAAAAATTGAACGAATAAAAAATAGGGAGCCGTTTCTTGGCGGCTCTCTTATTTTTTTGCCTTTCGGCGACTTATTTGGCATTCGCTATTTTTGATGATATAATTTATTTGATTTAGTTTATATTTATCATAAACTAAGACGTAAAAATGAGAGGAGGAATTTCATCGTGACGATGCGAGATGTATACGGTGATTATGTAGATTGGACGGTATATCGATGTCATGATTGCGGGATGTCTTTTGGATATCATGGGGAACCGAAATCCTGTCCATTCTGCAACGGTAAGGATTTGGAAGAAGACGATAACCAGCGCGTCTGTTCCCATTGTGGCAACCTGATGCGAAGTGGATACTGTATCGAGAACGGTATGGGCTATTATTGTAGTGATGAATGTCTGCACGAACATTTCTCGGACGAAGAATTCCGGGAATTATATGATGATGGAAGGGGAGATTCGTATTGGACGGACTGGACGTAAGTCGATTAAATATGGCACATATCTTTACGGATATTGGTCACGATATCTTTTGTCAGCTTTTCGAGAACTATTGCGAAAAATGCTATGAAACGAAAACAGAACCCAAAGAAGACGACGATCCTTTCGAACCTTTTCATGTTTATTGGATGTTCGTAGCACCAGTCATTAAATCTTATGGCGGAGTTGGCCATTCTTATATCGATATCATCCGGAATATGTTATCTAAAGAAGAAAGGGTCCGTTGTATAACCGTTCCGAATCCAACTTTGTTCTGTGACATGGTAGATTCGGACGAAGTGAAGAAGAACGAAGCTATCCAAAATAAATTATATGATTTATACGTTAAGTAAGAAGAGGTGGGTGCGATGGAACGTTTCCTGCTCAATGTAAACGATATCACGGACTATGATTTGTTTGAGTCGGCATTAGACGATACCGGAATCCGTTTCGATATCGATAGTGGTGGCCGATATATGATCAAAGAAGATGATGCCGGCGATGTCTGCCGGCTGTTAGAAAACATGCCATTCGATTATGACTTAATTTAGGAGGAAAATATTATGATTAAATTTGCTTTCGTAAAAGATGCCAATGAAAACGCGAAATTACCGGTACGCAGTACATCCGGGTCGGCCGGTTATGATTTCGTAACACCGGTAGATTTTACGTTGAAATCTGGCGAATCTTTTATGGTGAAGACCGATATCAAGGCATATATGCCGAAAGATATCGTACTCCAGATTTATCCGAGATCCAGTATGGGTATCAAAAAAGATATCATGCTGAAGAACCTTACTGGAATCATCGACTCGGATTACGCCGATAATCCGGATAACGAAGGGAATATCGGTATCGTTTTATATAACTATGGTACAGAAAAAAGAGAATTCAAAGCCGGCGATCGAATCGCTCAGGGTATCTTCGTCAAGTTCTTTACGGCCGATGACGATACCGCGGATGGAGAACGTACCGGAGGTTACGGTTCGACCGGCAAATAAGGAAAGGAATGTGATCTATGCTCGTCTTTATTTCGGTATTCATTATGAAATTCCTGGATTGTGCGTTGAGTACGACCAAAACTGTTTTTCTGGTACGCAACCAGTTCTTTGTCAGTTCGGTATTCAATAGTTTATCGGCTGCATTATTCATCTTCGTAGCCGATGCGATGGCGAATGCGCCTGCCGATCAGAAGTTATGGATCGCGGCCATTGTTTTTCTGGCAAATTTGACAGGCGGTTATTTTCCGCCGAAACTAATCGATCGGTTAGAAAGCGATAAGCTCTTTGTTTATGTCGTGACACCGGATACTTTCGAGAACGGAAAACAATTCGCCGATGATCTCCGGATGCATAATATACCGGTATCGACGAGTGTAGGTTATAACGAAGCTTTGAAAAAAGTCTTGACAGTCAAGGCTTACGCGCAGAGTAAACAGGAATCACGTATCGTGAGCCGTCATTTGACGGATAATATGAAATGGCATATCGTAGAAGCCATCTAAGGAGGAAAAGAACTATGTCGATGCAACAGAAGCTTATTTATACCAAGAAGTGTAATGTCATCGATGCACTTTCGTTCCGGAATAAGAAAGAATATTATGAAACAATTTCTTATTGGAAAGGAACGAAAGAAATCCACGACGAAATGGAAGAGAATTATAAACGGAAGGGCGGTATCGGCGAATTCAAAAATAAAGCGGTACGTATGAAGCGGAACGATTTATTCAAGTTATATCATACAATATCCAGCGATAAAACGAAATTGTATGCGGCTATTCTAGATGCCTTGGAAGCTATCAATAAAGGATATGCCGTTTACTTCTTGGAAAAGGAATCGAACCATGAACAAAAGAAAACGGAAAAGACTCATAAAGAAGCTTAAAAGATATCCGTATCCAATCGATAAATGTTGTGATCTGTTTGTATATCTAGCCGAACATATCGAACGGAGCCTGATCGAATTCAAGGAACTACCGCGTTATGGTGTTCCGTATGCTTTTCAGGACAACCATCAAGGCTGGGAAGATACGTTGGATACTATGATCTGGACTTTTCATGAATTAGCGAATGATAATCCAGGAGATCCGTATTGGATTTATTTTAGTAAGCAGGATCATGAATTGTCGATTGGAAAAGATGGCGCCGTCCATTTTACGTCTTCTTTGGATACTATGGTTCCTGAAGAAGTGCGGGAAGCGAACCGTATCTACGAAAAGAAGATTGATACGGGACTCTTATTATTCGCCAAATATTTTCGTGACTTATGGGATTAAGGAGTTTGATCTATGATTTATACCAGTTATTTCGAAGCCGTCCATAACTTCAGGGATACGAACCGGTTAGTCAGTATCGCTTTCTGGACCGTACCGGAATTCAAACATATCCAAAAATATACGAAACTGGCGCCGACACAGGATATCTTAGCCAGATTCAAGGAAGACAAGAACGAGGGAGCTTATACGAAAGCTTTTTATAAACAAGTCTTGGACAGATTGGACCCGGGATATATCTTTCGTAAGTTCGATGGAAAAATTCTGTTATGTCACGAAAGACCCGATAAATTCTGTCACCGACATATCGTATCCAGATGGTTAAGGAATCATGGGTATCCATGCCAAGAAATGGACTGGTAGGAAAGAAGGCGCATCATGCAGATCCTAGAAACAGGGAAGACTTATAACGTACGATTAGATATCCGGTTGAATAATGGATTATTAAGTACCGATATGCCGACAGATATGGTGAATCGGGTACTTAAGAATGCTTTGAAGGATCTGGATATCGTCGTACAAGATATCGGTACTTATAAAGAGGAAGGAGAGGATCCCGTTGTCGTATCGTAAACGGACGAAAGCTGGAAAATTCATTTATTCTATCTGTATCAAGCGTGATATGTCATTAAAAGAACTGGCGGCCGATATGGAAGTCTCTTATACGTATATCTGGATGCTTATGACCGGAGAACGTCCCGTACCGGATACATTCATCGAGAAATTCGCTAAGAAATATAAGTTATCGGAAGCGCAAAAAAAGGAATTAATCCAGCTCGCGATGGAATCCTATCGTTCGGCTCATTTCAATATGACCCAGCTATCCAAAGACAAGAAGAACCTTGTCATTCTTTTTAAACATAAGATAGCTGAACTGACACCGGAACAGGAAGAAGCGATTCGGAAGGTGCTGATGGCCTCGTGACGAACGATGAATATACCGTCGAAGAAATGTTGGATGCCATCCGGAAATTCCATAATGTACTGGTCTATATGGAAGGGAATAAAGATTCCTGGAACGAGAATATCCGGTATTACGATAAGGCAATCGGTGACATCGAACATTTCATCGAACTTCATTATGCTGATACGACAAATGTAGATAGGGATGAATTGCTACATCTTTTATACGATAGACGAAAGAAGCGTCGTTTCTTTAAAGATAAAGAGAAATTAGCCGAACCCATCTTAGATTGGGTTTCAACGAATAAAATCCGGATAGACAAATTATATTCAGCCCTTAAGCAATCCGAAAAATTCGGCGATTCTCTAGATACACGGACGTATACACCGAGAGTTGAAACTGAGCTTTTCGAAAAATTGGAACCTTCAGAAGACGTAATAGCCAAGTAACACTTTGTTAAGTTAAGGAGATGAGTCGTCTGGAAAAGAATTATGACTTACCGGATCCGTCGGAATTTATCCACGAATCTGTACTTGATGTCGATCCTTCGTATTATCCGATCATCTTAGGTATCCAGGATCGGAATCTTCGTCTTATCTGTCGTCATTTCGAAAATTGCGATATAAGTACCGATGGATACCACCAGTTCACGGTATGGGGAACAGAACAGGATATCCGGCAGTTCAAGGAATCGCTGGAAGCTGTTACTGAATATATCTCCCGGAACAAGGAATCCGAACTCATGGAAAGTACCTTATCCTCGCTGCTTACCGATCATACGACGAAAGAAGATATTCTAAAATTCGAGACAATCGTACGTCGTTACGGCACGAAAGATCCGATTAAACCGAAGACGAAAGGACAGCAATGCTACGTGAAAGCGATCCAAGATCATCTGATTACGATCGTGAACGGGCCGGCCGGTACCGGGAAAAGTATGCTGGCCGTCGCTATGGCCTGTAAAGCCTTGAAACATCATGATGTCGAAAAGATCGTTCTGACACGTCCGGTCGTCGAAGCCGGTGAATCGCTTGGTTTCCTTCCCGGTGATTTGCAGGAAAAAATCGATCCATATATGCGTCCGTTATACGATGCCTTATATGATATCCTTGGTAAGATAGAGGTCGATGCATTCATCGCTAAAGGAATCATTGAAATCGCTCCATTAGCCTATATGAGAGGCCGTACGCTCCACGATGCATTCGTTATATTGGACGAAGCTCAGAATGCGACACGCGGGCAACTGAAGATGTTTTTGACCCGGTTCGGCGAAAATTGTAAGATGGTCGTCGATATGGACCAGAGCCAGATCGATCTGCCAAAGAAAGAAGCCAGCTGCGCGTACGATATCGGACGATTCTCGGATATCCAAGATATGGCACTCGTCTATCTTACGGATATAGATATTTCGCGCCATCCGGTCATCAGTCAAATTCTAAAAGCTTATCAAAATTAATCCTAGAGGAGGGATATGTATTATGCGGCTATCCTGGCCGGAATATTTCATTACAATCGCACAATCTGTTTCACGTCGTTCTACCTGTTTAAGGAGACGATACGGTGCCGTTATCGTCAAGAATCATTGTATCGTATCGACTGGATATAACGGAGCAGCCAGAGGGGAATCCAATTGTTGTGACGATGGATACTGCTTACGGGAAAAGATGGGCGTCGGCCACGAGGAACGATATGATCTGTGCCGTGCGATCCACAGCGAACAGAATGCAATCATCAACGCCGATCCGGAAGCCATGAAAGGTGCCGATATTTATATCTACGGGGAAGATAAAGATGGAAATATCGTCGACTCCGCTCCTTGTTATATGTGCAAACGAATGATAGCCAACGCCCAGATACGCCGTGTGACATATGCAACTCCGGGACATGCCGTGACGTATCTCGTACGTCCGGATATCGATCATATTTATTATCGGGTGCAGATCCATATGGAAACGGACGATAAGAAACTGGACCGGTATATGACGACCGAAGAAGCCGTCGACGAATCCGAAGCAGTATCCAAAATAAACGAGTATATCGTCGGTCATAGTAAAGCGATGAACGACTACCTGAAGGATACGTTCGGAACGATTGATGTCAAGATTACGATCAAGAACCCGGTCGAATTATCGAAACAAGAATACGATGCCACGCCATCCTGGATCCTTTAGGTAAATACGAATATGAAAGGGGTCTTCTCCTGTTGGCTAAATTAACCGCGAACGGCCGTAAGCATATTAAGAGTACGAACTACGGTCTTCCGAAAGATAAGAAATATCCGCTCAACGACGAACAGCATGTACGGAGCGCTATCCAGATGTTTGCGCATTGCCCGTCAGATAAGAAAGCAACACTTGCACGGAATATCAAACGGCGTATCGGACAGTTGCATATGGATATCCAAGTATCGAAAGGTTCGGCTTTTTATGAATATGCCGGTAAATATAAAAAGAAATAGGGTACCCACCATGTCTAAAATCATTCGCTGCAAAAATAATCTGAACAAAACGCTTCGTCATCTCGATACGATCCGCGATCGATTCAAGGAAGATACGGTCGATAAATTAGGTTTCCGTAATTTTCTCCCGGAACAATTAAAAGCCTTATTCGAACTTGTCGATATTCCGATGCCGAACGTTACCTATACGATCGACTTCACGGGTCCTTATCAAACGATCAAAGTATTCTCCTGCGGATTATCCTGGACGGTTATGAACAACAATAACGCGCTCCTTTACATCCCATCCATGGATATCTTCGTTAAGGAAAGCTTGGCCGTCACGTTATCTATCTTTCTGGATATGCTGATGATGCTTGGGTATAACGATATCCCGATGCAATTGGTCGTTATCCAGAAATAAAAAAACTGCCCTTCGGCTCCTTTTATCGGGGAACCAGAAGGGCTTCGTTTTTGATGGCATAATAAGCTTAATATCTTACTATGTAAGATATTACTCCGTTCGTATTCCTATTTTTATATTTTTTGCAGCGAAAAAAATAGGATAATTTCGGAAAACCGAAAAATGCTTCATTTTTGCGGTTAAAAGACTTTAGACATAAAATTACACGTTAACCTGCGTTCCGTTAAAATTTGAGTACTATACGGCCGATTTAGGAGGGTCTAATTCATGTTAAAAGAAAAACTGGAAACAGTATCCGGATCGTTATTCGAGATCAGCGGATACGAAGATCGGAACATTAAAAGTTATTTGGCCAGGAGTTTAAAGGAATATGCCGGCGTCATTCTTTATATTGATACGGCCCATACGTTGACGGAACCGATACTTCCGGATATGTTATATACCCAGGATTATAGATACCCGGATATCCTGGAAATCTTAGATAACGAACCGGAGCCGGACCTAATCATCCTGGATAACCTGTATAATATCGCCGATAAGCCGGCCGTTCCTTTTACGTTATTCAATATCTCCCGTATCGTAAGCCAACATACGTATAACTTGCTTTTCGTAAACCAGTTCGTCTATAATTTTAAGGAAGATAAGAAAATCCGGAAGTATGTCCCGCAATACGATAGACTATACCGTAAATATTGTTCGTTTCGGCAAATCGTATATTCCCCGGTCTCGGTACGTACGACGTTGGATAAGATAAAGATATCCAAAGAAGAGCTGCCGTTATATTTTGGTTGACTTTTGATTTTCTACGCCAGATAATTAAGAGAACGAAGAAATAAACAGGAGGAGGTGTATAGATATTGCCGCAGGAAGTCGTTTTCGATACCCGTAAATGTAAGCCAACAGAATACGAAATCAAAAAACAGTCGTTTTGGCGTCATACAGAGGCATTAACGGTATCGAACGAAGAATTTATTGAAACGATCCGAAAACGGCGTCTATACACCTTTAAAAGCCATTCTCCGCGTTCTATTTTTGTATTCCATATCCGTGATTATGAATCCGTACCGTTTTTCGACCTGCATAAGCTTTTCAAGAAACGAAATCTGCATCCGTTCCTGGCTTATAAAGCCGGTACCGGTTATTATGTTCTTTTCTCTTTCGTAAAGCCTTATTCAGGAGTATATGTAGATCGTATCTATGAAGCTATCTCTCTGCTCATTAATCAGGAATATCCAGATATGTGCTCGTTAACTACGTTCGAAGAAGAAATCATCTATCGACCTATCTTTTATGTCAAGGATATCATATTCCAGGATGTAAAAGCCGTCGCTTATCTTTTTCAAGTACATGAAATCTATCAGGATATCTTGAAGTATAACCTTTCGATAGAACCATATTCTCCGTTACAGACCGTGAAAGAAAATATCCGTAACGTATTTCTGGATACATTCAAGGAAGAATTCCAATCTCCTTTATATAATATCAGTAAACCTTCTATAGATCAGTTAACTGATAATAGTAAGTTAACTATAAAAGATATATCTGGATATTCTTTTAATTATCTTTCTATTTCTAATACATATGACTCGGACATAGCAACGCATCAACAAAACATAGTGCAAAATCATAGTACAAAAAATAGCATAACCATCAGTGTTCTAACCATGTTATATCAACTGAACTTACTAAATATTTTTAACGTATCGGTTGATGCACTATTTTTAGATCTAGTGGGTGCCAAAGATACGTATGGATTCGTCTATAAGCAGGCCGACAAATACTATTATACGACGTTGGATTATAACGCTAAGGTGTATACGATCATTAGTTTGGTACAGGAATTATTCCAGCAAATCACGTATCAATTTAAAGTCCATCCGATCGATGTCTATTTCTGGTTAATCAATGAAATCGGTATCGAAACGAATACACTTCGTACCCAGTTACAGAGTGGACACAAATACCTAGATATTATAAAACATGCCGACAAATTAAAACATAAGAATCCTATCGTCTATAAACGTTTGACGAATAGGACCACTATCCATCGTGATATTTTGAGTTATCTTATCGAAACGGCTATCCATGATAAATATTATAACGATAATTTAAAATTTCCTTATTTAGTTTGTATAATCTCTGTTAGAGATTTATCTAGTATAGTCCGGAAATCAAACGAAAGAGTCCGAGAAACATTAAAATTATTAATCCATTTAGGATTGATTGAAAAGGTACCAGATTCTGAATTTTCCGAATATATCACGGAGTATCTGGATACTAAATCTAAAGAAGAATATGGCCGTCGTGTTTCTGTTTTTCGGATTCCTTACTGCTCTGATGAACTGTTCAAACAAGCCGAATATCGTATCCAACATAAAAAATTATTATATTCTCCACAAGATTTAGCTGTTCATTTCTTCGATAACGATAAGGAGGCCCAGGAACCTTTCTTTGGCCAAGAACTGGATATGCATATGACATCGGACGGTACGGAACCGATACAAGAACAGATCCTATCGTTCATCGTAGAACACGTACAAAAATGTGGCTATGTATCTTTTATGGCTGTTACGGAATATACAGCCGGATTATTAGACAATACTAAGAATAATGCGCGCCGTTTCTTACGGTCTTTCCTTGCCAACCGGCTCCCTAAAAAGGATCTCGTCTGTCGTTGCTATAGTATGGATATCCAGAAGAGATTTAAGATAACCGAGAAGCTGCATTTTGGCTCTTCTCGTATTATTTTCAAAAAGGAGTTGAAGAATGATGGATGATATCGTTAGAATCGCTTTATTCGTATCCAGGAATAAAGACAATAAAGAAATCCCGGATTTCAAAGAACGTCGGGAAGCTTTCATTATCGATACACATGGTCCGAGACACGACTTGGATATCGAGATAAACCGGATGCATAAGAAGTTCGACGAATTCGTATCTAAAGGAGTCCCAGGAGAAACGTGCCGGCTCTATCTTTCGGTTAATGACCGGAATCGCGAAAAAATTAAGAAAAACTTTGTCATCGAACTTTTGAAAAACGATGACTATAACCTTTCGAATATTAAAGATATCTTAGTATCGGTTGCCATGAAGAAAGAGAATGCCGTTACGAAATATTGGCTCATCGATTACGATCGGGAAGATACTGAAGAGGAAGTCCGTGAATTTATCGAGGATATGAAGGAACTTACGAACTACAAAGAAAACCAGTTCGACATTTTAAACATCAATCCTACGGTACATGGATGGCATATCATTGTTAGCCATGGATTCGATACCCGGGAACTTCTAAAAAAATATGGCGATTTCGTATCGATCCAAAAGGATGCTATGTGGTTGATATCAAGAGGAGCACGTAATTAAATATCCGAAAGGATATTTAACATATCTTTTTATATGTGCTATACTTGTCGTGTAGCCCATTTTTTTATTTTCTATTTTTTTAAAGCCTAAAAACTCATGCTTGGAAAGGAGCGAACAAGTAAGCCGCAGATAAGTGCATTAGGATAAAGCCGTTGTAGAGACGGTTGTCTTATCTGTGAGTGTCGAAAAGTATCAAAAGGCGTCCAAGGAGACGATTATAACTATGTTCAAAAAAATTCTGACTGCTGCTATGTTATGTTTTTCGCTGGCTATGCCTTCTTTCGCCGCTTATGAAGTAACGGTACAGGCTACGGCTTATAATGCATATACCGGGAACTTGACAGCATCCGGTACGGAATGTGTACCGTATCAGACGATTGCGGTCGATCCGGACGTCATTCCTTTAGGGTCCATTGTCTATGTACCTGGATATGGCGAAATGGTAGCGGAAGATACCGGAGTATCCGGTTATGCGATCGATATCGCGATGGATTCGAATAGTGCCTGTTACGATTTCGGTGTACAGACGATGACTGTAACAGTATATTAACGTATATATAAAAAGAGAAGCTCCCGATTCGGGGGCTTTTTTCTTGTATAAAAACTAGTTTGTTAATATTATATTGCAATTGACAACGATAACTTTTTGATATATGATGTATTTGCGTATATCAGTGACTTTTTGTCCGGAGACGGAAGAGGAGTTGTTTTATTTGTTTCAAGAGAAAGTAGACTATAATACATCGGAATTATCGAAACGTTACGGTTGCTCGACACAGGCGATGGCACATCGTATTTTATATCATATTACGAAACTGAATGATAACGGAGTCCATGCTTTACAGGATGTTACGACGAAACAATGGCATGTCGATGAAGTAGGTGTCCGCATCCTGGATTCTCTTTTCCCGCCAAAAAAAGGATTTCATAAGAATACATCGACTGTCGTATCTTTGCATACCGATATGGAGACGATTCATAAAGATATGACCTCGATGCAGGAACAGATGGATAGGATGCAGGATACGATATCCAAACTGTTAGAACAGAACCAACAGTTGAAGCAGGAAGAGAAATCGTTAGACAAAGAACTGGAAACGTATCGGAATAAAGAAGCGGCCGCGACGATTTCTCATGATATCGTTTATCGTACCGGAATGAATTGGTGTAAGCAGGTAAACGATTTCATCCGTGATTATGCGCAAGTGAATGGCTTGCAGAATTATGAAGCTTATCGATACTTATATGATTTATTCTGCCAGGAAACTGGTTGTAACGTATATCAGCTTCGTGATGATTATATACGTTCCCATAAAAGACAGATGAGCGGTAAGAAAAATATTCCGATTGTAAGAGTTATCCATCACAATGAACCCATTGCAATTGCGTTCACTAATTTCATAAATTCGTTAGTAAGTAAAGAAAACTAGTTGCCAACGGCACCTCTCTTGAAGGGTGCCGTTTTTTTGATTCATTTATTATATCCAAGATATAAACTACGTGATATAATAAGAACGGACCTGACCGATGACGAAAGAGAAGGGGGTTTTACTTTTTGATTGACGAAAAGAATAAGTATGTCGATATCTATCAGGAACTCATGAAAAGCCGGATCATTTATTTAGGTTCGGAAGTAACGCCGGAATCCGCGAATTCCATCGTGGCCGAACTTTTATATTTGGAATCCGTGAATCCTGACCTGGATATCACGATGTATATCAACAGTCCGGGTGGTACGATTACGGACGGCATGGCTATCTTTGATACAATGCAGGCTATCAAACCAGATGTATCGACCGTATGTATCGGGATGGCAGCGTCTATGGCTTCTTTCTTGCTGGCAGGCGGTACCAAAGGGAAGCGTTATGCCATGCCGAATGCAGAAGTCATGATCCATCAGCCATTAGGTGGTGCCCAGGGACAGACTACTGAAATCCTGATTGAAGCGGAACATATCAAACAAATCCGCAAACGGATGCAGGAATATTATTCTGAATTTACCGGGAAACCTTACGAAGAGATTAATCGGGATACCGAACGAAATCATTATATGACAGCTCAGGAAGCGAAAGAATATGGCCTGGTCGATCATATCGTAGGCGAAGAAGAAGGTGATGATTAATTGACGAAGAAAAAAGAAGAAGATATCGTATGTTACAGTTGTGGTAAGAAATTGAACGATTATCAGGATGCTACTTTCGTACAGCTGAAGGAAGATGGCGACGTCTATATTTGTTCTGAATGTATCACTGATACATACGATAAATTGATGGCCGCTATCCATGATCAGAATATGGACGATGATGCCGATGATTTTAACGATGAAGATATGCTCGAAGATGATGTAGATGAAGAACCGAAAGAAGAATTGCCGACACCAGAAGAAATTCGTGCCCATTTAGATAAGTATATCATCGGGCAGGAAGAAGCTAAGAAGATTATCTCGGTTGCCGCTTATAATCATTATAAAATGTTACTCTATGAAAAAGTTCATTCGGAAAATGCAAATGTAGAGCCTCAAAAGAGTAACGTTATTATGGTAGGCCCTTCAGGCATAGGCAAGACCGAAATTATCCGGGCATTAAGCAAATTCTTGAACGTTCCGTTAGCTATTGCGGACTGTTCTTCGCTCTCAAAAAGTGGTTGTTTAAACATAGCCGTTCAGAATCAACTACCACAGAAGATTCTGAATAATTAGTGGAGAATTAAGCGGGAAGGCTAAGTCCTTATGGATATGCTAATCCGAACCGAAGGTTAATCTAAGATTGGTCAGGGGCAACGCGTAGCAGGTGAAAAGATATAATCCTGCCAAGAGGCTCCACTACTTTGTGGTTGAAATATGAAAGAGATAAAAAGGTACGCTGAACTAATAGGAAACTATTAGAAGTATCGGATAAAAAGCCGATACGATAACATAATTGTATGTGGGCGCAGATCCTGTTTCTGTTTTATCGGATTTGTTATATCGTGCTGGAAACAATATCGAAGCAGCCGAAACAGGTATCGTTTATTTGGATGAATTCGATAAACTGGCGAAACGGAAAGACGATAATACCGCTAAAGATGTAACGGGTGAAGGTGTCCAGCAGGAATTATTGAAAATCATCGAAGGCAGTGAAGTCGAAGTCCCGATTTCTGGAGGCCGTCGTATGAATGCCGAAATGGTCCGCTTGGATACTTCCAAGATTCTGTTTATCTGTGGTGGCGCTTTCGACGGTATCGAAGACGTTATCCGGAAACGGATTCGTAGTAAGGATAGTCATCCGGCAATGGGATTCGGAGCTACGTCTTCGAAATCCGATGTACGAAACAAAGAATATAACGATTTGATTGTTCAAGTAACGACCGAAGACTTACGGGAATTCGGTATTATCCCGGAAATGCTCGGACGACTTCCGATTATCTGTCCGTTGAAACAACTTTCGACGGATCAATTAGTAGAAATCTTAACGAAACCGAAGAACGCAATCATTAAACAGTATAAAGAAATGTTAAAAATGGACAGCGCGCGCCTTGTTTTCCGTAAGTCTGCTTTGATGGCTATCGCTAAAGAAGCTGAGGATCGTAAGACAGGAGCACGAGGTTTACGGGCTATCGTCGAGAAACTGTTAACGGATACCATGTATCAGGTACCGAGTATGGATGATCCGGTCGAAGTTATCTTTACCGAAAAATGTGTGACCGATCATAAGAAACCGACGATCAAACCGTTAATCATTGACGAAGAGAAGGAGGATAAATTATATGCCGAATAATTATATGGAAAAATATAAGAAATTAGTCGATTTGGCCTGGCTGGCTACCGAAGGATATAACCGTGGTGAAAATAAAGATAAGTATTATGAAAAAGCTATGATGTATGCTACCGTAGCTAATGCGATGGCACCGATGCTTTCTATTAATACTTTAGATGTTACAGAAGATAAATCGAAAGAAACGAAACCGGCTACTAAAGAAGACTTGAAGCCGAAACCGATTATGCATACCGTAGGCTCGGAAGATTCTCCGGAAACGGGCTCCGTACCGGAAGTCAAAGAAGAACCGAAAGCAGAAGTAAAAGAAACACAGTCGGAAGATGCGTCTAAGATGGCACAGGATATTGCGACAATCCAGAATATTGTTCAGACAATGATTGACACTACGAAACATCCTAACAATTATTCTATCCCGATGGATATGGTTATGTATTGGATGTCGCAGGCAGTCGGTACAAAGATCGAGGATATCAATGAGTTGAATAACCATATGGATAAACTGCCGGCTCTTCTTGATTATTTTACGAAACTTGATTTTATCTTTAACAAGATTAATGCGGATATCCCGAATACGACGCAGGCATTGGCTTTCGCGACACAGGGTAGATATACGACGATCGATAAGATGTCTCCGGATAATATCGATGTCGTTATTGACGCATTTAAACAGGCTATCCAGAATCAGCAGCAGGCTGCTGCACAGTAAATTATTTTATTCTAAGGAGGACTTTATATTATGAGTATGAACGTAGTTATTTTACAGGGCCGTTTCCCGGCAAGCGATAAATTCGATTTTAAATATATCCAGGGTGAAGAAGGCGGCAAACGGTCTTATTTCCGTGGTACGTTGAGTGTCGATCAGAACTTTGTCCAGAAAGGACAGAAATATCCGGACAGCGATTTGATCAATATCCGTGCTTTCGGCCAGGTAGCGGACCGCATCGCTAAATTCTTCCGTCCTGGCGATAATATCCTCATCAATGGCCAGCTTCGCCACGACAAACCGTATCAGGATGAATCCGGCCAGACCCATCAGGGTAGTCTTTATGTCATTGTTGATAATTTCCAGTTCCAGTATGCGAACGAAAAACACGAAAATAATTCCGTAAGTCAGCAACCGGCACAGCATCAGGATATCCCGGCTCCGGGTTCCATGAATCCGTTTGCGAATATGAAAGCACCGACGCCTGAACCGGCACAGCAGCCGCAGACCGGATTTAAATTTGGTGCGAATCCTCCCCAGTTCTCGTCCAACCTTTTCCAGAAATAAGATAGCACCGTTCTAATTTATTTATTTTATTTTTTACATAAACTAAAACGTAAAAATAATGCTCCTTGCTATTGGATATATGCAGCAGTATAATAAAAGCATACATATAAATAGCAAGGAGTGATGCTTTATCGACGAACAAGAATTAGATAAGTTGCAGGAAAAGTTATTCAAGGAACTTACGGACGACGTATCGCTGAAAGACGAAATAAAATCGTTTGCGTCCGAATGCGCGCGTAAGCTTATGCTTCCTTCGACCCATGCGCAGATCGTTACCGAATTTCACGGACAACAATATTTATTATCGGCACGAAGTTATATGATGTCGCATGGATCAATCTTAGTAGAAGTCCGCGCGCGCCCTTGGATTTCTTCTCTACTTGCCTTGAACGGAGGTATCCCGGATAGTTCTAGAAAGGCGAAAACAGCAAGAGCTGAATTCGACGAAAGATTCACGATGGAAGAATTCGTAGCCAAGATTACGACGGCTCTTTTTTATAATATCTGTGGATTAGCTCCGGAACCGGAAGCAGAATAATATAAAATAGAATAAAGAAAGGAAGTATCATGTCAGAAGAAGAAGTAAGGATTTCGACACTGGAATATCCAGATAACGTACGTCTTCGTAAAGAGATGTATTTAATGAATCCGAATCACTGCGTCGAAGAAATTATCGATAATAGTGTCGATGAATATCTGGCTGGTTACTGCAAGCACATCTCTATCAATGTGTCTCCTGATTCTAGACTTATCCAAGTTTCTGATGATGGTCGTGGTATTCCGGTAGAACCTTCTACGGATCCCGCCTTCAAAGGAAAATCCCAGTTATTCCAGGCGATGGCGAGCCTGCACTCCGGAGGCAAATTTCGCTCCAAGGGAGGAGCATATAAGTCCATTACTGGGGGATTAAATGGCGTAGGTGCCTCTTGTGTTAACGCAGTATCCAGTTATTTTAAAGCACAAGTATTCAAAGAAGGATACGAATATTCCTTAGTTTTCGAGAAAGGTCGATTAAAAGAAGACTTCCAGAAAGTAGAAATCAAAGATAAAAAGAAACATGGGACGACCATTTCTTTTATCCTAGATACTGAAATCTGGAAAGATGATACTATCGATTATAAAAAATTAAAAGACCGTATCCAGCAGATTGCGTTCCTGAATCCTTCTTTATCTCTTACATATACATACGATAAAGAAGAACCGATATTTTATCATTATCCAGAAGGATTACAAACTTATTTGGATATGTTGGTATCGAAAGAGAAACGAATCTGTGATAGTATTATCCTGCATAAGAAAGAAAACGATATCGAAGCCGATTTAGGATTTACGTTTTCTTCTTCTTACCAACAGGAATATTATACGTTCGTAAATAACGTAGAAACAAGTCGAGCCGGCGATCATTTGGCCGGATTTAAATTCGGTATCCATAAGGCAATCAGTCAATACCTGAAAGATAATAAAATGAAGACGCCAGCGAATATGACGCAGGATGATTGTTTAGAAGGTATCGTAGCTATCATTGCCGTTAAAGTGAAGGATCCGAAATTCGAAGGACAGGGTAAGACTGCTATCCGTATGCCGGAATTGCGCGCTATTGTTTCCCAACTTACTTGTGACGCTTATTACGAATATTTAAGTAAGAATCCGAAAATAGCCAAAACTATTTTGGATAAGATTACCCAGGCTATGAATGCCAGGGTAGCTGCCCGGAAAGCCAGACAGGCTGTCCGTGATCAGAAATCGATCATGAAGAGTATATCGCTTCCCGGTAAACTGAAATCCTGTTCTTCCCGTGATCCAGAAAAGACAGAAATTTTCTTGGTCGAAGGTGACTCGGCAGCTGGAAGCGCCTTGCAAGCCAGGAACGCAAATATCCAGGCTATCCTAAGTGTTTTCGGCAAAGTAAAAAACGTACAAAAAGGCAAGGATGATACTACAGCGTTGAACAGCGTCAAACTTTTGGATATCATCAAAGCATTAGGAACTGATGTCGGTAAGAATTTTAATTTAGATAAACTCCGTTATCATAAAATTATCTTGATGGCGGATGCGGATTAACTTTTTTGTATTAAAATATTAATTATGTTCTCCATCACTATGTACAGTAATACCTATTTAAAATAATAAATAGGATGGTGCATAGTATATGTCGAAAAGACGACCATTTACTGAAAATGAAGTTAATGTTATTTGTAAATTATGGAAAGAAGGTAAAACAGCAACTCAAATATGTCGTATAGTAGAGAGTTTGTCTAATAGGAAACCTCAAACATTATATCCAGTATTAATAAAGAATGGATTATATCAAAAAAAACCATATAATGATTTAAGAAAATTCAAAGTTAACGATAACTATTTTAAAACAATTGATACAGAGCATAAAGCATATTGGTTAGGATTTATGATTGCTGATGGATTTTTGTCAAATTCTGGTCATGCAACAAAAAGCTTTGGAATGACTTTAAATTCTAAAGATAAATACATATTAGAATTATTTAAAAAGGATTTGGAGTCTAATTATAATATCCATGATTATACTTCAGAAGGTCATTGTACTAGTAAATTATTAATTAAAAGCGAATCTATCTATAATGATTTATTGAGATATGGGTTAACGGTCAATAAATCATATGACGCAACTCTTCCTCTCGATAAGATTCCAGAAAATTTAGTGAATCATTTGATTAGAGGGTATTTTGATGGTGATGGTGGATTTTCAAAAACTAGTAAAAATAGTTATAGTCTTTATTGTATGGGATTTACTGGAACTAGTGAAGTTATAAAGTCTATTCGACATATTTTGAAAAAGGATAATATTAAAATTTGTCAACGTTTTCCAGACAGGAACAATAACAATTGTTCATTATATATTTCTGGAGATAGACAAATATATAATATTGGTAAATGGTTATATCATGACGCTACTATATATTTAGTTCGCAAACATGATAGATATATGGAAATTTTTAATAAATATAATACAAAGAACTAGTCGTCCTTACAGGAATGTAAGAGATTATGAGTAGGCTAATTCGGTTGAAGTTGAATAAGGATTTAGTAAAAATCACGAAGGCGCTTCTATATTAAAAAAGAGAACCTGGACTCCTGAAAATGGATAGAAGGCAATACCGAACTAAATCGACATTGTTTTATTCGTGTCGTAAATGCGTAACGACTATAGACCTACTGACCAGAACGGTTAAAGATATAGTCTAGTCCCCTACGAAATATCGGGAAACCGAGGGTTCAATCGAGCGACGGTGGACATATCGCCTGTCTTTTGATTACATTTTTCTATCGATATCTAAGACCTATTATTGATTCTGGATACTTGTATATTGCGCAAAGTCCGTTATTCAGTATCCAGAATAAAAAAGGAAAGATCATTAAATATATCTATACACAGTCAGAAATGAATGATTACGAAGTAAAAGAAGGAGAATTCGTAAACCGATATAAGGGACTTGGGGAGATGGATCCAGAAGAGTTATGGGAAACCACGATGGATCCGGAAAAGCGTCATCTAATTCAAGTTACATCGAATATGGCCGAACAGAACGAAGCTTGTATCGATGTATGTATGGGTTCCGATGTCGCCCCAAGACGTAAGTTCATTTTTGATTATGCTGAATTCTAAGAAGGAGGTTTTCTATTTGCTGAAGAATTTCGAGTATGTATATTTCGTAAATAAAGAGAAAAAGCAAGTCGTCTGCAAGCTTCGGAATAAAAAAGACAAAGACGCTAATTTTGTTATTGTCGCTAACAGTTTTATGATGGAATGTCTAGATAATTTACTTTGTCATAAAAATTTCGATTCCTGTGGCATTTTTATGTATTCTGAAAGCCTTCGTCCCAGCCAGAGCATGGCTATCGCGAAATGCCATCCAGATGATGTATTTAACGTAGAAACCGGGAAACGGATTGCGCGGAATAAACTTCGCCGGCGTATCTTGAAACAGGTCTATAAACGATTGCATATCATGATAGATGTATATAAACAAGCAGAAGAAAGAATGAAAGAACGATATCCAAGAGATGTCGAATCCTTTTCTAAGTAAGACGCGCTAAAGAAAGTGGCGTCCATTATTTTGTATTTCCGGATAAAAGCCTGATATACGCAAATATTAAGCATAAGGAACGGAGATATATATTAATGAACGAGCTTTGTTTGCGTGGTTTAATAAAATGTATCGTTAAATATAACGATACGAAGTCGATATTCGTACTGGCAGTGGATAGACTTTCGGGTATCTCCGATACACTGCCAGTGAAAATCGACACTTTTAAGATTAAAGATTTTAATCCAGGAGATAGCGTAACGATCATCGGAAAGATAAACAGCCAGAACGTAACAAGGAAGAATCGACGCCGTGTCGCTGTTTTTGTCTATGCCGAATCGATAGTTCATTCTTCTGGATATACAAATGAGTTCAAGGCTTCCGGTAAACTTTGTATCATTAAACCCATCTATCAGGCATCCAGGAACCGTACACTTCTGGAATGTATCTTATCGGTCGAACGTACGGAGAATAAATACGATTACATACCGCTGGTATTCTGGGGCGATATGGCTAAGGAAGTAAGTCAGTATCCAGTAGGTACTTATGTATCTATCGAAGGACGATTCCAATCCCGTAAGTATTATTCGAAAGTAGAGAAAGCGGCCGAAATCGTATACGAAGTATCTGTAAGCCAATATAAGAAAGAGAGGGAAAAATGCCTGGAGTAACGAAACAAGAGGAAATTTCGGGTATCATGCCTCAGTTATTTTTGACGTATGCAACGGACGTCATCCAGGAACGGGCCATCCCACGATTAGAAGATGGTCTGAAACCTGTACAACGCCGTATTTTATATGCCATGTATAAAAACGGCAACTTTAATAGTAAGAAAACCATTAAGTCAGCCAAGACGGTAGGTGCCGTTATCGGAACTTATCATCCGCATGGTGATGCTAGTGTATATGATGCTATGGTTTTCATGGCGCAACCATTTTCTTTGCGATATCCGCTGATTACTTTCAAGGGTAACTCAGGGAATATCCAAGGGGATCCAGCCGCTCATTATCGATATACAGAAGCTAAACTTTCTACTTTTGGAGAACTTCTACTGGAAGATATCGATAAAGAAACGGTCGATATGCAGGACAACTACGATAATACGACAAAAGAACCGGTTGCGCTCGGTGGTTATTTCCCGAATGCTTTAGTCAATCCGACGATGGGTATTGCTGTCGGTATCGCGACTACGTTTGCACCTCATTATTTAAAAGATATTATCGAAGCAGCTTGTACGATGATCGGCCATATGATCAAAGATGAAGATACGGATATCGAAGAACTGATTTCAATCGTAAAAGCTCCGGATTTTCCGACAGGCGGTACGATTGTAAATGCTTCGGATATACCTAATATCTATCGTACAGGTCATGGCCGTATTACGTTGCGCGGTAAATATCGTATCGAACAAAAAAAGAATACGAAACAGATTGTATTCTATGAGCTTCCTTATAAAATTAGTTACACTTCGATGATGGAAGGATTGATCAAACTTTCGGATTCTATCCCTGATATCAAGGATATCCGTGATGAATCTTCGAAAGAAGTAAAGATTGTCATCGAGTTAAAGCGAGATGCAAATCCGGACTGGATCATCCGTCAGATTTTTAAACGTACGGAATTACAATCTAATTTTAACTGCAATTGTGTTGCTATCGATGATCAGAATAAACCTAGAGAAAACGTAACGCTGAAAGATATGTTCGAAGCGTATATCACGAGAGCAGCCAAAACTTTATATCGTTCGATGACGTTCGATAAAAAGAAATACGAAGCTAGATTAGAACGTATCGCAGCCTTACTTTTCGCTTCAGAGCATATCGATGAAATCACGAAGATTATTAAGACTTCTGATGATCCGGTAACGGATATGACGAAGAAATTATCTTTATCCGTGAATAAGGCGAAAATTATTTACGAGATGAAATTATCTAGTATCTCCAAGATTTCGAATACTTCTTTAAAAGAAGAACAGAAAGACCTGGAACAGAAGTTGGAAACAATCGTTAATATCTTATCGGATCAGAAAGCGTTTTTGAAAGAGCTTCGAAAAAAAATACAATCTATTCCGAAACTAAAAATGTTTAAAGACGACGCGCGCCGTACGGATTTCATGGATATTGACCTGACCGTAGACGACCGTAGTCTTATCAAGGATCAGCAGGTAAGCCTTACGTATACGAACCATGATATCATTAAGAGTGTCTTGGTATCAGATTATACAGCTACGAAAGGAACTTCAAAAGGAGTATCTACGAAACTGAAAGATGATGAAGTCATCCTGGATATGCTTACGATGTCGACGAAAGATGATTTATTCTGTTTCACGAATACCGGCCGTGTCCATTTCCTTCCGGTATACAAGATCCCAATCGTAGGACGGAATAATAACGGTAAATATCTGAGTACGTTGCTTAGATTGGACACCGGAGAACATGTCGTCCATATTATGTCAGCGAAACCAGAAGATTTAAAAGATAAGTCACTTGTATTCGTAACTAAAAAGGGTATCATCAAACGATTGGCTATCGAAGACCTTTCGAAACGTGGTAACGTATCCCGTTGTATGACATTCAAAGAAGGAGATACTTTAGCTTCCGTTCTTCTTTGCAAACAACATACGAATATTATCCTTATCTCGAATATCTCGAAAGCGATCCGTATCGATATCGACGATGAAAAGAAGCCGATTCGCCCGACCGGTAAAACGTCGATGGGCGTCAACGGAATGAGTCTGGAAGACGACGAGTACGTCGTTTCCGCTGTTGTCGTCGATGATATGAAACATTTCCTTACCGTATCGGAACAAGGGATGGTCAAGAAAATGACGTTCGATATGATCCCGTTGCGAGGAAGAGGCGCAAAGGGTGTCAAATTACAGGATACGAAAAAAGCGCCCATTCTTATTGCCGCTATGCAGGCATCGGAAAATCAACAGTTGATGATCGTAACCAAGAACGGTAAAGTATCCCGTACGTCTGTATCGAAATTCATGGTACACGGCAGAACCAGTCGCGGTACACATGGAATCAAATTATCCGATGGTGACATCGTTGTTTCTGCCGATATCACGTCAGAAGAGGAATAAGAGATTATGTATTCGAACGATTATACACAGATAAAGAATGGATTCACGAATTATCTTGGAGCCTGTATCCAGGCTCTCCCAGATACAATGAGTAAAGCCGCGAAATCACATTTCGTAACAGCTGAACTTATGGATATCATAACGAAGTTATCGCAGAAAGAAGACGGAAATATCGACTTATTCATTTATAAGCCGGTATTCCGTTCTCTTATCTATGTTCTGAAACAGGAGATAGCACGGATGGAATCTGATCGTCCTTATACCCAGGATACAATCGATACGTATCAGGATATGATTCATCATTTCGAAGGAATGATTATGCATTTGGAGGAACCGAAAGATGAAACAAAATAAAGTGACACTAGTCTTTGGTGAAAAAACATTAGACACTTTCGCAGAAGATGTCAACAGCTTCTATGAATTCATGACTGAAATAGAAGATTTCGTTGGAACCAAGAAAGATTTACGAGATGCGCTTAAAACGAAATTCGCCTCCATCGGCGCCTTTTCTGCTGCTATCCTGTTGGCTCGTCGAAATGGCAAACAGGAAGAAGCCAAAAAGAACCCGGAGGATAAATAATTATGGCTAGAAAAAAGAAAGAAGAAGAAAAAGAACAGGAACAAACAGAATTAACGCTGACCGAAAAAGAAAAACGATTAGCACAGATTGCCGAGAGTATCAATAATAAATATAAGAAACAGATCGTCGGCAATCTTTCTGATCCTGATATCAAACGACAGATTGAAATTGAATTCATCCCGAGTGCTTCGCCGGATTTTAATTTGAATACTGGCGGTGGTTTTCCAAAAGGAAAAATGTCAATTGTGAGTGGTCTTTCTGATTCCGGGAAGACCAGTATAATGTTGAACACAATCGGCATGAATATGCAAAAAGATCCGAAATTCACCTGTCTTTGGTTGGAATCAGAAGATTCGTTAGCTAAGATGAGTTACTTGGAAGATACTTTCGGAATTGATCCGGAACGTTTCTTTGTCGTACCGCTTCAGTATTCTCGAGGTGGCGAAGCGGCTTTAGATGATTTGATTGCTTTTATTGGTACTGGAGCTATCGACATTTGCGTTATCAATACCTTGCGGGCGCTGATTCCTATTTCTGAAATCCAGAAGCCAGTGGAAGCACAAGATGTTGCAATTTCCGCGAGAATGAACTCGAGATTCGTTTCAAAGGTCATTCCGTTACTTTCTGAAACGAATACTGCGTTAGTATGTGTACAGCAACGTACGACGAATATCGGTGGATACGGACAGTCCGATGTATTGAGCGGCGGTCTTCGTATCCGATATCATAGTATGTTGACCGTACGATTGAATCGATTAAAGATTACGACGGAAGATCCGATCGGTCCGGAAGATGGCGTCAAGATTTCTGTCATCGTCGAAAAGAATCATTGCGTACCGCAGATGTTCCCGTATCGGAAGTTTACGTATTATGCCATTTATAACGAAGGTATCGAAACGATTTTCAGTACGTTGCAACTGGCTATCGAACAAGGATTGATCCAGCGTAGAGGAGCGCATCTTTATTATTATGGATCCCGTAATCCAGATAAAGATGAACCGATCTACCATTGGACTAGTAAATCCGATTTTCGGCAATATATGAAAGAACATCCGGATATTTTAGAAGAATTCACGAATAAGGTACAACATAAATCGGAAACATTGTCGAAAGAAGAAATCTCGGCTATCCAGGCTGAAGAAATTGCCGACGCAAAAGCTGCTGGCGTCGATCTTTCAGATCCAGATGATATGACAAATGCTATTTTGAATACGGAAACAAAGGAGGAATAACTTGGATGAATCGAATGTTCAATGCAATTCTTATGACCTTTGTGCGAACGCTGATCACAAGTGCGGTATATGCTTTAACGAAGTATATTTTACGCCTCGGAAAGAGAAACGCGTACCGCATCTAAAGAAACACAGCGGTCGTAGCAATCGACAAGGAGCCAGATTCGAACAGCATAACCATCATGAAAATCAGAAAATCCTGACGAATACAGCTGTATCAGATCTGACTCCAAACTCGGGAGCCGGATATATTAAAGGAGACGAACAGATATCCGGTATCGTATCTATCATGGAAGAATTGAAGACAAGAACCGTAAAGCAAACGAAAGGGAAGGAAACCTTTACGATCCGTAAGGAGTGGCTTTCGAAGTTAACGAGAGAAGCTATCCAGGAGAATAAAGAATTCTGGTATCTTAAATTTGCATTCCATGAAGACGATCCGAACTGGTATTGTATCGTATCCAATGAAATCATTATGTCAATGGTAAAAACGTTAGTCGAGGACCGAACGAAAGCTAAAAATGCAGATCGGCTCATCGAATTGGCGAATCGTCAGAAAGAAACAATCGAGGCTAAGAATCTTTTGCTGACTGCAAAGATAAAAGAATTAGAAGCCGAAATTGATATTCTGAAACACAAAAAATAATCAGAAGGGGAACCGTGCTGCCTACGGCTCCTTTTTTGGTTCTTATCTTTTCTTTTCTGCTAAGGAAGTGATATAATAGAATGGGTATGGCAGAAGATACTATTTATTCTTTGGCAGCGAAAGAAAACCCTGGGAATCCATTAGCTTACGTACGTGATATCGTACGGCCTTTATCGATGGATAAATTGACGGAATGTCTAAGGAATTGTAACGATTGTAAAATAGGGAATGGCGTCCGCAGTATTCCTTATGGTAATCCGAACGGTTCTATCTTAATACTCCGTGATTTTATCCAAGAACAGGATATCACGAAAGACTATGTATATCCTTATGATGAATCGAAACCATACGATAAGGCGTTACGTGCTGTCCTAGAAGCTAATGCTCTCGATATGGATCAGATCATCTGGCTAAATGCCGTGAACTGTTGTCCGCATGAAATGATCGGGAAACGGTTGTGTCCAAGGCTACCCAATCAATTCGAATTAAAGAACTGCCGTGTCTTCGCTGATTTTGCAATCCAGTCTTTTGCGCCCGTATTCATCTTCTTAATGGGAACGACGGCGTTATCTTTATTTCTGGATACAAAGATAAGCGAAATTCACGGTCATTTCATTACAGTAAACGGAGTCACGGCGATGCCTGTATATAGTCCAGAATATCTGGCTATGATATCAGAGCGTATGCCAGAATCTTATCCTATCTATGAACGGATATTTAAGGAAGATATGAAACGCGCTGCCGACTTCCTAAAACAAGAATATCCGATGTTGATTAAATCCGATACCGAAGAAGGAGGAAAAACTATCCATGCAGGAATTTAAATTTGATTTTTCGGGATTCAATGCTGGTACGTCCGCTCCGAAAAACGAACCGTCTGAAGAAACGACGACGGAACAGCCGAAAGCTTTTGATTTCAATGCATTGAAAGAAAGTTTTGCAAAGAAAGAAGCTAAGGAACCGGAAGCAAAAAAGAAAGAAGAATCTCCGAAAGAAGAAAAAGAAGAAGTAACTAAAGAAACGAATAATAAAAAGGAATCTGAAGTTGAAGATGATTCGAATCCATTCGAAACAGAATCTGTCGAAGTAAAATCGAAAGAAGAAGAACCGAAGGAAGAAGTATCTAAAGAAGAAACTACCAAAGAAAAAGCTTCCGAACCAGAAGCCAAAGAGAAAACAGAACCGGTAGAAGAACCGAAAGAAGAAAAGCCAAAAAAGAAACGTCATCGTCGGACAAAGAAAGAACTGGAATCCGAGAAGAAAGAAGCCGAAAGCGTTGAAAAAACAGCCGCTTCGATGAAACCGGAAGACAGTAATCCACCGAAAATCATGTACGCCGAACCTTACGAAAATCATATCAAAGATTATAATGAATGCGTCAATACGATGTTTGCAAAACAGGTAGATAACGATTGGGAAAGTAAAAAAGAAGTCATCCTTGATAACTTGGATAAGATTAAGATGGGTACGAACATTACGCCGGCTACATTAAGTGGTATGGCAGTATCCATCGATGAAACTTTTGATATGATCGCTCAGTATTATTATCAGTATAAAGCGATGCTTGAACAGCTCACGGATAAAGAAACCGGTAAGCTCTCTTATATTAAAGGGATCAATGGCGTCGGTAGTAATCCGGAAGAACGGAAACGAAATGCCTGGATTGCGTGTGCTGCTTATAAACAGGATGACGTCAACTGTAATCTACTTGAAATCGTGAATATTACACGAGAACGATTCGAATTTCTTAGCTGTTGTTTCGAACGGATCAAGAACAAACAGAATATCCTGTATACGCTGACTGCGAATCTGAAGATGGCAGGTGAATGATATGCATTATGGATTAACGGATGAACAGAAAATTATGTTGGAATCTTTTATTCCAGAACGGTTTGTCCATCAGAAACCGACATTTCGTAAAAACGACCCTGGATTGAATTATATCCCTGGCCCATATGTCAATCAGATTCTGGATGATGTATTCGGTAACGGAGCTTGGTCTTTCTCTATTCAGAAATCCTGGCTCCAAGCTGCTGAATCCTATACCGATAAGAATAAGAATAATAGCGGTACACCTATCGTTTATAACCAGGCGCCGTTTGCGAGTGTTCTTGGCCGTCTTTCTTATTTGTTATACCCGCAGAAAGATTATCCAGAAGAAGATATTTCGGGATATGGACCAAAAGAATTTTATAAAGAAGCATTCGGTTCCCATGTCCTGATGGGAAAATCTGATGTACAGGAATCGGCTTTCAAAGCGGCTGGTACGGATGCACTTAAAAAATGCGCGTCCCTTCTGGGTATCGCTCGTGAATTATATACGAAGAAAGATATCAACGAATTCCGAGATTTCAAGACATGGATTAAGAACGTTACAGATGAATGGAATTACGAAACAACTGAACTCTATGGAGATTATATTAATAAGATCAATCTTCTGGAATCTAAGCTGGTATCTATGATGAAACCCGAAGAGTATACAACATTCAAACAGGAATTATATAAACGTATCGGACTCCCTGGAAATACGAAAGAGTATAATCCGACACCGAAAACGGTTATTCTGTATGCCGATACGTTCCAGTCCTTAATGGATGAACTTGAGAAGGTGAATACTGATGCTTCTTAATCCACGAGGAGACGGCCTTGTTTTATGCCCGGAATGTCAGAGTAGTCGATTCGAAGAGAAAGATATCGTTCAGTTAACTGAGAATAAACGAGATGAATCTGTATCGGTCGTTAAGCGATATAAAGCGTATGTCTGCGCGAAATGTGGTTATGTTTATAAGGAAGTGCAGGTACCCGTATGATTTATTTGTTCGATATCCAATATGATGTATCGACCGCAGGACCTGACCTTCGTACAGAAGTTTTCCTGGCAGGATGCTCGAAAGCAAAGAGCCATCCTTGCCCAGGATGCTTCAACCCTAAGTTATGGGATAGAAAAAATAGCCGACAGGTTACAGTCGATGACTTATTGGATCATATCGTAAAGTATAGCTCAAAAAAGAAAGTGACGTTCTGCGGCGGAGAACCGACAGACCAGCTCGAAGAACTTACGGAGATCTGCCGTAAGCTTAAAGCTAAGGATTTTAATATCTTGGTTTATACGTATCATGATTTCGATAAACTGATAGATAAACCGGAATATAAAGAATTGTTCCGATATATTGATTATTTGATAGACCGTCCGTATGACGAAACAAAACGTATTTATGACAACCAATCGGATCTTTGGATAAAACGGAGTATTGGTTCTTATAATCAGAGAATCATTAAATTCTCTTCGTTGAACGGATGTAACGATCGACACGTAGATACTTTCGATATTCATGAATGCGGAAGAATTTCATTGTATCCTATAACGCCAGATCGAATCATAGAATATCCATAAGAGGAGGTGTATGTATATGGCTGATAATGAGGAGGCGAAAGATATCGTTTTCAAACAAGATGGTGACGATACGTATATAGCCAATCCGAAAGATATCCGTAACTTTTATATGTTTCCATTCCATGTTTCTATTGGTTTCAGCGAAAAAAACTATAGCAAATTAATGTCTTCTTCACTTTTATTTGGACCGTATTTGGATTATGACGAAAATACTGGAACTGTTAAAGTATCCGTAAAAGAGATATCTGACGATAAAGTCCTGAAAGATGCTGACGATATCGAAGAACAATGCTCTGTTAGGGTATCCAGTGAAGATTTCGTATCTTGGTTCATGGATGCTTCTACCTGGTTCCAGTCAGACAAAAACAATCCATATCAGAAAGTACAGGAAGAACTAGTCAACAAAATAAGAGACTATTTGAGTAGCCATCATCTGCTTGTCAAGTCGATCGATGATATCTCGTTTATTAACGTAGAAGATCATGTAGGTGCGGGTATCCTTTATTTTGATGATACACCGTCTGCTTTCTTCTATGTTAGTACGGTAGATATCGATAATGGCTACTTTGGTACATCTCCAGAATATTTCTTTGACAACTCTGATGATTTATTTAATGACGTTCCTGATAATATCCATAGACACGTGGTATTCCAATTCGGAGATGTATCTATCGATTGTGACTTAAATCGAATTATAGAAGAAGAAGACGGTCACTATAAGTTTGATTGTAAGTTCTTATCGCTGACATCGAATCCATATCCGGAATTCGATACGAAAGACAAAGAACATATTCTATCTATTGTAAAAGAAAAAGCTGATATGTTCGAACAGAAGAAAGAAAAGGAAATCGATGTCCTGGCTTCGACATTCGATATCAACGATTTATTTTAACGTAAGGAGGTGCGTCTTTTTTGGCGCTTACAAGGGAATGTATGCATCAACTTTGTGATCTGATTCGTGCGAATACAAGTACACTTATCTGGTGCAAGACGTACGAAACACGTCGTTTCATCGGTGATTTGGCGACGATCTTCGTACAACAGTTAAAAGAAAGTCAGAAAGATAAAGAAGATCGCAAGCCGCTTTCTTTTAAGCTAGATACTACGAACCGTAAGATCCGTAAACTTTACTTATGGGATGCGTCTTCGGGACTCAGTTATTTTTGTACACAAGCCGGCGTCAATGCTTTTAAAAGCATGAAGGACGATATGAAATATCAAAGTGTTTATAAAAAGACTTTGAATCCGGCGATGTTTTTACAGTATATCGAGGAAGTAGCTATTAAAAGTAATAAAGAATCGCTTCCGATTTTCGTCATCAAGAATTTTCATTTGATGAATCGTACATCCGCTCCGAATGTTATCCAAGGGCTTTTAAATCTTCGGGAAATCAACGATAAGTTCCGTGTACCGGTTATTATTGTAAGCCCTGTGTTGGATATCCCAGCAGAACAGATGAAGCTATTTACGGTATTCGATTACGATTTACCGAGCGAAGACGAAATCCGTTGTATTATCGAAAAATATTGCTTTAATATCGACGATAAAAATAAAAAAGAATATATTAATAGTTTAGTACAAGCTTCGAAAGGACTTACGTATAACGAAATCGACGATAGCTGTAAGAAGTCGCTCATTACTTATGGTTCTTTAAAACCTGATGTATTTAATAAAGAGAAGATCGAAATTATCAAGAATTCCGGTTGTCTGGATTATCAGAAGATTACGTCGTCCACGTTCGATGATATGGGCGGCAACGAAGTCTTTAAATCTTGGATCAAGGAAGAAAAACAGTTGCTTTCAAAAGAAGCGCGTGAATTCGGTCTGCCGATGCCGAAAGGATATATCTGCTTCGGACCAGCCGGCGCCGGGAAGACTGCTTCTGCCGAAATGGCGGCTAGTCTTTTCGGAGTACCACTCCTTAAATTTAATTCGAGTAAGGTCATGGGTAGTCTGGTAGGTCAATCGGAACGTGCAATCGATAATATGTTATCCGTCGTAAAAGCAATTGCGCCTTGTGTACTGCTTATTGACGAATGCGAAAAGGTGTTCGGGGGGTATGTTTCTTCCAACCAGAGCGATTCAGGTACGTTATCTCGTGTATTGGCTAGACTTCTTTCGTTTATGCAAGACGATAATTCCGGGGTATTTATTATCATGACTTCGAATGATATTTCGAAACTTCCGCCGGAGCTGATGCGAAGTGGTAGACTGGATGCTCAGTGGTATTTCGGTCTTCCGAATAGTACAGAACGAAAGAGTATTTTTAATATTTATCTGAAGAAGAATCACAAGACATTATCTGATAAACTGATGCGTTATGCTATTAGCCAGACAGAACATTTTACGGGTTCGGAAATCAAATCTGTCGTATCCATCATGATGCGTAAATTATATCTCCGTAGCCTGGAAGATAAGAAGACAGACGTGTCGACTTTCTCAGAAGAAGATATCGATAATTCGGTAGCTGAAATCGTTCCTGTTTATCGGTATGCTTCCGATACGATTATGGAATTACAGCAGTATGCAAGAACACGCGCCCGTTTTGCCAGCAAGAACGAAGAATCTACTTCAATGGATATCGTCGATACTCTTTGTGATAAAGTAGACGTAACTGACGTTAATATTTAGAAGGTGGTGGTTATCCGATGCCTATCATCTCGATGCAGGATCTTCGTAAAGAATCCAAAACCAGGAAGAATAAGAAACAAGAATTACAGGAGCGGCTTCAGAAGATGATTACGAAAGATATCGCGACCGAATTGGCAGAATATTATACGCATATCCAGGGTATCCAGAAACTGATCGATACAGGATACGTCGTAAATTCTGATATCCGATTGAATACAGTCGTCCTTCCGGTCCTTATGGATTCTTATATGAATTTAAAGGATGCGTTCGATAAAAGTAGCGGTCGCTATGATGAGTCTTCTACCCGTGAATTCCGGAAGATGCTCGTTACTTCTATCGCACAGAAGAAATATCCGGATTTGGTGGACCGGATTAATAAGTTATAGTAAATCGTATTTTAGTAAGATATAATTTAGTAAATTTCGCTTGAGTAAAAAGTTTTCGCTAGGCGGCATATCCGACAACGGCATTACAAAGAATCCCTCATCCACTTGTCCGGGACGATATGGAGGGGCCTCTCAAATCGGACCCGGGGAATGAAATATGGTGTAGTGCCGTTATCCGATATGCCGCAGATAAGAAAGGAAGGTTCGCCTTGGAAGTAAAATTGTTGACGTATACACCGAATCCAGAACGTGTCATAGCCAGTGCTGCAAAGTGTTGCTACAGTGCAAAGGACCCGTTCACGTTATATAATGAATTAACGGATCAGGAAGTTGAACATATGGTTAAACATCTTTTGGAATCCCAGCATACGTCGCCGATTGAACACGCTAATTTTACGTTCACGATCAAAGGATTATCCAGAGCGGCTAGCCAGCAATTGACGAGACATCGCCATATGTCTACTTCAATGCAGAGCCAACGGTATGTCGATATGAATAACGTACCATTTACGGTACCATCTGGTATCATATTCAATGCATCGAAGAATTTGCCGTCTGCTAAGGATATTTTCTTCGGCGTATTGAAAGCCGCGAACGATGCGTATACTTGCCTGGTCCACAAATATGGAGTAGCCAAAGAAGATGCGCGCGCCATTCTTCCGATTTGTGCGCAGAGTAATCTGATGATCACACTGAACGCAGCTGAATTATATCATATTTTCGATTTGCGATGCTGTGTCCGGGCACAGGGAGAATTCCGGGAATTGGCCGATGAAATGCTTAAATTATGCAAAGAAGCCGCGCCGATTCTTTTTTCGAAAGCTGGAGCTTCTTGTGTCCATTATGGATATTGTCCAGAAGGGAAACAAAGTTGTGGAAAAGCACCGACGCTTTCTAAACTTCTGGAAGTTTATCATACTTTTTTACAAGGAAAGGAAGTTGCTAAATAATGAGTCAGTGGGTACATGCTAAGAGTAAAGTCATGGAACATGTTGATCGTAACCTGATGCAGAAAGCATTCGAAAGAATGCAGGTAAGTATCAACGAAAAAACTCGACATATTCAGAATACATGGGGAAGTTCCGATGTTGATATGGGCCTTTACGACATGAAACGAAAGATGGATTTATCGGTAGGGCTTAAATTCAAAGACGATGCCATGGAAGTTGTCGGCGATTTCTACAATTCACGTTGGCGTGATAGCGAACAGTTCTGCGATGAATTCTCGCAGGCATACCAGCGATATAATATTGAAGATGTCGCAATGGCTAATGGTTATGTGTTGGAAGAAGAAAAACAGACCGAAGACGGCCATATCGAAATGTATCTTTGCAATAACTCGTTCTAAAAGCCACTAAAATAAGAGGGCCTTCGGCGGCCCTCTTTGATTTTCTTTTATTTTTGAAGGAGGAATATACTGATGAAACGAATCAAAGTCGATTTGGATAAAAAAGGAAACTTCACGATGGAACCGATCGAAGGTTTCTCTGGTACTGTCTGTGAACATGAAATCCAGAACCTGGTTACGACAGTAGGAGCTACCATTACAGAAACGAAAGAAAGACCTGAATATTACGCTCCGGAAAATCCGGAAGATATCTTTGTAAATAACAACGACTAAGAATACGAAAGGAGAGTGGATCAGTGTGCGTACTATTTCAGAGATTTTATCGCCATTAACGGAAGAACAGAAAGCGGCGGTTCAGGATTATAACGGGAGAATCTTCTTAAATGCTGCTCCCGGATCCGGGAAAACCGCTTGTATCGTCGCTAGAACTGAATATATGATTGCTAACGGAGTACGCCCTGAATCCATTCTTTTGTTTACGTTCACGAAAAAAGCAGCTGAAGAAATGCGGTCTCGTCTCGAAAAGAAGATCGGTACGGTAGCCAAACATATGACGATCTGCACGTATCATAGTTTCTGTGCCCGTCTTCTTCGTAAATATGCTGATTTAGTTGGTTGGACGAAAGATTTCTCGATTTACGACGAAAACGATAAGAAAGAAATTTTCAATAAGATCGTAAAAGACGATCAATTCCTTAACGTTTATGATATCATGAACATCATCAGTCATTGGAAAAGCAATATGATTTCTCCGGATATGGCTACCAAGAAAGCTAAAACCGGTAAATATGCTAAATGCGCTATCTATTATAAGGAATATATGAAAGCACTCCGGCAGTGCAACGCATTCGATTTCGATGATCTTCTTTATTTTGGATTCAAGCTGATTCATGATTATGATTCTGTATTAAAAGACGTAGCCAATCAATATAAATATGTGTTGTCCGATGAAAGCCAGGACTCTTCCGTAAAGGATAGTGAATTCATCCTCCTGCTTTCCAGCATCAACGGTAATCTTACGCTGATTGCCGATACGGATCAGAGTATTTATGGATTCCGTGGTGCTGATATTAATAATTTCTCTAACGTTATTCTGAAATATAACTTCAAGATTTACAACCTGACACGTAATTTCCGGAGCACGAAAACAATCGTCGATGCGGCCCATTCTTTAATCTTAAAGAATAATGCTCCGATCGAAAAAGATACGTACAGCAAAAATGAAACGGGCGACAAAATTTATTTTTATGAATTACAGGATACGAATTCAGAAGCCAAATTCGCAACACAAGTTGTTAAGTTTATGCACGAAGAAAAACAGATTCCGTATTCTGAAATCGCTATTCTCTGTCGTATGAATTATCAGACGCGTCCTGTTGAAGATACGTTCCTGGCTAATTCGATCCCGTACAGCATTTCTTCCGGTGTATCGTTCTATTCCCGTCAGGAAATCAAAGATATCGTAGCTTATCTTCGGATGGCTATAAACCCATCCGATCTGGAAGCTTTCGAACGTTCCGTACAAGTCCCAAAACGGGGTATCGCGAAAGGTACGATCCAGAAGATTGAAGATAATCTGTTCCAAATGTCCGAATCCTGTGATAAAATGATTACAGTGAAATCATTCTGCGATGAATTCAAGAGTCACTTCAACAAAAAGATTCAGGCTGGTTTACAGGAATATTGGACAATCATCGATGAATTAAAGCAACATATCGATCAGGGATTGTATCCTGAAGATATCATTTCCTGGTTATTAGATCGTATCCGTTATAATAAATATCTCCATGATACCGAAAAGGAACCGGAAGAATATGAATCCCGGTACCAGAACGTTCAGGAATTGATTCGTATTGCTTCGGCTTATATTTCGTTCGATGATTTCATGGAAAACATCTTCTTGAATACCGATGCTCCGGATAAAAATAAAGAAGCGACGAACGAAAAAGTGAACATCATGACGATGCACGCTAGTAAGGGGTTGGAATTCAAGGTCGTCATCATTATTGGCGCGAATGAAGGTATCTGCCCGTCTCGTCGTTCTCTGGATGATCCGGAATCCATCAAAGAAGAACGTCGTCTTTTTTATGTCGCTATGACGCGTGCAAAAGAAAATCTTTTCATCCTTCGTCCTAAGACAGTTTATAATGGCCGTTCCGTTAATTTCTGTCAGAAAAGTCGTTTCGTTTCTGAAATCAGCGCAGAATATGTGATTTCGCATGAAATTTAACTTCGCAAAACGATACGGGGTGAACATATGCGTACTTCCGATAGAGACCTGAACGAAGCTTTAGATCAGGTCGTAACCTTTTTAAAGAACCAGACCGATTGGATACCTCTTACGCGTCTGCAATTATCGCAGATGCTGGGTATCCCGACCGGATATAAATTGAATAAAGTCGTCGATGCTTTACGGTATCATCCCAATATAGCCTGTAAATACGGTTCATCGATGCCGAATGCTAAATCGTGCGGCCACGTACCTTTGTTATATAAGTATGTAGAAACAGATGAAGAAAAGTATAAACTGAGTTTGACACCAGAGGCTGTATCGTATATGACACCCGAGCAATATATGCTATACGAGCCGACGATCAATAAAATATTCCCGGATAAAAAGGATCGACTGTTCGCTTTTCGGTTGCTGGATCTTCTTTTCTGCCAGCATTATGATATAGAATGGCAACCGATTAATCTGCAACGGTTAGTCGTGAATATCGCTTCGACACCCAGGAAGAAAATCCGGGAATTCATCCAGAAGTTCTCGGTAGCCAATATTCTTCTCATTTCTCCGGATCATATGTATCGGATAGCCAGTACCGACAAAAAGGAGAATAAGAAGCACGTCATGGAACGGATACGTGCCGTTTCGAATATGGCTCCGAAATTGAACGAACTGGATTCAAAAGATTTAACGTTCGATTATCTTTCTGGATTAAACAATATATCCAGTCAGGTCACGAGATTACAGGAATTGAATTCGTCTGTCGCCGATGCCTTATCGGATATCGTCCTTGCCCTGAATCATTTACAGGAAACGGATCATGTAATAAAGACCTCAGACATCACTTTCATTAAGCTGAATGATATGTATCAGGAATTACGTCAAAAGTATAAGACTCACGTAGAAGCTGAAAAGAAAATTGTGTCTTTATTGGTCGCTTTATCGGGAGAACCTTTAACAGGTAATTCGATGCGTACGTTCCGTGAAATAAATCGGATATTGTCTGAAGTGTTGAAAGGGGACGAATAGATGCTTATATATCATAAGATATCGGACGATAAATATACGCCGGAATTCATTGGGAACGATAAGGAATTCAATAGTTATACCTATGCTATGGGACAGATACCCAAGCAACTGGATGGTAACACCTGGATATTCTCGAAAAAAGGAATCGCACAGTTATCCAATAAGATGGGAATTCCATCTCTGGATACTATCGGAGATCGATTGAAATTAAAACCATATGAATATCAGAAAGAAGCCGTATCCGAAGCCTTATCGGTAGACGGCGGCTGTCTTTTTTCACTTCCATGCGGCAGCGGGAAGACCATGGTTGGTATATGTCTTTTTGATGAACTCCGTAAGTATAATAAAATACAGGGTAAAGGATTAATCGTCGTCAAAGCTACGATCAAAATACAATGGCCGAAAGAAATCGAACGATTCTCGAATTATTCTGCGTCTATCGTAGAATCCTATGCAGCCTGTAATCCAAGTCGCAACGCAAAGGTGAAGCAACTAAAGAAACAGCAGAAGAAATTGATTGATGAAGATGCTATCTTGAATATTGAAGACATATCGGTACTGCAAGATCAGATAAATGAAATCGAAAAGAAAAGTAATGCCGTTTTTGATGCACAATTTGATGCTGATCTTCTAGTTCTGAATTATGAAACATTGGCCGATAAGATGGTACTGGATAGATTGAAAGACTGTGTCGATTTTATTTATGCCGACGAAATCCATGTCATAAAATCGCCGACCGCAAAACGATCGAAGAATCTATCAGAACTTAATTCTATAAAATATACATACGGAGCAACGGCTACACCGATACAGAAGAATCCGATCGATATCTACAGTATCTTCCGATTCCTACGACCTGATCTTTTTCCGAAACTTTCAGAATTTAAAAGCCTATACGTCAAATATAATTCGTATGGGTTCCCGGTAGGGTCACGGAATGAACAACGATTGCACCAATTAATCCGTCCGTATATGGTCATCAAAACACCGGAAGAAGTCGCGCAGGAATTACCGGAATTATATGTTATCCAGGAAACGTTCGATCTACCTCCGAAGCAGGAAGAAATGACAGCCTCTTTGTTAGCTGAAATAAAAGATTTGAAGAACCAGGAAGAACAGATTATTCAGAAAGTTGGTTCAGCTGAACAGGCCCGTATGTTAGATAGCGTTCAACAGATAGACGCACAAATCATGGCATGCCAGACTTTTGCTCAGGAACTTGTAGATTCGGAAGAATTACTTAAAGTATCCGAATCGAAATTAGCCAAGAAATATATCACGGGATGTAAATCGACAAAACTGGATACGTTATTGGATATCATGGATAGTATCCTGGAAGCAAACGAAAAGGTATGTATCTTCAGTAAATATAGAAAGATGCAACCGATTATGGAAAAAGCGATCAAAGATCGATTCAAGGAAACCGCGGAGTTGGCTTTCGTAAATGGTACGATGACGAAGGAACAGCAATATGCTGAATGGCACGACAAATTTACGGTCGGAAACGCGAACGTACTTATCATGTCGGATGCGGCAGCCGAAGGACTTTCTTTAGGTACCTGTGGATATCTAATCGAATTCGAGCCGGCCGATAGCTATCTTATTCAAACACAGCGTAGAGGACGTATCCAGCGTGCCGATAGTACCCATCGTACGGTTTACGTCTACCAATTGATCGGAATTAATTCGTACGACGAAATCGCACTTCGTATCGTGAATAAGAAGAAGAAATTCATGAATACGATCGTCAATGGTCAGGAAGAATAAAACAACTTTCGGCGCCACACGGCTCCTTTTTTGGCCATATTTGTCTTAGACGGTTCGTTCTATCGGGCCGTCTTTTTTATTTAGGAGGAGTTATTATGGACTTAGATAAACAGTTAGCGTCTTTTATCGATGCTGAAGATGTAAAACAGATAGGCGATCCAAAACAACAGGGATTCATTATCGAAGACGATAGACAGGCTGATTATGTCGTAAAGAAGATTAAGGAAATCCGGAATCAGAAAGAGGAAGTACAGGCTGTTGCAAAGAAAGCAATCGATGATTATACGGCGAAAGTGCAAAAATTTGAAGATACTCAATTAAACCCATTGACGTATCAGGAAGAATATTTAACCAAAATGTTGGAAGCTTATGCTGTTGAACGATTAAAAGGGAGTAAGAAGAAATCCATTAAATTGATTGAAGGTACAATCGGATTCCACAAGAAACCAATTCTTATTTCGTATGATGAACCGATCGTTATGGAATTCATGAAAGATCATCCGGATATTGGACGTAAATTTACGAAGACAAGCGTTTCTTTGGATAAGATGAAAATTCGTAAATCCGGTATCTTAGACGAAAATAATGCGCTTACCTTGGATAGTGTAGCTATTCCGGGCATTGTAGCCGAAGAGCAGCCAGATTCTTTTACGGTCAAATAATATTGACTTATCTGTTGAAAAAGCAGCCGAATATGGATATAATCAATTTTAGATGGAGGTGGTACCACGAAACTGATTCATTGGATATCCCAAAAAATTAAAAAAGGAAAGAAGCGCGAGGTAACGGTCGATGAACTGTTATCGCGGAACGAGAAAATCCGCAAGATATACGAACAGCAGAAACAAGAAGAAGCTAAAAAAGAGAACAAACCTAAAGAGACATGTCCGAATTGTGGGCTGGAGAATGCTTCTTTGGTTACTTGTTCTGTCTGTGGAAAGAAAGGTTGTACGGAATGCTTTACGTATAATCCGGAAGATAACAAATATTATTGTGATGACTGCTGGTAAAGAAAGGAGATAAGATTCTTATGGCAGAGATTCAATTCTTAAAAGAGTACCAGAAGCACTTCAATTTCGATTTATCATTGTCGCTTCCTGAATATATCGATATCTTAACGAATCATATCGATCGTCTTGATGTAGATAGTAAGGAACATCTTTGTTTTACTGACAATAACGGTGAAAAACATGTATTAGCCTGCGTTAAAAAATATTTCAAAGTACCCGGCAAAAATAAAATCGCCGGTATTAATCCGAATACTTTGGATACGCCTTATAACGAATGCGTGAAAGTGAAACGGAATTTCCTTCCGGAAAATGATCCCGTACGAGAAACGATTTATTGGTGTGCCGGCTGTCATTGTTCTTGTATTAACCAATTCCTGTCTGGTAAACTAGAACGTCGCAACAGCTGATGATTGTTGTACCATACGAAAACATTGATATCCCAATACATACTGGAAAGCTATTCAAATTCAGACGAAGTGAAGATATGCTTCATATGCTTTTACGGCTAGAACAGGGATATCGGAAGGTAGATACTTTAGAAGAATGGTTCGTACCGGTATCGGTTTATATGATACCCAGGGTAAAAAATAGATATCGACTTACAGATGGAAAGGATTTTGGTTATCATATACCAATCCTTAACGAAGAAAAGCGGCCTATTCTATGGCATAACATTAAGAATTTTGCCGATATGATCCATATGGACGGCAAATTATCCTTTTATTTGGCTTATTTCATACGAGTATACCAGTTGATTTGTACGATAGACGTGAAAGATACGAGTATACTAGAAGGAATCTGGAAACCATTAGAAGAATGGAAACCATATTATTTTAAATTATCTGAACAGAGTCGTGTATTCATGGATAAACAATTGATGGATACACGATATATAACTTCATTTAAAATATGATGAAGAGGGAGTATTATTGTGGCAAAAAAAAAGAATAACATTATTACGATGCAGATGAATCCGGAACAGAATTTGCTGACGACGTTCCAGAATGCCGTACGTAGTGGTAAAGTGAAACATTTCATGATTGTTGGTCAGTACGAAGATACGGGTGATTATTTAATCGCCCGTTCCCAGATGCCGGCGACAGATGAAATCAATCTGTCGGCCCAGTTACAGAGTGCTGTAAATATCCGGGTAGCTCAGGAGAATGTAAATCCGATGGGCTTCAATATCCCGGATGACGAATAAGATATCCGGTTTATTTGTTTTATACTTTTCGTAAATTAAAAAATAGAAAGAGGTACGAAGAAATCATGACTTACGTTTCGAGTGGCTATATCCAAGTAGCGCATCCTTTTGATTTCCTAAACAGCTTGAATTCTCTTTTAAAAGAGAATAGCTGTGAATCTTTTTTCGTGTCTTATAAGAATAAATCGATCGAAATCAAATTTTCGACGAATAAGAAAGACAAGGAATTAAAAGATATCCTGGAGCAGATACATGTCTTACTGGTTCCGGAAATCACGATGTATTGTACGGCTATCTTTAAAGTTATCAGTGAACCCGATAAAGCGTTCGCTTATTTTTTTTCGAAAGATGCTAAGATAGAATATGTTGACTTGGATGAAATCATCGAGCAGAGCATGGACTCAAGTGTAAGTTGATATAGATATAATAAAAAAGGAGGCAATGCGTATGGAGGATTATAAAGTAGGCTATATTACACTGAAAAAACCGTACATTATTCCGAATGACTTGCGAACAATGTTGTCTTGTTATTTTACGTTGTTCGATCCGGAGAAACAGACTTATATCTTACAAGTTACGGAAGATAGTAAACGAAAATTACTTGATGCCGATTTAAATATGTTCTTACAGGATATGATCCCGTATGTCGAAGCGGGCGCGATTACTTTCACGGATCAGGATAGTTATTTCGAGCAATTCCGGTACTGCGCGAAACGCTGGTACTTCTTTACTTTTGATGATCATAATAAGGAATGGCTCCGATACCGAGATTACGATATCCTGCCGAAAAAGGAGGATAAGAAATAACGATGATGAACGATATTCTAAATCCGAACGATGCATGGACAACAGAATGTAAACCGATTGATCCTTCGGATAAGGATGAAACGAAACTACCGGACTTACACGATAAACACTATCGAGCTTCTATTGTAGAACCGATTCTTGTCATGCAACAGTTCTTTACGAAGGAAGAATTAGAAGGATTTCTGAAAGGGAATATCTTGAAATATCGGTTACGGTTCGGCCATAAAGAAGGAGAAACCGAACGAGACTTGGATAAAATCAAAATATACGAACAATGGCTATCTAACGTAGAAAATGGAAAGCCGATCGAGGTGTAACTCTATGACTGGATTAGAATTATTTAAAAGCCTTACGGTTAAAAAAGTAGCTACCGTTCTGATCCATTGGTATTATCTGAATGATATTAATCCCATCGAAGATATCTTGGAAGAACATGATTGCGAGGATGATTGGGCAAAAGGATTACGAGAACCTTTCGTAAGGTTCCTAAACAATACTTCGCAAGCCGGAGGCAGTATATCCAATTGGCATATCCTACGAACATTGAATGCCGTTAATCTAGCACATAAAATTTGTGTGCTGTTCTTTATTTTTGACGAATTAGGTAAAGAAGTCGTAGAAGATATCCGTTTATCGGAAGATACGGAAGATTATCATTGTGTAGACGCTTATTTCGGATGTACCAAGGATACGACGTATTGTATTGAGAATTTGATTCTTTCTATATTTCGAGAAAATTGTGAAGAGACGTAACAAAAGGAAAGGGGAGCAGACCCTATGAGTAATGTATGTGTATTAAAGAATGGTGTTGCCTTACCAGTACGTACCTGGAAAGAGAAACCAGTCGTATCATATGAAGATATCGCGAGAGTACATCATATGAAGACAGAACGCGTGCGGCTGGCTTTTACCAGGCATAAAGATGAACTTCTGCTTAACGAAGATTATTTCGATTTATCTCCGGAAGAAACCAAGATTTATTGTGAAACAGTGAATCCGGATCATAAGAACCCCATCCATGGATATCAGCGCAGTAAATTATTTACTGAATCTGGTTATCTGATCATGGCTTGCACGTTTAAAGGAAAAGAATCATCGTTGATTCGCCGTACGTTGGTTAATAATTATTTCAAACAAAAGAATAAGAGCCGGGAAGATATCCATGCTTTGATGGCGAACGGGAATATCTTCGATACGGCTATCAGCGTTATCCAGCAGATGAAAACGATGCAGACCCAATTGGATGAAAACCAGGAACGGGTCGATAAGTTGGAAAAATATTTCGATCCATTAAGTGATGGTGCGATTTCTTTGACACAGCTTGCCGAAGAACACGGATGGTACTCTTTATCGGGACAACCTCATGCCCGGTTCGCTTCGCATATTGCATCCATTTGTGGTATCGATATCGATTACCGTCATAATTCTATCAACGAATATACGCAGTGTATCGGTACATTGACGAGCCGTGGTTATAGTGCGATGGTCTATATCCGTCCAGCGGGATTGAAACTAATCGACGAATATTGCAAGAAGACTAATAACTGCCGTGATTTGAAACATGTCTTATATTATAAACGACCGTTCAAAGGCCATCAGCCAGGTGAAATCCGGCAGATTTATTATACGGCCGACGATAAACACAAATTCATTTTAGCCGACTTCTGATAAGAAAGGTAGGTGATCGGCTATGACAGATTATACCGTTAAATTCTGGATTCTGACGAAAGACGATTATTTCCCGCTTACGAAGACATTGAAAGGGAGCAATATTTGTGATGTATTCAATGAAGCGAAACAGATTGCTTTTTCGGAATATCGGGATTCTATCGTAGGACTTACTGTACAGAACGGAAACGAAGTCATCCGTATGGAAATATAGGCCGATCGCTTATCTTAAAAACAGCATATAGCGAACTGATAAGGGGGCGTTTCGGCGCCCCCGGCTCCGTTTTCGATATTTTTGTTTTTTGTTGAACCATAATTCAATAAATTATAATTCAATCAAGGAGGAACTCATGCCTGATGTAACAGATACTTTGAAACAGGAATTGAATAGCCTGATTATTTCAGTTGATATGCTGGACAAGAATACAAAATTGACGGAGCGTAAGAAAAACGCTATCGCACAAGAAATATCCAGGATTCAGCTGGCTTATTATTCTTTTCGTGCCATCATCGATATATCACAAGGTACCATGGAAAAGATGGATGATTATATCGAAACGTTGATGACAACAAGGGATTCCATTGAAACGATCGATAATCCGTCGATTCTTAAAACGTTGCTTGATTTAGCCGTAAAAGGATTCAGTACGGAATTCAACTATGCTGATCGATATGGATATAAACGTTCGTCTATCACCGATTTCTATACGTCGAATCCAGACCAGATCAAAGTTACGGAAATACAGACTTTGTTCAAACTACTAGTCAAAGAAATATCCAAGACGAATCGTATGCTGAATATCCTTTTCATTAATCCGTTCTCGGAATTTACGGTCGGTCCTTTGATGCATTCCCAAGAATTAGAGAACGCAAAATGTTACCTGAATATGACTGAACCTGATTCGTATATCCGTTCTAAATTCGATGACCTTCATATTTTTGAAGATATTGCTGAAACGCCAGTACAGAAATTAAAAGTGACGGCAAAAGCGATGGATGTTGTTTTTTATCGACCGCTTATCTACGATATTTGCGAAAAAAGTTATAAGAAAACATCGGATAGAAAAACGATTGGTATCGACAAGCTCATTACACAATTTCGTAGATCCATGAAATTAGTCCGTATCCATGGATTATATGTAACGATTCTTCCATCTTATCTCTTAGACAGACAGAATCTGAAAGCAGTACATACGATGCTGGAAGATGTCCATATCCAGGTTTTATCAAAATCGGTGGGTTCTCTTATCTTATGGGGTATTCGGAAAGATAAATCATCTCCGATGGATACGGATAGTATGAAAGAAAACTCTACTTATCTATATAATCTGATCCGTAAAGAAAACGGGCTGACAGATATAGAAAGTATTCCGTTGTTCAAAAGGAACCATACACTACCATCCAACTTCATTCCGATTGCGATGTTCCATGGAGAATGTATCAGTCATAAAATCGTCGATAATTTAAAGCAACAGAGTACGTTATCAAAAGATATTTTACGTAGCGTATCTACGATAGAAACAAAAGAATCGCGGCCGTTGCTTCCTTTTACGAAAGGACAATTGGGTATGATTCTTACGTCTGGTGTATTGAATGGTGTCATTAAAGAAAGTGGCGATGGATATGCTCACGTTATTAAAGGCACGGTCATCAAGGAAGAAACCGTTACGACCGAAAAGGATAAAACCAAGAATGAAGAAATACAGAAAACTGTACTCCGGAATAAAGTCAAGTTATCGCTTTGCACACCGGAAGGGAATATCATTACATTATCATAAGGAAGGAGGAACTTCATGTTTAAATTAAATAACGGTACCGCGAAGTATTATTGCGACGTTTCTTTTACGACTTCGGAATTCTATACGAAAAATAATATGCCAGTATATATGTCTTTATATGGCTATCCGAACGATATCAAGCAATTATCCCGGAATATAGCCAAGAAAGCTTATATATTCTCTCAATATTATACGTTTTTCCCGAATCTCCATAATATCAAGACAGAATATAAACCGGGCGTCGGCCATCTTATTGTTTATCTAAAACAACAACCGATTTATAAGTTAAATTCAAACAATATTATGAATCCTGGATCTTTCTTCTTCTATAGTGATAAGAATTTCGACGAGTTAAAAGATCTTATCATGTTTTCGGAAGATGTACCGGAATCGATTTGCGACCAGTTCTATAACGTAGTCCAGAAATATACAGATATCCCGTTCTTACGGGAATGGTCCGCTTACGTTTTAAAGGAAACGTGGAGAAATCATGCTTTTGCGAGTACCGTATCCTGTAATTGGCAATCAGATACACCAGATATCTTTCCGATCGATTATCAGCTTGATGTAGATGAAATAAAGAATGTTATCTCGAAAGGGTTGCGCTCTTTCGATATTTCTATCCCGGGGAGTAATCATGTAACGTCTATTAATTTATCGAATGTCACGACTTTGGACGATTATCTGAATACGTTTTCGACTGAGTTATCTAATAAGGTACAACAGTCTTTTCAGCCATTATTCAATCCGACTACGGATACTTTCGATAAGGAACTCCAAAAATGCGACAATCTAACGCAGTATCGTCGAAATATCACGTTGCTTCATGATCAGAAATCGGTTGTCAATGCCGTATGTAAACGACTAGATAAGGCGTACTCGGCTATTATTGTAGGGAACATGGGTAGAAAAAATACTGCCGTTTAAAATCAACTACTACGGGAGATTTTAAATGATTAATGGGGAATTAAGCTGGAAGGCTAAGGTTTTTATAAAAAACTATGCTAATCAGAGACCGAAGGCTAATAGAATATATTAGTCAGGCGCAACGCGTAGATCTTGAAATAATAGATCCAAGAGGCCCCATCACTTCGTAGTTTATAAATAGAGTTGAAAAGGTACGCTGAACTATATTGAAAAATATAGAAGTTAAGATAAAAAACTTAACGATAACAAAATTGAGTGGAAAAACCGTCATGTCTATTGCTTCCGTATATACTCATAGCATGATGCATCATAAGAAGTATACGAATAATATCGTTATGTGCCCGGGACATTTGGTCAATAAATGGAAACGTGAACTACAAGATACGTATCCTTGTTCTGAAGTCGTTATTTGCGATGGATTGAATAGTTTTATTACGGATGTAGAGCCTAAGTTAAAAGATACTCATCGGCATACGAATCTGTTCGTCGTCATGTCGAAAGATTCGGCAAAAGGAGAATTCGAGGAGCAACCTGTCGTATTTGCTGAAACAACCGATATCCATCATCAAACAGATATTTATCATCAGGATTTTTATATCTATCATTGTCCGAGTTGTGGTAAGGCGTATTTCGATGATATACGCAATCAGAAAGTCATATATTTCCCGCCAGATAAATTTGCGCGAAAAACGAATAAGACGGCATTCTGTCCGCATTGCGGTGAATCATTGTGGGCGCCTTCTTTAGGTGCTAAGTCCCGGTATATCAAGATTCCAGAATTTGGATGGCTCGAACGTACAGTAGCAGAATCCTTATATACGAATAAATATCGGGATATAGATAGTTTAGGTAATCTGCCGACTAAGAAAGAAAGACAATTAGCGGCTGCTATTATTCAGTATCATGACGACGATACGTTATTCAAACCGCAGGTAAGCCGAAAATATTCATTAGCTAAATATATTTATCGGAATTTCAGGAATCGAATCGATTATTTCATCGCCGACGAAATGCACCAGTATAGTGGTGCTGATTCGGCACAGGGTAAAGCTTTTGCTTTATTGGTACGTACAGCTAAACACACGATCGGATTAACGGGTACTTTAATGAACGGCTACGCGTCCAATTTATTTTATTTGTTATTCCGTATGTTTCCGAAGAAGATGGTTAAAGCTGGTTATCATTATACTGATAACCGGACGTTCATGCATCGGTATGGCGTCATGGAAATCAAGAAGACACAGCGAGAAAGTACTGATTCCACGAAACGTAAATTCCGTCGTGAACGGGAACGTCCAGGGGTATCGCCGGTCGTCTTCACAGATTTCTTATTGAATTCGTGTGTATTCATTTCGCTCGAATATTCGTCGCCTTATTCAGAAACTCCGGTCGGTATCGATATGGACAGTGACGTCGAAACGAACTATCAGAATTTCGTTAGCGAAATTAAGAAAAAAATCGATTCAGAAGTAATGAGCAGTACAAGAGCTACCCATTATCTTTCGACGATAAATACATCGGCACGCGGTAAGATGTTGATGCAGGCCGTGAATGAAATGACGCTGTATCCGGATCAGCCTTATAATCGGGATCCTATCTTTGACCAGGATACGAACCGGGTCGTTGCAGAACTTCCGGAAGTGGATATGTCGAACGACCGTATCCTTCCAAAAGAACAGAAAACATTAGAACTCGTCCATGATGCGGTAGAACGTGGTGAACACGTCCTTATCTATACGTATTGGACGAATAAAACAGATTCCCAGCAACGACTATTGGATATCCTGACGAAGAACGGATATAAAACTGACATTCTGACGAATTCCATTGCTTCCAAGAAACGAGAATCCTGGATCTCGCAGAAAGTCAAAAATGGTTTGCAGGTACTTATCTGTAATCCGACGTTAGTCGAAACGGGCCTGGACCTTTTGGATTTTACGACGATTATCTTTTATCAGCTTGGTTATAAATTAGTGACTATGCGTCAGGCTTCCCGTAGGAGTTACCGGTTGAATCAGAAGAATCCAGTCCACGTTTATTTCTTGTATTATAAAGGAACGGCGCAGGAACAGGCATTGGCTATCATGGCATTGAAATTACATGCGGCTACGGCACTGGAAGGTGACTTCAGTTCGGAAGGATTAGCGGCTATCAATTCGGATGATACCGATATTTTGAGTCAGTTAGCGAAATCTATCGTAGAAGACGATAAGTATACGATCGATCAATCGGCTTTCGAAAATACGAACATCACAGAAGATGATATCCAGATCGTAGAGAACGATCAGGATAATGTATCGGAAACCCAAGTCATTGATATCTTTAATACGAAAGATTTCCAGAATCGGAAGAAGCGTAGTATGCAGGATATCTATCTTCCGGCATTCGCCGTCTCGTGGTAATAGAGAGGATAGGCTAGAGGGCATCATTTCTTATGGTGCCTTCTGACAAATGTTCTCTATCATTCAAGAGAGGAGCGTAAAAAAATTGGATACCCGCGATCAGTTCAAGGCTGATTTAAAATTGAAGCGCAATATCTATTTTAATGAATGGTTAAAGGATCATTCCGATGGAAGTTTGATTGCGCCTGGCGAATATTATTATGAATGGATAAACGAAGAAGGAAAAAAACGTCATATTTCCTGCCAGAATTATTGGAAACTGAAGAAGCAGGATATGGAAGATAATAACCCATACCAGAACATGCTGGATGAAGCTGAAAATCAGACGGACTACAAGAAGCAATTGGAAGAAGCCGAACAGGAATATATTCAGTCGACAATTTTGAATAACCATATCTTTTATAAACATAAATAAAGAAAAAACAGGGAAGGAGGATTTTATGTCAGAAACAAGCAACGATATCGCATCCAATATAGAACTTCATAACCAGATGTGGAGCGATACGTTCAAGAAAATAGCCAATGTCCTGTCCGGTAAATCGTCGGACGACAGTAGCAGTTCTTCTGATTCTTCGACGATCGTATCGGATTCTGGTACAAAGACAACGACCGATACTACGAAAAAAGATACCGGTACCGAAATCGAAGATCTAAAGATAACGGAACATGTCGAGATATCGACATTTAAAATGAAAATCGATGACTATCTGAAAGAGAAAGGCGCATTGAACGGCGCCGGTTCTATTTTAGAGTCTATCGAAAAAGAAAGCCCGTTAAAGATAAATATATGCGTCCTGATCGCTCTATCTTTATGGCAGACTCGTGAAGGTACAACACTGGCTATCACCGATAAACATAATCCAGGTTGCATCCCTGGCTCATCGGAGAATAATAATTTAGCTGATCTGACAGCTGGTTATAAAGAAATGCTGAAACAGTTAGAAGCTAAAATGAAAGATAACGACGGCGATCAATTATCTTCTACTCGTCTATGGTATGTACAGAAACTGATATCCAAAGATGAAGCGGCTGGCCTGGAAGCGGACGATATCAAGAAACTAGGCGCTAACGAAGTACCGAAAGAGGACGCCAACAAATCTTCTTCTACGGATACAAAGAAGAAAGATACTTCTGATAGTAAGAAAGAAGATAAGAAAGACCAGACTAAAACAGAATCGTACGACGATAAATTATGGAATCAACAGATCTGGTGGTACAATAAACTTCATGACTACGTAAACGATGTATACGATAAATTATTAGGTGCGAAACCGAATTGGCAGAAAAAGACATTAAATAAGAACGCAAAGAAAGACGAAAAAGCTAAAGGTCGCGCTTCCGATAAGGGCGTTAAAGTCGAAAAAAAAGTACCGCACGGAAAGCACAACGAAGGCGACCCGGATTCTTTATTGGTCGTATTGCCGAAGAACGAAACTTTTTCAGAACCAGTATATCCGGATCTCCTTACGGTAGCCGACAATGTACCACAGTATATAAAGACACCTTCAACAATCAAAGGACCGAATAATAAATTCTTCGATCTAGGTACCGGATTAACTACGAATTCAAATACAACAGACTCCGGTGATAAAGTACAGAATCAGAATGGTACGACTTCGACAACGACTACGAAAGATGGTATGACCGTATCCGTAACTAAGACTGATAAACAAACAGAAGATAATTCTTCTTCTAAGGATACTGCTACTTCTGTCGAAGAGAAAGCCAAGCAGATCGCATTGAATGCATCTGTGAATATCATCGACAGTAGTAAGATACCGGACGACAAGAAAGACAAAAACACGACGTCGACCGAAACGAAAGATAATACGAATACAGCGGCCGATACACAAGGCGTCAGTACCGTTAATAATTCTGTGAACCAAGATACGCCATCTGAACCTTATGTCGGCGGCCAGCCTGTTTCTTCTGGTACTGCTGATTCTGCGTTGAATGCTATCAACCAGTTGACGAATAATCAACTAGACGATATCCTGGGTAATATGCAGGATCGGTTATCTAGACAAATCGTATATGATCCGAAGAAGCATAAGAATAGTTTCAAATCCCCGGCCAAAGGGAAGCCGGCGAATAATAACGATGCTTTTCCGGTCGATTTAAAAATCGAAGAACTGGAACTGCATTATCCACATGCCTATATCCATGAAATACAAGCCTGTCCACAAGCTGTATCGACAGCAAAACCTCTATTGGAACATGCCCAGGCTACCGAAAAACGCATCGTTAAACTGGAAAATAACATGGCTACTTTAATGAGGTACTTTTATGCATTAGGTGGAAGAATATTCATAAATTGTACATATTTCGGAGGGCTTAGCCAGTATGAAAAATATAAAACAATTCGTTGTTTAAAAGATAATCGGTTAGAAGATGGTCAATTAATGCAATTGGATCAATGCTTGTCATGCACTAGGTTTGAGCCTATTGTAGGTGCTGTATATGAAATCTTGAACGACAAAGGAGCTAATCTCTGTCAGATTATGGACGATAATCAGATGTCTTATTCTAATATGAATGAATATACAAAGTTCGTCCATACAGACGAGTATACGGATCAATTAAAAGATTATACGACCGGTTCTTCTAACGTGAAGACACGGAATCCGGAAGATAAAGATTTTAAAGATTACTGGTCACAGGGAATCAAGATGGATTGGCAATTAGTCCCGGTCGAAAAACAGAAACCGCATATCGGATGGCGACAATCCATCAACGACGATGGTTCTTATCTAAAGACACATAAATTAGCATCGTATCAATATAGTGCTGATAATAACGGGTCTGCTTTCACGAAGAGTGCACAGAATAACGTCTGGATAGAAAATAAAAATGCCATGGATTCCAATTCGGATTCTACGATTAGTCAACCGATTGCATCTGGCAAGAGTTATTCGAGTGATGCTATCCAGGATAGCATCAACGGTATGTCGGCTAAGGATTGGGTAAAAGCTGTAAAACAGCAATGCGCAAGCTCAGGTATCAAGATAAGCGCTACAGCTGTTGGTTGTTTAGCTATCGCTATGGGACAAGACGGAAATATAGCAGGCGTCGTCAACAAGATCCAATCTATCGAATCGGCCTTATCGGCTGATAATATCGATAATCAGATTATCACGGCAACCTGTTATGCACTTCCAGACGGCACCGATTATTTTTTATCGACTGGTAGCAAGAAAATAGACGGAACGAAATCGGATACGAAAGACAATACGAAGAAAGACAATAATTCAAAAGATAATACACAGACGACGACTCTGGATAGAGCGAACATAAATAAATGGAAATGGGTCGAATTTGCTCCATACTTAGCAAAAATGAATGTATCCGGATTAGATTTGACGCCTAAGATTTGTTATACATATAGCGCGCTCAATAAATATGCCGGCTCCAGTAAATTCGATACAGATCAATGGGGATTCCCATTTGCAGAAGACCAAATCGATTCCGGTATTATTGTATATAGTTCTGGATATGGTCCTCGTAATGGTCCAAATGGTTCATTCCATCATGGCCTTGACTTATGTTGCCCGATGGGTACTGAAGTTCATTGCGTAGCAGATGGTACTGTATATATGACTCAATATGGAACGAATGCCGGACAGATTCTTTATATTGATCATGGAAATGGTACAAGAAGTAGATATATGCATACAAGTCAGATGCTCGTATCGGAAGGTCAATCTGTATCTCGCGGCGACGTTGTTGCCTTATCCGGTAACGGCGATGGACAGTACGCCGAACATTTACATGTTGAACTCATTGTCGGCGACGAATGGAATGGCAATATTAATCCGGCAGGTCCGGAAGGATGGCCGTTATTCCAGACTATCGAAGATGGTAAAGCAGGTAAGTCTTTCGGAGCCAGTGAGCATAACCTTACTGAGTATTAATCGTTGATACTATATCGCCTCGCCTTTTTGGCTCGGCTCTCGGCTTCCGCCAATGATAAAAAGTGAATATAGGCAAATAAAAAAGGGCTGCCATTCGGCGGCCCTTTATTTTTTTTATTTGCTGATCATCGCGAACCAGTCTTTGATTTTCTGTTTTGCGTTATGATTCTTATTTTTTGCGTCCAGCATATCCTTCTCGACATCTTCGAACGTCGGCAGCTGTTTATTTTTTTTAGTAGCCAATCGGCTCGTTTTTATTTTTCCCATGATATACTCCTTCCGGCTCCGTATTTTTTTTCGTATCCTCGTTACGAGCGCCAATGATATATTTTTTAATCCTGGTCTGTCCAGGTATAATAGTTTGGCGAATATCCGTTATCGCGGACGTCGCAATGGACGAATCCAGAATTATAATACCGTCCGATGCCGTCGAATCCTTCTTCGACACAATAACCGGCTAATTCATCGACAGATAGAGAGTCGCAATAAATATCGGCCGCATTCCCTAAGACATGTTGGGAATTGGATACGCCACCGACTTCAGCGTTATGTTCCGGACAACGATAGCCACAAGTAACGATGATAGGTGCGCCAATACGGCCGCGCATATCGTCCAGTTTATCTAGAAGAATTTGATTCATCCCGTTTTCCGGTAATTCGTTGCAACATTTGCAACGGAATTCATCGATCGAGAAATATTCCATAATTTTTGATTTTCCTTTCTTTTTATGGTTTCGTTCATATCATTACGTAGTAATAGATTCATTGAAGCGGGCATCGGACGAAAAAGGGGATCCGGGCCCGACTTCCATGATACATTCCTCCTTTCCAATGCAAGACACACCTCACTCTTTCATTTTTTTTGCATAACCTCCTCCTTCACGAAAAGGGCTTGCGGCGCGCCTACTCGAAAAAGCGCCGTATCTTGGATACGGATACCCGCTATATATATAATGATGGGATATATGTAGGGTCGTGCGTAATAGCAAGATTGGCTGTTTGATATGGCACGCGGTTAACGGAATAAAGATAGTGCGTTCGTCCATACGACAGCAAAAGAATAGGCTGACCGACTTATCTCGGCGGCCTATTTTTTTATTCGTTTCACTTGTAATTGTTTCTAAGAAGAAAGGAGGGAGCGAAGACTCCTATGGAAAAGTCAGTAATTTTAGTGAACGGAAAATATGAAGTATACGGTACGTTCGCGGTCGAATCCCATAGCCAAATGGTACCGGATCCAGAATCCACTACCGGGAAACGACAGCAAATCACGATCGAAGGAAAATTATCCTGCGAAGAATATTTTCCGATACTTCATGATTTAGAAAGTGACCGATATAAAGTATCCGGTGTTTTCGTAATAACCGAAGGATTCGTCTCGGATACGGATACGATTGATTATCTATTCACGGCCGATAGTTTTGTTGTTAAGATAGGAGATCCGCATGGCAGAGAAAAATAAAAAAGATGTCGACGAGTTATTGGATACGGCCGAAGATTCCGGGATACCTGTCGAGAAACACGTATCGGAATGTGCGATGCGCAGAGCACAGCTGGAATCCGCTATGAATTCCGAGAATCCGTGGAACCGCTCCGAATTAGGATTAGAAGCAGAACGAGCGGCGATGGCTATGCTTTCCACTAAACATGGATTATATGCCAAAGTGCCGATTACTTGTAAAGGAGAATCTTGTCCGTACGCGTTCCAATGTGAATTACTTAAATACCAATTAGCACCAGTAGGAGAACGTTGTCCGTTAGAAACGGCACGTATGTCCGAAGAATACGCTGGATACGCGCAGGAATTCAATATCGATAAGGCTAGCCAGACCGATAAGACACTTATTTCGGAAATCATATCCATGGATATCCTTCTGGATCGATGCCAGACATTGATGGCTAAAGAAGGAACACCGGTTATCGATATCTTAGCCGGCATATCCGATTCTGGTGAAGAAATCATGCAGCCGGCCGTATCGAAAGCCTGGGAAGCTTTCCAAGCTATTTCGAAACGGCGAAATGATAATATGCAACTTATGATGGCTACCCGCCGGGATCATAAGAACGATCCGGATACGGAACAGAAACAGACGGATATCCTGGCTGAAGTCATCTCGGATCCTGATTTCGATAAAGTTGAAACGAAACCGGATACGATCGATACGACGGAACATGAAGATTTAAGATAACGAAAGGAGTGGATTCTTATTTTAGGAGATTTAAGCGCACAATATGAAAGTAACGGCGATCCCGGATGCATCTCGGATAACTACGGAGATGCAGGCGGTAAGTCGTACGGTATGTATCAATTTAGCTCGAATGCTGGTACCCTTCGTCAATATATCCAATGGTTATGCGATAACAACTGGTGGTTCGGACAAGAATTAGAGAAGTACGATCTATGTTCCGAAAGTTTCGATAATGCCTGGAAATGGTTGGCAGATACGAATTACGATGATTTTGTACAGAGCCAGCATGACTTTATCGAAGCTACGTTCTATGATCCGGCTATCCAAACTTTAGCCGATAATTATTGGCATATTGAGAATCACCACGACATTATGAAAGACGTCGTCTGGTCTCGTGCCGTACAATATGGACCTAGCAATATCTTAGATATGTGGAATGAAGCCTGCTCCGCCATGGGATATCCGAATCTAAGTTATATCGATGCCGATAATTTTGACGAATCTTTGATCCGTAAGATCTATCTGGTCGTATGCAGTTCGGAAGAATGGAATAACGGACCGTATCGAGAATCGTTGAATCAACGTTTCACCGATGAATGCCGGAATGCATTGAATCAGCTTTGAATCTTTTTATTATATAAAGAAAAGGAGACTTATCTTGAATGAAAAGAACAGCAGCCGCGTGCTTGTCTTTTTGCTTGTGCTTGTCGCTATCTGTACTGCCGTTTGCTACTATCTCGTATGCGTCCGATCCGCAGACAGTCGTGATATCGATCGAACAATACAACGAATTGAAGAGAACAACGACAGAGCAAGAAATGACGTTGAATCAGCTACAAGCGATAATCAGCAAGCTCAAACAGAACTCGCAAACGGACAAGAAGACCTTGACAACGCTCAACAATCAGTTACAGGATTGCAGAAATCGGCTGACGAACGCGCAGGACTTACTGACGACGCAGAACAGCAAGTTGAACGAAGCCAACAGCTTACTCAAAGACAACGCGATATCTATCAAGAAATTGACGAAGCAAATAAAATCTCTGGAACGACAAAATAAGATGCTGAAGACAGGTATCTGGATAACCGGTATTGCCGGTATCCTGATCGGTTCTAAATTATAACGGAAGGAAGATGTAAAAATGGCCGCATCCTCGTTTTTTGAAGACCTACAGAAGTCGATAAAATTTGCGAAACAACAATACCTTCACAGTAACGAAGCTATCCTAAAGGCTGAAGACGTAACGAACGTCGGCGCTATCCCTGGCTCTATCGGGAAAGTCGTTGGTTCTTATTTGGGAAATACACAAGGTGCGCTTCGTTCCTTTTCTAACGATGGACTGACCGGCGTCCGCGATTTTTTCAAAGATGACAATGAACACTATCGTAAGGGAGCTATTGCTGGTACGATAGCTGGTACCGGACTTATCGGAGACGTAGCGCTTCGTACAGGTTACGGAATGACACACGATACAGACGGAGACATGGATATCGTCGGTATCCCGTTCATTTAAAAAGAAGAGATAACTATTATGAAATTCATTACGAGAGCCGGTTCTATGTTGAAAACAGCAACGAAACCTTTACTGCATCCTCAAAAATTCGTAAAAGAAGATGTCGTACTCCATCCAAGTGAACTACCAGAACAGACGGCAGCCGCGGCTTCTGGACTCATGCAGACGGTTGGCCGGAATACGTTTACGATCAAAGAAAATCCGGAAGGACTTTTAGGATTCGATTTATCTTTAACCGGAAAAGCAAAAGCCGCCGCTACCATGGGTATCGTCGGTTCTATGTTCTGGGATATCGGTACGAGACAGACACGGATGACTGGACCAACAGAGAACGGCATCAAAACGGCAACACCGACTTTAGACGAATATTTGGATCCAGGATACAATCAACAGCAACCGTCTTATGCGAATAACACAAATGCAGACGGCGATTTAGTTCTGGCTTTGAATAAGAACCGGAACGGTTAGAAAGGATATATAGATTCATATGATTCCACTTACGTTGATACGGGGTATCGGAAAAGCGGGTGGTACCGGTATCCAGGGATTAAAGAAGATAGGCGGCATCGGTACAATTATGGGTGGTATCGGCGCTTATTCGGATTATAACGAGGCCCGCGATAATGGGGAATCCGTTCCGGCAGCCTTATTAGAAGCTGGCGGATCGGCTCTTTTATATAGCGTACCTTATATCGGAGCCGCTCTGATGGCTAAAGATGCTATCGAAGCGGGTGCTGGTTTTATGCAGGATTCCTTGCAGGAAATGCGTCAAGAATCGGCGAACGGACAGATACCTTTCCGGAATGCCTTCTTCCAGGATAATAAGAATTTTGCGACTATGCGTCAAGCCGGTATGGCTCAAGCTAAGAAATCGGAATACACGTTGCAGCAATCCATGATGGGTAATGAAGCACAATATTTGCATCGAGAATAATAAAGATATATAAAAGTATATAAGAAAGGAGGTAAAATTAATTGATATTTAAAATACCGAAATTCATAAAATCTATATTCGGTAAGAACTCAATAGAAAGAGAAATTCCTAAATTAGAAAAAACTACTCAGGAAATTAATAAATTTGCTCCAGAATTAAAAGGTACTTCAGATAATGGCGCATGGGGATATTTAGCTAATGTTGAAACCGAAGTAGAACAGGGGACACCAGAAATTTTTCATGGCGCAAATACTCATATTCCTTCAAGAACGATAGGTCCTTCGGCAGGAGAAGAAGTAGGTACATCTCAATTTATTGGTTCTGGTATACATTCTAAATCTAAAACAGTGGATAATATGGTATTCCCGAAAAAAGATACTGCGGATGCTAAAGGAAAATCTGAAAATAATACGAGTTCTTCTAACGATACATCTGCACCAGAACATGATGCTCCTTCTCCTGGATCTACAGGAACAAGTACGGGAAAATCAAATAATAACGAAACAGGTACCACTAAATTCGTATCTAGTAATGATCCAAGGATAGGTACGACGGATAGCGATGGCAATTTTTATATGCCAGACGATATATCTGGCGGTGGATTTACGGCTAGTGCTAAACAACATGCTTATCGAAAAGCTTATGAAAAAGCTAGTAACGTAGATGATTGGCAAAAGAAACAATTATTTGAGATCGTAAAACAGGTTAAGCCAGAAAGCATGAGCGAAGAAGCATGGGCCAAACAACAGAATAAACAGATAGTAGCCATTAATAAACAAGCTGATCAGATTCGAAATAATTGGTCGAAGATGCAGAATAATGCAGACGAAATTACGACAAATGTATCCGACTACGTTCTCGGTAATCCACATACCATGGGAACTATAGCAGGTGCCGGCACACTTGGTTATTTAGCATTACAGCTTTCTGATTCCCGTGGACAAATGACGAACCAGCAGTTATATGGGCAAGATGATTTAACATAAGAAAGGCGGCGCCTCTTTTTTCATTTTATGAAGATACAATATACTAAAGAAATCCATGATACGGATATCACGATATACGTCAAAGGATTAGATTATACGGATGAAGAAATAAAAGCGTTCGCGGCGCTCGGTGATCCTTCCGTACATTACGAACAGACCTGCAAGAACCAGCAAGTTATCGATACCCATAAGAAGATATATTCCGGGCTTTCGTTCGCGTATTCTTTCGTTACGGATCCTACTGTCGAGAATGCTATCGACAATACAATATCGGACGCGACTTCTTTTATCACTGGTTTTACACAAGCCGTACAAGATGTCATGCAACCGTTCATGAAGAATTATCGGGCTTTAGTCGATAAATTCGATACCGAAACCGTAACCATGGATATCAAGGATTAATTATATATCATATAAGAAGGATGCCTTCGGGTGTTCTTCTTATTTTTTGTAATAGAACAGGCGAATCTACTGCTCTATTATTTTTCTATCGTAGAAAGGAGCGATGTATTTTTGGATTTGGATTTAAGTTCTCCCGTCGTACGAGAGAAACTGAAGAAAATAGCGGAAGACCCGGTGTTATGGGCGAAAGCTTTCGTCGTTACGTACGACTCCGCTAAAAAGAAAGATACTCCGTGGACGGCTCGTTGGTATCAGGCAGAAATGTTGCGGGATATGTCTTTGAAAAAAGTATATCTATGTGGCCGTCGTACCGGGAAATCAGAAAGTATGGTTATTGAAGCATTGTGGCATGTATATACCCATCGTAATTTCGTGCACATGTTTGTCACACCATATGAAAACCAGATACGATTGTTATTCGACCGTATGAAAGAATTAATAAATAGTTCACCGCTATTAAAATCCAGGATGACTCGGTGCGTCAATAATCCGCATCGTATCGAATTGGATAATAACAGCAAGATCATCGGTTTTACTACCGGTGCTAGCTCCGGCAGTGGTGGGGCTTCTTTACGAGGCCAGCGTTGCGACTGGATCTCCTTGGATGAAATGGATTATATGAACGACTCAGATTTTGATACGGTTACGGCTCTCTGCGCAGAACGTGACGATATCGGGATGACCTGTTCTTCAACACCTACTGGTGCGCGTAGCCGTTTCTATCAAATTTGCACCAATAAACGATTAGGTTACACATTGCATCATCATCCAAGTACGCATAATCCGAATTGGTCGAAAGCCATGGAAGAAGAATTCCGGGCGCAACTTTCTGAATCTGGGTATCAGCATGAAATTATGGCTGAATTCGGAGACGAAGAAGCTGGCGTTTTTAATAAAGTATACGTCGATAAGGCGATGACATACGATTATTATGCGTATAACGAACTAACAGGTATACAACGGGATCGATGTGCGTTAGAAAATAAGTATCCAGCGATTTTGATGCCGAAACCGGGAGAAAATTATCCGGCGAATCCCTTTCGAACGATGGGTGTTGACTGGGACCGGCGGCAGGCCGATTCTTCTATCCTTATCTTAGATTTCGATAAGGAATTTGATAAGTTCAGAGTCTTGAAACGGGTTAATTTCCCGAAAGCTGAATATACTTACGATAAAGCTGTACAACTCATCATCCAGTTAAATGAGATATATAATCCGTCCTGGATATATGCGGATACCGGCGCGGGAGAGTACCAAATAGAACGTCTGCACATCTATGGCGATGAACATCCAAGTTCCGGATTGAAATTAAAAGTAAAAGGATTCCAATTCTCTCAAGTTTTAGAAATTATGGATCCGATTACGAAAACGATGGAACGGAAGCCTATGAAACCTTTTATGGTCAACTCTTTAGCTAGGGCTTTCGAACACGAACGGATCATGTTATCACCATTCGATGAATTGGTTCATAAGCAGTTGATTGATTATAAGATAGATCGTATCAGCCAAAACGGAATGCCTGTCTATACGTCTGTCAACGAACATTTCGTAGATGCATTAGGCTTGGCTTATCTGGCTTTCGTCCTGGAATTCCCGCAGATTACCCAGGAAATAAAGAAAGTACAGAACAGTTTCCGGATGGCTTCTTCTCCAATAAACTTAGGCGCCGGCCGGGGAGCTGTCCGTGATCTGGCGAATATGGAAATCGATCACCAGAATATGTGGCATAAACTGCCGGACGATTATTACGATCCGAGGGAACCGAAAGGCGAAAAACAGCAGTGGATCAAAGTACCCATGACGAATTATCGGAGAAGGGGAAGTTCCGGTTCTTCCTGGGGATCGCGTACCGGCAGAGGTACGAGTACGAATCGTAAGCTATGGTAATAGTCCTTTCGATTAAGGACATACCAAAAAAGGAAGTGTGTTCGCGCGCACTTCCTTTTTTCTTTATATGAAGTGAGGTGAATCCCCATAGACGAGGATAAAAAGAATATATTCTATCGTCCTAAGAATGAACCGGATAGGCATTATGAATCGGACGCAGTTATCCAGCAAGAGAAGAATCAACAGCCAAAAACGCCGGCGACTCCTTCTGTTCCTGAATATATCACGCCACAGACAAGGCGAGATGAATTATTGGATAAATTGACGTTACTATTGGATGTCGAAGAATTACTACCTGATTCTATTCGCACTACGGTAAAAGATATCACAAAGATACTGATCGCCGTCACGATTATCCGGAAAAAAGAAGACGAAGATAATCCGGTGACACCGACAGAACCGGAGATTACACCTGTTCCCGATACGAATCCGGAAACACATATCGATATCGATTATACTGATCCGAACAGCAACCATACGATATCGATCGATAATATTTTCCCGAAGAAAACGGATATCGAGATCGTCGACAATTCGAATATCTCGTTATCGGATATGATTGCCGGTTCTTATACAGAAGATACGTTAGGATTAAAGGAAGATTATGTATCGACGATGTATTTGATCATCCAGCGTTATATCCAAGAAATGTTATGTGCCGCCAATAATGCCGCTATGAGTTATGAAAACCTGTTGTATCACTACGATGGTGATGCCGTAAAAGTACCACATAAGAATCTGAAACATCTACACGACACGATCATACGAAATCAGATAGCCATAGACGAAGAGGCGCGCGAATTTTCTAAAACACATAGCGCCGATAATACATTGACGATTATCCGTTCTTTAGAAACAGCTTATCAACAGAAAAAGAAATATTATTCCGAGAACTATCGATAAGGAGGTGGCTTTATGGCAGACGAAACGAAAGAGAATACCAAAGATAAGACAAAAACGGTAGCAACAAATTCTTCCGATGATAATATCTTTGTTACGGACGATAATACTGATTATACGGGATTCGATTATATCACCAGTAAGAGTGAAGACTATCTAAGCATGTCTTCGAACGAACTTCTGGTAAAAGCCAGGAGCCAGTATGATGCGAATTATGACGCGGCTATTTATAACGCACATAAATTCCTGCAATCAGCGTGCCAGCACTGCTCTTCTATCCTAGATAAAACAACAGATATCATACGAGCCAAAGGAGAATTGTTAAAGAACGGTATCAACGTTTTTGCCCAGACACCAGAACCACAACCAGAAGCTATCGGAAATACGGCTTTAGTCGTACCTAAATTAACAGCAGAAGAAGATTTTAAGAACCGTTATGAAACGCCGATGGGGTCCGAATCAGGAGGAAGCTCTGGTTCTAGCTCTGAAGGCGGAGGATATAACAGTAGCTTAGGTCTTACAGGCAATGACGTGACAGAACAAATTTGGAATTTCCTTACTAAAAACATGGGATGTTCGCAAACTGGAGCAGCCGCTATTATGGGTAATATGGAACAGGAATCTACGTTTGATCCTAAAGCCGACAATGGTACACATCATGGATTATGTCAATGGGGATGGGGAGAAGATTCCGGATATCGTGCTGTTAAATTGCAAGAATTTGCCGGCGATCAGTATGATACTGTCGCCGGACAATTGCAATATTTACAACATGAGCTACAAGATGACTATTATTCAGATTCATTAGCTGCTGTAAAATCATCTGAAAGTATTGAATCTATTGTTCATACTTGGCTTGTTAATTTTGAAGGTGCTCCTGGACAAGAAGAAGCAGAACGAATTGGATTTGCGCACAAATGGTACGATACTTACGCTAAATAAAAAAATATTATCCTTTATAATACTGTCCCATATTATAAGTACACTGATTATTATGTAGGTATTCACCAAAGAAATATGCATAACAGAAGTTAACAATGTTGACAGCAGATGATTCACTATGATTAGGATTCGTAAAATTTACATTTTTCCATCCACGGCCATAATTAACACGAGCTGTTCGATTTTTTTTATTGATTTCACATTTTACTGTATAAGTACTAGAAATTATACCAGAATCTTCACGAGAACTAAACATATTCACATCGAAACGCCATTTGTTAGCACTGTTTTCAATCGTGTATACAGAGCTTATATCTACATATTGTTCAGAACCCATACCGAAATAAGTAGGTCTATAATTAGGATTATAAGCTAATTCACTATTGAACATAGCTTGGCTAACTACTGGTACAGAGAAAATACTACATAAAGTTAAAGATACTAATACTTTTTTAAAATTTTGTTTCATAAAAATCACGATCCTTTATATAATGAATAAACAAAATTGTTAATTCCATTATACAACATTCTCTTAGAATACGATAGATTGTCACAACATATAGCCTCGTAATATTTGGATAGTATTTATTTTTTATTCTTGAAGAAAGGGGGATGCGTCTTATTATTGCATTTCAACATACACGGCATCGTTTAGCTACCTGGATACGAAAGAACTTCCTAGAAGCTTCATCGAGTACCCAGATAACGAATGCGAACTTAAAGAATTTCGTCATTAAATTCGCTGGAGCTGTCGATGCCGACGGTACGACTTATGAACAGGCGGAATACGATCTTTCGGAAATAAAAGATGCGGTCAATACTGATTCATATCTTAAAATAGCCTGCATTAAATATTATCAGCTAATCATGAAATCCGGATACCAGATCACGTCCGTAAACGAAAATGCTGTTACGTATATCAAACAGCGTATCCGTGCTATGGAATTCGGTACCGGTACCCCGTTCGATGTATTAATGAATGGTATCGCACAGGATCTAGTCACGTATTCGAACGCTTTCTTAGTCAAGTCTCGTGTCGATAAGATAGCGAACGGTCTCGAAGCTAAAGGTGTCTTAGATAAAAAACCAGTCGGCGGTTATTTCCGTATGGATCCGACGACAGTTACGATCAAACGCTCTTCTGATGGACAGGTGCAAGGATACCAACAAGAAGCCGGAAGTACGACGAAGACATATAAAACGAATGACGTCGTCCATTTCTATATCGACAAAGATGCCGGTAATGCTTTCGGTACACCACGTATATCCAGTGCTTTGGAAGACGTAAAGATTCTACGTAAGGTCGAAGGCAACACACTTTCGTTATTATATCGTTTCGCGCTCCCGTTGTATCAGATGAAAATCGGCCTCCCACAGGAAAATTTCATGGCTACCGATAAAGAAATCCGTGAAGCCCAGACCCAGGTTGAAAAGATGCCGATGGACGGTATCCTGATCACGAATGAACGGACTGCTTTCGAAGAAATCGGCGCAAAGAATACGGCCATCGATATGACGCCATACCTTCAGTATTATGAAAAGCGTGTCTTCTCGGCATTGAATGTCTCGGAAAGCATGATGGGCCGCGGCGGTGCGAAACAAGATGCAGATTCCATGGAACAGCAGATCCATGACCAGGTCAAATTCTTTCAGCATATGATTGAAATCTTCATGTGTAACGGTGTCTTCGACGAACTTTTATTAGAAGGCGGTTATAATCCGATATTTAACGAAGAGGATCGTGTTTCCTTTACGTTCAACGAAATCTCGCTGGATACCCGTATCAAGTTGGAAAATCACGTCATGACGCAGTACCAGGGGAATATGCTTACGTTTGACGAAGCAAGACGACAAATCGGTCTGCAATCAGAAAACGTAGACCAGAGTCAGTTATATGCCAACCTGATTACCCAGACGAATGCTAAGGAACTCTTGCAGATGAAATTAAATGCAACGGATACTTCAGCAACAGATGGTCGTACGACGAACGGAAAAGCAAACGACGATACAACACCAAACAAAGCCGCTTCATCCGTGAATGCTCCCAGTAATCAGCACGGTACGTATTCGGCAAAAGTAAAGGAATCGGCCGCGCTTCCTTTATCGGAATCCACGGACGATAATATCCGTAAATACAAACAGGATTATCCGCAGGTTTATAAGAGATATACAGCCTTACGTAATAAAATAAGCGATATTTCTAAGGAAGAATATCTGAATTCCTGGGAATCGATACGTACATCTCTAAAGCGGTATACAGCGAAACGAGCAGCCGATGGTGTCTTTATGGTTTATTTTACGATGAATCAGGATACGAAGGGCGCAAAATCTTTTCCGTTATCCAAAATAGAAACCCAGATAGATCAGGGTATCGATAAGATACGGGATACGATCTGGAAAGAAATCCAAAAGAAGAAAGAGATAACTTATCGTAAGGCTGTAATGGATACCATGTCGTACCGCTTACGTTTCCTTACGGAATATATCACAAAGAAAGCTTATTGGTATGGATATGCCGTAACAGCTAAAAAATTAGGCGCTAATAAATTATCGGTACACTTCCATTCGGAAGACGATAAGAAAGCGCATAAGCAGACAATCGACGTACGTAATATAAAAATAGACGACATCCCGCCGTTTACGCCTTATTGTAAATGTACGATGTCGATCGAAAATTAAAACGAAAGGTAGGTGAAACGAAAGATTGGCTATTGAATTGTGTGAATATTGTGGTTTTTCGTTCGATCCTACCCGGAAAACGGGAATGACACAGCACGCCGACAAATCACTTACGGAAGGCGCCGAAAACATCCCGGAGAATTCTTTATTGGCTGATATCGAAGGGATCCATTCTGCACCTTTTGCGACCCGTAATTATACGAGATACTCGAAAGAATGCTTACGTAATTCCGTACCATATTGGACGAAGCCGTACCGTCGTCCGCTTATCAAACATCATAACGAAAAAGACGGTAAGATTATCGGCCGGATACTGAACGTTGGATACGAAGAGAAAAGTAAGAATCTCCCGGAATCGGGCGCGCTCCTTTTTACGGCATCTATCCCGAAGGAACCAGAATCTTCCGACGTGAAATCCGGACTTTTGGAAACCGTAAGTATCGGTGTCATCGCACACGATGTCCGTTGCTCTATCTGCGGACAGAATATTGCTGAAGACGGGCTTTGCGAACATGAACGAGGTCAGGTATATGACGGGCAGACCTGCTATTGGGATGTCCTGTCCATGGAACCGAAGGAACTATCGTACGTGATCGTACCCAGTGATTCATACGCAAAGAACGTTAATCTATATACAAGTACGCCTCCTGTGAAGAAAAATATCACGGAAGGCGCCGAAGACCTTAATTTTATTCCTAATGGGGGTACTATGGACGAACAAGAAAAGAAAGCACTCCTTGATCAGATCCAGACTTTGAAAGACAAGGAAGCTGCATTGACCGAAGAAAAACAAACGGTCGAACAGAAATTATCGGATACGGAAGCGAAGAATTCCGAACTCGAAGCTAAAGTAGAAAAATTGACGGCCGATATCGAAGAACTTAAGAAAACGATCTCGGAAACAACCGAAAAATTGACGGCCGCTACAGATGCATCCAAAAACGCCGAAGCCGCTCAGGCTGAAGCCGAAAAACAGTGCACACAAGCACAGGAAGCATATCGCGGCCTTTTGGAAAAAACTTTTAATCAGGCTCGTAAGGTTGCCGGTAAAAAAGAATTGGCCGAAGATGCTTTACAGAAACGAAGCAACGAATCCCTTCTGGATTCCATTCATGATTTGACGGAAGACGTAGACGTACCGAAAGTCGACGTAACCCAGAAGATCCAGGATCCTACGCTCCCGAACCTGGATGAAGCCGCTAACGATCCGGAACATAAAAATAATGGTAAAATGGAAACCCGTAAAGAAGTCGATCTCAGTAAAACACTTGAAACCCTTTTTACGGAAGCTATGAAACGGTAATCAAACCTTAGATAAGTATTTTAAAATAAGAAAACAAGAAAGGCAGTTGGAATAATTTGGCTCTATATCCAAGAGATTTTAGCACGCAGGACCGACTCTCTCCGGGTGCTCATGGTGAAAAATTCGTCGTTGATTTGCCGGGCTATCGCGATGGCGATGAACGCATCAACCGTACTAATAATAATCTGAACGTATCGCAACATGATGTACCGAACATCAAATATGACTGCGACGATCGTCTTCCCGCTTTGTTTCGTTACGGATTCGCATACGGGAATAACCAGATCATCGTTCCGAAGGGGCGCATCGCTGCGATCGACGGGAACATGGATCTGATCGATTGGGAAGACAAGAAACAGTATAACACCGCTACTTTGGCTAATGGGGGTGTTCCGGTCCGTCTTCGTACAGTTGCCGATAAATATCCGGCAGACGACGCCGCTAAAGTAAAAAGTAAATTGTATTCTACCGATGCAAAAGGCCATATCGCTGGCCAGGAATATCTGGTAGCTAACGTTACCAAAGAATGGATTCCGGTCGCCGGCCTCGATAAAGCATATGCCGAAGACTCCTATCGTCCGTTCGTCGATAATACAGCAACCGTAGCTGACGGTGCACAGGCTAAATTCGTATCTGACTTGCAGCAGCTCGATGCTGGTGGTTACAAACTGGACGTCGCTACGGATCTTACCGATACATCGTTCCATACCGGTCGTGTCGCCGATAAGACTACCGGCGCTGTCAAAAACAACGTCCGTGATGGGAATATTCCGGTCGGTATGTTCGGTCGCAACGAATTCTCCCGCGACCTGGATGCTTATAACGGTATGGCAGTCGGACCGATCCTTACGGATGCTATGGTAGAACTTCCCTGGTTTGCTTACAAAGATAAAGCCGAAAACAATGTATGGGGTTCCGCTTATGGTCCGTTCGTTGCCGGCGATCTTTTGAAATCTGATGAAAACGGTCGTTTCGTAAAATCTCCGTTGTCCAGCGATAAAGCATTGGCTACGATGAGCATCTCTGAATACGAAAAAGAACGCCAGCAGGTCATCGGCCAGGTATACGCCGTCAATGTTAACATGGTTCCGGCCGGTGCCGCTAAATGGGCTACTTGGGCTTTGGATGATCGTCTTAATTACGAAGGATTCAATCCGGAAGAATATAAGAAGACGAACCGTAAAGGCGAAGATAATATCGCTCGTTCGCCGCATAATTCTACCGGCGAATATCCTGGCTATCCGTACGAAAAAGCATATAACGACCATGATCTCCATATGCTCGCATCGAACCGTGCCGATAACTACGATGAACGTATGAATCAGGAATATCAGTATTCCGAACTGGGTATCCCCGGTCTTACCGATGGCTATAACGCTGTCGTCCGTGAATTCCCGGCTGAAAACGGCGGCACTTTCCATCTGCGTGATCCGAAAGTCCCGTATACGGATGAAGCTGTTCGTCTCTTGAACGTCAACGTCGACAAGGGTTCCGTTAAGATTGCGATCGTACCGACTGGTACGACTCCGGAAGACGGTGACTTCAAAGATGCTGTCGAAGGTACGAAATACGCTATCAAAGGCGGTACAGATCAGGTATTGGCTCTGACTTATTTGAACGAACTCCAGGGTATCCTGGTATTCGGTGCCGCAGATGCCAAGAAACTCGATACTGAACTCGGTAAAGTAGATGGCAAAGCTGTCGATATCTACGTTAAATATACAAAACGTGGCGAAGCCGGTGTCCCGACCTTCATGGACTGGGATGGCTGTATCGGTTCCGTTAAGATCCTGCTCACGAAATAAAAAAATATATCCAAGAGGAAAAAGGCGGACTTTTTCCGTCCGCCTTATTTTCCCAGTTCCATATATAGGAGGTACATTCTTTGAATCTAGAAGAAATGCTCGCTGCGAATAAGCAGGCAAAAGCCAATGCCGTTCAGCAGTTGAAAGAATTTAAAGAAGGCAAACGAGATAAAGCGCCTAGCGTAAAACCTGAATCGTTTGACCTTGTTGAAAAGATGATCTTGAATTCTACCGGTGATTTCAGTAAAGGTTCCGTAACCGTACAGGAAACCTTGATGAGCACCGATGTCGTTAAATTGATCCCGAAAGTCATCGAAGGCCAGCTCCGTCAGGCCGCTGAACCGGAATACCTAGCTTCCAACTTCTTCAAGACTGTCCAGGTACCGGCCGGCAATTCCGCCGTTTATGTCATTCCGTATGTCGGCGAAATCTATGCTGCTGAAGTACAGGAAGGCGGACGTTACAACGAACAGAGCCCGGATTATACGACCATGGAAAATGGCACGTTCGAAATCCGTGTCAAGAAAATCGGTTGTAAAGTCAGTATCACCGAAGAAGCTATCACGGATGGCGCCTGGGATATCTATTCCCTTAGCGTACAGCAGTTAGGCCGTGCTATGGCTCGTTATAAAGAAGAATGGTGCATGAACTCCTTTACGGATCATGGTCATATCATCTTCGATAACGCTATCGCTGAACAGAATCCGGAAGCCCGTACCCATGGCTTGGATAAGAACGGTAAATACAACAACACGATCACAATGGAAGACGTACTGGATATGATGCTTTCCATGATGGGCAATGACCAGACACCGACCGATATTATTATGCATCCGTTGACCTGGGTCATCTTCGCCCGCAACAGCATGATCGGTAATGGCTTGACATTCGGTGCCTTTGGCGGTCAGTCCGTACATCCGTGGGGTGCTACCCAGGGTACTCCTGGATTCGCCGGTCTTTCTTCCGATATGGGTCCGCAAAAATTCATTATGACTCCGGAACAGACACAGGGCCGTCTCCCGTTCGGCATCAACGTTAACTTCTCGCCGTTCATTAAATTCGATAAAGTAAATAAAACATTCGATATGTATATCATCAACCGGAATAACGTCGGCGTTATCGCACAGAAAGATCCGCTTACGACCGACAACTGGACGGATCCGGAACGCGATATCCGTCTGTTGAAAGTCAAAGAACGTTATGGCGTTGGTATCCTCGACAATGGCCGTGGTATCGCCGTTGCCCGTAATATCGCTGTCGCTCCGACTTATCCCGAAGCTCCGACGGTTACAATCCAGAATAAATAATCTCGGATAACGACAAATAAATAGGACAAACAGAATAGCGGCTGAAGCAATATTCAGCCGCTTCCTTTTTCAATAGGAGGTCATAAGAATCTATGTTAGCTAAGATTACGTTAGCACCCGGTCAGATCGGGTTCCATGATGCACTTTCCAATATCCATCTTACGGTAGCTAATCCGACAGCGGTCGTACCGGTTGGCGCGAATACCGAACATCTGAAAGAAGCCGTAAAAGACGGTAAGATTCTTTTGCTTACGGGTACCTTATCTTCAACGCTGAAACATCGAGAAGTCAAATCGAAAGAATCAATCCAGTTCGCGAAACGGATGAATCTCCGTCGTCCTGTCGTAAATCAGAACGTAGCTGATTCCAAACAGAAGAAAGCAGAAGCCAAGACTGAAGCTAAAGCAGAACCCGTAAAAACAGTAGAAACACCGAAAGTAAAACCGGAACCTAAGAAAGAAATCAAGAAACCGGAAATCAAAGAAGTAGAATTGGTCAAATCAGTTAAAGAATCCAAAGAAACGACAAACGTTAAAAAGAAATAAGGTGCGCGTATGCATCAAGATTTTGTAGTCGTCGATGTCGTAACCGATTTTTTTAAGAAACAGCTGGATATTTTCTTTAATTTCGAATTAGATCCAGCTACGGTTACGGATCGATCCATAAAAGTAGTCGAAAACCATAGCGGTTCAGTCGTACCGATATCGTATCAAACGGACGGCAATTGTATTTCGATATTCTTGAAAGAGGATCCTGTACCGAATATCGAATATATGCTGGTCTGCAATAAGGAAATCTGTAATATAACGCATCAACATCTTCGTACAGAATATATCCGTTATATACAGTTTACGTCTACGATAAAAAACGAAGTAGAAATAATCACGCCTAGTAACCTGGAAACGATCGATAAAATATATCTCGTATGGAATGAAAAGAAATATAATGCCGACGATTATATCAATCGGTATCATATCCAAGTAGCATCCGATAATACATTCCAGCATATCGTGGCAGAAACTATCGTCATCGACAAGACTGATATGTATCTGGCTATCCCGGATGAAGCGAAACGGCAGTATTATCTTCGTATCCGTGTCGAAACCGATAAAGATTTCGGTCCTTGGTCGGATATCGTTTCTTTCGTTTATCAGAAGGATATCCAAGATAAGCAAGATACCGGTAAGGATACGGCTCCGGATACAGATATTCGTCCCGTCGTCGAAATACCGCTTACGCTCGTCGAACAACCAGAAAATGGCGTAACGCCAGAATCGTTCGTTTTTACGTTCGATGAACCGATAGCGCCAGATATTTCTTTATCGGATATCCATATAACACGGAAGGATTGGTGATGCTATGGATACCGTAGACTTCCGTTATATTATAGACGGGAATAAATTAGAGATCATCCCGAACGATACGTTAAAAGATAATTCTATATATACGATACGTATCGATAAACTCCGATCGGATATCCATCCGGATCGTACGTTAGAGAACCTGAAAATACAGGTTACGACAAAAATGGCGCCAGCTTATTGTACACTGAATGATGTACGGTTCCTAATCGATACTTTCGGTATCCCGGAAGAACAAATTCTTTATTATATCCGGGAAGCCAGTAAATACGCTGATTATATGAAGAACGAGGATTCTGTTGCCGATTCGGAAGCAACTTTCGCGATGCGCGAATTCGTAAAGACGAAAGTAACGTTAGATGCTCTTCTGAATGCTTACATCAAACGAGCAGCCGGATCGTCTACCCGTGGAACGCTCGGCGTTATCTCTTATACAGATTCCGAAAATTATAGTAATTCGATCGGCGATCTTCTGGATAAACTTAGAGCTATCCTGAAAGGCTGGGGCGATGCATTAAAAGGTTACGAACGGGAAGGTAGAGCCAAACCGCGTTACGCTAAGAAAGCATACAAAGACGAAGAACAAACGACGTTCGATCAGATCGTCAACGACTTGTCGCGTACGCTTCCGGACGATATTTAAGAAAGGATATAGCTTATGCCGAATATTCCTGAATTCGATAGAAAAATCAAACAAATCATAGAGTATTGGGAATACGAGATGTATCTAGTACATCCTGATACATATATCGATTGCATCTGCCAGGATAAGACAACGAAACAAGGCGATCCTTTTTGCGAGAATTGCCTGGGTACCGGCAAGAAGATATATATCCGTAAAATAAAAGCGAATCGTCAGCCTTATGTTCTTACGGATACCCGGTATGCAACAAATAATGCGTCCGACGCCGCCGTTTATTATGCCCGTGATATTTATCCGATCCATAAGAACGATATCATCATCACAGGGAATCATGTGGACGTCGTCCAGTATGCCGAAAAATATCAGTCGAACGCACTAGGCCCAGTATATTATGCCGCTTATACGGCGCCGAAAGTATACGATAAAGCGGTATTCCTGGCAAATTTCAAGAAGATCGTAGGTGATTAGTTATAGCGACTTATGATCCAAACCATTCCATCCTTATTCTAGGTCAATCAGATATCCGTGGTGCTGGTATCGTAAAACAATTCGATACGTTTGGCAAATGCGCTAAATACTACGGAATGGATAACACAATAACTAAATCTTATTATACGGCAAAATTTCTCGGCGTCCCGACTATTTTTACGATGTCTTATCGGAATTATTCGGACTTCACGGCGATATCCGGTATTTTTCAACAGAATGATTTCGGTTATATCGTACCGGTCGATATTTATCTGTCTGAGTATTATAACAATCCGTACCGCGGGAATATCCGTACGTATTATTTACAATACTTATGGGAACAGTTGCCGTATGATTCAAATAATATCATTTTGGCTACCGATAAACATGCTTCCCTATATAAAGATATGGATGCTTTCCTTACGGATATGTCCGGTAAGATCTTATCGTTGAAACAACACGTACTACCATCCGTAAACCTACGGAATTTCATCATGGTCGATAATAATTTGAAAGATTGTAACTGGGCGAATTTAATCGCCGCTTCTTTATTGGCTGTTTCTGATATACCGGATTATCCAGAGATTCCGGAAGGATTAACTATCAGTGATCCTATTTTTACGATCGCACCAATCGATGTTACGGATGAACAGGTTTATTTTACGAAGCATACTGGCGGCACGATAACTGTCGAGAATCTATTGAACTTCGATGTCAAAGGTGTCACAAAACCGGTCGTCGTCGATAAGATTCTCCGGTATATGATGCGGACATTCGATTTCCAAGAATTCCTGGGTAAACCATATTCCGAAGTACGTCGCGTCAAGATACAACGGAAATTACAGGATTATCTGGAAGAGTGGAAAGATTATATCCTGGTAGATTATAAAATCGATTCCGTATCCGCAGAATACGATCCTAAAGTACCGGGTACCGTCCGTATCATCTGCCGTTATCGGATACAACCGAAGAATACGATCGAATGGTATCGAGGTGAAATTATTTTATGATACAGCATAACCGTGTCGAAACCCTACAAGAACTCTTACAGCGACAACGCGACATTTTACAACCTTCTAAATCGATGGATACATTATATCCAGATAAGATCAATATCCAACGGGCTAAAAAAGGAGCGACTGTCCGCGATTTCATTGATATGGTATCCGATCTTACAGATAAAGTATTAAAAAAACGATATGGAATCACGTTCGATCCGGATGAAGGGCATACTCCGAATGACGTAGATACGTTAAAAGGGCATCCGCGAATTATTTATAAACTGATTTCCCGAAAACCGAAGTTAGAACGGAAAGAACGCCCGATGGCCATGTTCGATGATGACGGGAATCCGATCGAAATCTGGTCCCAAAGTTTTACTTGTATGATACAGTTCAATATCCTGGCTGGCACATACGATATCGCCGATAAGGCTATGACTGATTTCGAAGATATGCTCAGTAAATATACCGGATATTTCAAGGAGAACGGTGTTTCCGAATTACTCTTCGAAAAACAATATACCGACGAAAATTACGACGTATATCGACAATCTGTTTCGATCCGTAGCCTGCAATATCGTGTCGATATTCAACGTATCAAGTACCTTACGAATACGGCTATGCAGGATTTAAAACCAATCCTTCATGACAGCAGTGAAACGTAATTGGTCCAAGAGTAATTCTATCATTAGCAAAAATTAATTTATTTTCCGAAAGGAGTTAATGACTTGAGTATTTTTGATAACGAACAGTATTTGCCTGGTGTAAGTACTGAAATCATATCTCAATACCAACAGACTTACGATACGACCCTGTGGGATACGACCGATTCTGTCGTCGTTATCGGTACGGCATTTAACGGACCGACAGGCGTCGTTACTCCGGTCTGGAATCCGACACATGCTCAGTATCTGTATGGCAATGCTTATAATTCTAAGACTAAAACAGAAGTCGATCTGCTTGCTGGTGTACAGGCTGCCTGGGATGCTGGCTGCCGCACCATTTATTGTATGCGTGTCGGCGGGAAAGCCATGTATAAAGATTTCGATCTGAATACGGGTAACGGATATAAACTCCGTGTTTCTTCCTTGTATCCTACGAATTCTGGCAAACAGGCTTTCTTCGTATATAACGATAATAATAACAGTGAATCCGAAGAAACGATCACGTTCTACAAAGTCCCCGATCGCGCTACAATCAACGAACGGAATCAGGGTCTTGTCGAATCCACAAGCAAAATGATCAAGACGGAAATCCGCTTGAATCAGGATTATGGTCTTACGAAAGATACACCGCTCCGTGATGTCATCGATCTGTTCAATAACCATTCGTACAACAATGTACTTCGTTTGGCTATCGTAGGTCCGGAAGGCTATGAAATTACAGAATCGGCCGAAGCTTCTGATATTACGTTAGGTAACGTATTCCCTGGCCTATATCTGATCGGTCGTTCCCAGAATACTCCGGATATGCCGACTCATACGGTCGTTAAAACAACGCTCGTATTCGATCCGAAGAAAGCGAAGAACCTGCCGTATGAAAATTTTACGGGTAGCCATTTCGATACTTTGGAATTCAATTCCGATGTATCACAGCCGTATCCTATCTATGGCTCGACGAAAGAAATGCGCGTTGAACTTTCTAAAGTCGGTATCACGATGGTCGACGATTACGATTATCTGGATATCCTGAACGGTTCGAACGCCGCTTTTGCTGAAGACGATGTCGATTATGAAGAAACCAGCATGACTGATTTCGAAAAATATCAGCATCTCGGTTCTGGTTATGCTATCACGGCCAGCCTGAAACGCCGTCTCTCTGCGGATGGCAAAACGGAATTACAGCCGAAAGTTATCGAAACGAAGACCAATAACGAAAACCGTGTCATTGGTGTCGAAGACGGTATTTATTCTACTCTCCAGGATGTACCGGTCGATTTCCGTGTTCTCGGTGCTTCTTTCCCGGCTGATAAAATCATTTCCGGTAAGCTTCCGAAACTGGATGCTTTCAAAGTCGTTTCGCCGAGTGTTTTCGATTTGATCGAATTAGGTGATGCTTCTGATAGCCAAACGCCGTATCTGATGAACGTTGTACCGAAACTTTCTGAAGATATCAATATTCCTGACAAGAAATACAAGATGTTGTTCAAGGTATTCGATGCTTCGAAATATCCTGAACTTACGCAGGATAACGTAGCCGAAAATTCGTATATTGTCGTTCCGATGGTAGACGATATCAAGAATATCGATACGAAAGTTACGAACGGTACCCAGGTGCTCGTCAAAAAAGCGGCCGCTTCCTCTGGTTCTGGCGCAACTACAGGTGAAGGAACAGCTGCTCCGGCTTCTGCTGATAGCTATAATCTGTATACGATTTCCGATGGCCAGGCCGTAAAAGTAGAACCCAGTGACTTCTATGATAACGGTAAAACCGATAAAGATGCTAAACATACGTATCTGGCTTCCAATAACGCATTGTACGAAAGCGCTATCGAAAATAAGGAACTCGTATTCAAGAAGAAAGATCCGGCTTCCGTTACAGGTAAACAGTATGTCACCGTTAAATGCAACGACGTATTATTCGTATGGAAAGTAAATGGCGCTGGTTCTTATGAACCTGTAGCTGATTTCGATTCCTTGAAGGATAACTACGATAAAGATGACGCTGTATTCGTTTATATCGAATCCTTACCGATGAACGATAACCAGATCGTCGTATCTTCTCCGCATTTCGAAGCGTTGAATGTCCAAGACTTCATTGATTCTTTAAATGCTAACAAAGCTTTCGCGAATATCTTTACGGCAAAACTGACGAAAGACGGCACAATCAATAAGGATGAATACATGAAATCCATTCTGGATAAAGACGGCAAGACTGTTCTTTCCCAAGGTGTTGCTGACTCCGTCATCGATAAAGACGCTAAAGAATTAGGCGCCGATCATACTGTCGTTTATGATTACGATAAGTATATCCCGTATCGTACGACCGATAACTTCGCTCGTCAGTTAGCACAGCATTGCACGTACACGGAATTGAAGACAGCCCGTACACATGGCATCATCGGTTGCGCTCGTCTCCTGGATACTTCCATTTCCAGCATTGCAAAGAAAGCCGCTTCCGTATTGGCATTTAATTTCGATATGTACGCAAAACGTCCGAATGGTCGCAATCTCTTGGATAACAAGAATATGCCGTATCAAGTCGGACGCAACGTTACGATCACCTTGTTCCAGCACGCTACCAGCATCGATAACGGCGCGTACACCTTCCTTTCGAATGGTGCTGCTGCTTATGCAGGCATGGTATCCGCATTGGATCTGGCACAGTCTACAACGGCTCAGACGATTTCTATCGTACCTGGATACGAATTGTCGCATAGCCAGTTGGTCGCTCTGACGAATAAAGGTATCGTTACGGTTCGTAACTCTTATACCAAAGGATATATTATTACGGACGGTACGACGATGGCCGATTCTTCCGATGGTTTGAAACGACTCAGCTCGACTCGCGTCGTAGGGGCTGTCGAAGCCGCTATCCGTGCCGCAGCCGAACCTTTTATCGGCAAACCGAACAATACAGCTAATCGTAATTCTTTGCAGACAGCTATCGATTCCAATCTGAAGCAGCTCAAAGAAAACGGACTCTTACGGTCCTATGAATTTGCACTCGTCGACGATGCGACAGCTTTGCAGTATACATACATCACGATAAACTACACGATCGTACCGGTCAATGAAATCCGAGAAGTTCGGAACTACATCACCGTACAGAACTCGATGCAGTAATAGCTTAGATAAATCGAACGCAGGTGAGATAGGCGGAATGACGATAGTCCAAAGAGAAACGCTCTGTCGGTCCGCCTATCAAAATTCCGCGTTCATTTTTATATATATTATAATTTATATATTTTTTAAAGGGGTGTTTATATGGCTTATACAGCCACAGCATCTGACTATACGAAGACGTATACTTCGTTCTCCGGATGCGATATCGTATGTACGTTCGGCAGCGTGGTCATAGCCGAACTTCAAGCAATTACCTATTCGATTACTCGTGAAAAAGCTCCGGTTAACGTATAGGCCGGAGGATAATACTTTGCTCAAATCGGTGAACGAGATATGTATCCAACGCCGAGGGTAAGGATAAAAAATATCCAACGCCCGTAGAGACTTGACCGAAAGGTCTTGACGTTTTTGTTCCATTCCGTGTATCCGGAAATAAAGGACTTAGATATATTGACTAAAGAATTTGCATGGATGTTAGGTATCCTTTTGTCGGACGGTTGTATTAATAAGCCAAATTATCGGCATAAAGGAGACGAAACGCATCTAGAGTTTGTTTGTAAATATGATGACCGGAAACTTATGTATAAAATAAAAGATATCTTGGGAGCTTCCGGCAATGTTTGCGAATATCCAGATTATAAATCGCCTCAAGCAAAAATAAGAGTTTATAATCGAAAAGATATTATTGAAAAATATAGCGATATAAAAACAAAAGTACCAGATGATATAAAAGGATATGAACGCCATTTTATTCGTGGATTAGTCGATGGCGACGGTTGTTTGTATTATCGGGAAAATCGAAAGTCATTCTGTTTTGGTTTTGTAAATGAATACGAATCGATCGTATCCTGGATAGCACAGACAATCTGTAATCTGTTAAAATTTCCAAAGAAGAATTTACGATATATCGCGAAAGATCATATTTACGAAGTGCGCTGGGAAGGAAATCTGGCGCGTATCCTGGCTTATTGGCTATATTATGGCGATATTTCTTCCTGTACTTTAGATAAGAAACAGGAATATATGTATCGATATGTATTAAACGATAAGGATTTAGATTATGATGCGGCTGTCTTATATGCCGCCAATGCGAATATCCAAGATAACGAAATCAGTTTTCGCACCCCTTACTCGAAAACGTTGCTATGGTGCCATATCGTGCAAAATCTATTATCCTTTCATACCATACCTGTATTCCATAATAAAGGGAAAAAGAAATACTACCGATTATATATACCTAAGAACGTTAATACGCAAAGTGCCGATATAGATATATCGGTAAAGGCATAGTCCACATAGCTATACATTAGGTAGTGCAGAACCGCGTTCCTTCTCTCGTGGCAAACGCGGGATTGGAGGTCAGTTGGTATTCACGGTATTCGACCATGATGCTCTTCTGGAAGCCTTAAAAGTTAATGCGGCCGGCGCAGCAAAATTCCAACGTATCGGCGGCGAAATGAACATGAAACCGATGCGTATCGAAGAATGGGATAAACAGATGACGTCCCAGGTCGGTGCCGGTAAAGCCACGAGTTCGGCCAATAATGCCGACGAAATCACGCGGAAAGCAGCTGTCATTACAGATCCGTACTATGACGACGAAGTTCCGCCCTTCGATATCACGGTATCGTTCGCGAACGAATATGGACAGGAAGCAGCTTTGGTTATCTATGGTTGCGAAATCCTGAACGAAGCAAACGGCTTCTCGATCGACTCTGTTCTGTCACAGAAAGCCTGCACCTTCGTAGCCCGTCACGTAGCGCCGATGCACGCAGTCGAAGCGAAATAAGCATACGTAATAGTAGGCCGAAGAGAAATCTTCGGTCTATTTTATTTGAAAAAATAGGTGGTTATACGTGCCTACCAGCATATTTACAGAGAAAAAAATCGTTGGCGGCTCCGACTGGATCGTAACTAATAATACGTACTCCGGTTGTGATATGGTCGCAACGATTACAATCAATACCCAGCAAGGTAGTATCGCACAGGTTATCGGAAGCCTGCAAACGATTTCAGTATCGACATCGCAGAATAAAATGCCAGTGCGATGTTTAGGTGATATCAACGCGAAAGATTATGTAGACGGACCAAGAACAATCGCCGGCTCGCTTATTTTTACCGTGTTCGACCGGCATTGGTCAAAAGATGTCTGCGATCAGCTTATCGGTCTGGGTGTTTATCAGAATAAACATATTATTGCCGACGAATTCCCTCCGTTCGATGTTACGATATCGTTTGCAAACGAATATGGTTATGAATCTCGGATGGCTATCAAAGGGATCCGTATCATGACGGAAGGACAGACGATGAGTATCAACGATATCTATACCGAGAATACGTACCAGTACGTAGCCATGGATATCGATTATATGGATTCAGTTGGATTCATCAACGGACAGAGCGATAATATACCGGCGAATATTGGCGATGTATCGGGAGAAGTCATCGATATAGCGAAACCGAAAGAAGTTATTCCAGAAACTTCGACACCGGAAGTTGTACCCAGACCACCGGTATCGCAGAAATTGGACGACGACTTTTCTTACAGCCGAATCGTACCGGAATCATTTTCCAGCTTAAAAGATTATAAGCTTTCGTTACTAAAACAGAAAGACTTATATTTGATTAAGGCGAAACAGTTATATAATCCGAATAAAAAAGAAACGAAAGATAAATACAATGCATTAAAACAAAAGATAGCCAGCGGATATTCTGCTAAATTAAAACAGGGTATCCAATATTTTAATTAACGAAGGGAGTGACGCATCATCGATTTCTGTATCTTACGCCAGAATAAAGATAAAGTATGGATCCATAGCAACCAATATAAATGCGGTAAAAAAGATATTGAATATTTTGATATCAAACTCCCGAATAAAATATATAAGAAACATTTGGATGCGGCTGATTTTACGTTAGATGACCTATATGCCGGTACTTGGTGCATCCGTTACAATATAAAACAATTCTTCGATTTTAAGAAACAATCGAATAAGGAATACGTCGACGAATTACGAGATGTATTAGGACTGACCGATACAGGATACAATCTTCCGTTCAACTATTATATTAATAGCTTGAATACGATACCGGAAGAAAATCCTATCGTCGTTCTGTATGATAGTCTGAATACAATTGAATCACTAGTTAGTTCATCACGTAAGAGAAAACTGCATGAAGTCTTGATTCATTTCTTGGATACCGAACAATATCAGAATAATCGAAAAATGGATGCACAGGACGTTTATAACACTTTTATATTCGATAACGACATATTTGATCGAAAAGTAACGGGTCATTTCACTGGGTTCGCGGTCCTCTACAAACGTAAAAATAAAGAATGGCAGGAAACCTGGCGCCGTTATATTCTGGACACCGATATTGATCTTCAGGATTCTTCGTATGGCTTATATCGATTGGATATGTATTCCGTAGACATGGACTTATTGAAACGATATTATTATCATGTACCGAAACATGAAGATATCCAAAACATTTTTGATCCGTTCCGTGAAACTATGATTGAAGAAAAGGAACGGATCGATCAGCTCTTAGAAGATACGATATACGCACCGGAACTATCGGAAGAAGAAAAACAGATATATACACGCCAAATTCTTTATGCGCCGAATAATCTATATTTCGCAGAACCAGTCGTAAAAGAAGATGATTACAGTCGATTATTCATCGATGTCGATCTCGAAGGAATAAAAGCAATGAAACAACCGATGTATATCGTAGCCGAAGAAGCAGATACGTTATGCCGTACCGATAATTTTTCGTTGAAAAGACGATTCGAAATTACCGATACACCTGTTGTCATCGATACAAAAGCTTCGTTCTTTAACGAGGGTGAACCGTATTATTTCTATATTGAAGATGGTAAGCATCTGAAATACTCGTTTGTTTCGGCTTATCAGATACCGTTAGAAAATACGGACGATTATCGGAAACGATCGATAACTAGATTCCTTACGAATCGTATCCAACGGATTATGACACAATTGAATTATGATTTAGAATCTAATGTAACTACGATGGTAGCTGAATTTATAGATAGTGCGGCACATGATACAGATACGACGTTATATAATCTAATTGACGAAACGTTCTTCCGGTATATTCAAGATAAATATACGACGAACCGATTCGACGTATTGCGCAGTCTATATATGGATAAGATATGTCACGAAGACGTAGATTTTTCAGCCTTATCGGATGTAAAGGTAAGACCGCAGTGGCATTTAGTCGATTTTCCATATGAACTACCGGATAATTATATCGTAGAATGTACGATGTTCACGAATACAGGATATAAAAAGACGTATTATCGAAATACAGATACAGCCGTTTCTATTTATTATCGGCCGGCGGATTATGCTGTATTCTCGGTATTCTCGTTAGATACCGGGAAACGGATCGGCGGATTCCTTATCCTGGATAATACGAAATCGAAATTGCGGTTCTCTTCGTATCAACTGAAAGCGACGATAGATTATGAATAGCGAGACACAATTAAACAGCCTCCCTTGGTATCAACATTATGTTATCGGACATAACGTAACAAAAGAACAAAATGGATTCCGATTAGATTCAACATATTATAAAAAATATTATAGTACGATTGATGCCGAAGTTTATTTTGGTGACGAATACGTCGAAGACGCACACGATATCCAGTGGCAGATAAACCAGCAGACACAACCATTATTTGGCTATAATTCATATGTGTTCGATGAAATCGCGAAAGGGAGCCGTATCATTCAGGGTAGCTTCTCGGTGAATTTTCGGAGCGCAAATTATTTTGATATCTTATTATCGAAAGCTAAGATAACCGATACATATACTAAGACATATACGATAGGAGGTACAAGCGGCAATCCAAAAGAAGACGAAGAAAAAGGAAAAATCATCGACGAATCCGATAAAAAACCGCTATGGGATGTCCGGTTCGATATCGATGTCATCTGTATGAATGATACAAAAGGCGGCGGGCCGGCTCATTTAGTTTTACAGGATACAGCAATCAGTACTTGCGGACAAGCGGTAGCGGCTTCCGGTGGTGTCATGCAACAACATTATACATTCATAGCCAGGGATATCCTGACAGTAGAATAGAATAAAGAAAAAACAGAATCAAGAAGGAGATAGGATCTATGCTAGACGAAGCAACAAAATCACAATTAAAACAGGCGTACGGTAAATTATATATCACGGAATTAGATAATGGTCAGGAAGTCGTATGGCATCCGTTGAACCGCAAGGAATATCGTGATATCGTATCGGATTTCAATGCCGATAAGACGGACGCAGAGATCATCATGAATAGACAGGAAGATACCTGCCGTAAATGTATCGTATATCCATCGGGCGCTGAATTGGAAGACCTTATCCAAGGGTATGCCGGCGTCGTCATTACGATCTGCGACGAAATTTACGCCAAATCCGGATTCAATATGACGAAGAGTACGCAGGAATTATAATATGCGGATCGTCGATTATCAAAAGAAGCCGATCGATCTTACGGAACTTTTGATTAAATTCCGCGAAAAGTACCGTAACGTATATATGTATCAGGTCGGCGACGATGTTTTCTTTTATCGTCCTTTATCCAGGGCTGAATATAAGACATTGTTCGAAAGCGGAACTGTTACTGATTTGGATCGGGAAGACCTGATCGTCAGTACCTGCTTATTGTATCCAGAAAACTTTGATATGAATAACTGTGCAGCCGGATTGATTACTGAATTAGCCGAACAGGTTATGAAGAATTCGTTCCTAACAGCAGATGCGCAGACCCGTATCCTTAGTTATTATCGAAAAGATATGGCTGATGTCGATAATCAAATCACCTGTATCATTCACGAAGCTTTTCCGACGATCGATATCGAAGATATGGAAAACTGGGGCGTCGAACAGACTTTGAAATATTTCTCGAGAGCCGAATGGATACTTCATAATATCCGAGGCGTTCCATTCCAACAGGGAGACAAAGCTCATAATGCGTTTGTCAATAAGCCGGATCCGGAACCGCCGAAACCTCCGCTCGAATATAACCTTCCGAAACGGGAACCGGTACAACCAGAAATAAAAGAAGAACCCGAAGAAAAACCGATTGAAGAACCGAAACCGAATGGTAGAAAGAAAAAGAAACGGAACCATCGTGGCGGAAAGAAAGAAAAATTGACGCCGGAAAAATTAGCGGAACTGAAACGAAAATATCCGACGATTGACTGGGAGCATGACGACGGAAATATCGGCGTCGAAGGACTTACATCTCAACCAGATGTTGATACATCATTAGCGCCGGCCCTTCGCCCGAGACGAAAGGTCCTGGCACAAAAACAAGCAACCGAGAATTACGCGCAGATAATGGAAAATGCGCAGAGACATAATAAATATAAGGATTGATTTTAAATGGCTGAAGACCAAGTAAAACAAGATGCGAATTCAACTCCGCTTGATGGTCTAAGTTCGTTAGCAAAGGCGGCACTGGCAATAGGAACCAGTTCCGCCCTTTTTTATCGGGCTGGCGGGGATATCCTGGTATCTGAAGAATTGAACCGAGCTTATCGGTTCCGGAATGCGCTGATGCTGGATATCAATAAGACTGGCGGATTACAGGCTACGCTTCCGGAATGGAAACAACGTGGATTACGCTGGCGTGACTTATGGAACGATACGGCTTCGCAAAGTACGGAAGATTATAAATTTAACGAACGGACGAGCACTATTTTTGATTTATTACGGAAACGGTATGAGTTCGACCAGACAGATGATATACGCCGGCAAGTAGGTGCTGAATTATATCACGACGATATCTTAGGACCTATTTTCTCCAGTAAAGAATTCAAGGAATTGCCGACTGATTTAAAAGATCAGTTACATGATTATTTAGAACGGGCTTATGGATTCCGTAATCAGCCGGCACGTTTGCAGGAATTAAAGAATAAGATGTCCGGCGAACTCTTGAAACATAAGGAATTAGCCGATAAATTCCTGGAAGAGATGCAGGATCGTATCCACGAAGTACCGTTCAGTAAATCTGATATCGGATATGAACATGCTACCGATGAATTATGGTCTGATTCACAGATCAATAAGGAACGGGTAGACGAAGAAATAGCCAATCGTCGTAAGTTGTTAGATGCGCCGGAAATCTATCTGGAAGAATTACAACATGGGTTAAAAAAGAAGAAAGCGATCCGTTTTGCAACCGGCGATCGTGCCATGACGTTACGGGATATGATCGAGAATCCGGATATACGGAATCTTTTTATCAAGAATAAACTAGTAACGGATAAAGAGAATAACCCGATCAATGCTATCGATTATCTAGAAGAAACCGTAAATTCATGGAGAAAGCGGTATAAGGATAATCCGGAAAAACTTTCGATCATCGACCAGATATTAGATTCCGAATTCTCGCAGGAATTCCGTATCGAAGAAACTATCGATAAAAACGGCAAAAAGTTGTTGAAGCCGCATTCTTTTCGTACGATAAATAACGGCGTCGATGCACTTTTCGGTGAATATCGGAATACGTTATTAGGTCATCTGTTAAAAGCCTCCGAAATGGTGAATGTATCCCGGCAACCGAAAACATTCTTATGGCATAGAGGAGATTTCGTACCGGGACTTGAATTAGCTGTATCCGGTAACGACGAAGAACGACTAAGCACGAACGTACTTAAAGTCGGGAATCGATATTATAAGCAGAATATAACGATCGGTGAAGGCGGACGCACTCATACTTCTTGGGAATATCTAAAAGATTCTCCGTTCCTTCGTACACATAGCAATGAAACTGGTGCCTTTAAGCGTACGATATTAGCCATGTACGATAAAGATGGCCGCAATATTGTTATGGACCAGAGCCAGGCAGGATTCTTTCATAATATCCTGGATTTGGATTTAAATATCCATGCACCGCTTACGTTATCTGACGAACAAAGCGAAGCACTCGGGAATAATATCGCTTATTTCCAGTATGTCGATCGGGACGTAGCTAATAAATTAGCGAACGGAGAAATGTTAGACAGACCGTTACTGTATGATCAGATAGGACGATTGAACCGATTCCAGAATTTCATTGACCGGAATACGAAATCCATGGATCAGAGTACAATCCGTGAATTCCGTAGCGTTCTTCGGGAAGCACAGCAGAATGGCGAACTGAGTAACGATATCTATCGCGATCTATTAAATATCACGCAACTACATGATACCGATACGATTGCCGAACGATTATCCGTTAATCTGGGTATCAATCCCGATAAATTTTTGAGCGCTGATTTGCGGGATGATCTGACTTCGTATCATCGTGATCCGCGATATTTTATGACGCAGTATATGCGTCAGCATAAAGACCTATCCAGTATGAATGTATCTGATAAGGTACGGGAAACCGATCTGGCAGGTCGTATCTTTAAACGTGATATCCAGCAGGAAATGTTCATGCGTATCTTCTCGGATTATTCGGCTAAGAATGGGACAGAAAACACGTATCGGTATACTCGTCAACTTCTGGAACGCTTACGGGCACATGAAGGGATATCTGATGAAGCTATCGTAGAATCCAGACGGCTTATGATGCAGGCATATATCTCGTGGAGTACAGGATTGAACCGGGATACGATACGAGAAACGCACGATACGAACATGCAGCATATCGTCGAAAATGTCTATGGACTGATGAGCAATGGCGATGCAAAATTCAAAGCCGATTTCGATTCTTTCGCTAAACAGCGTAGCCAGGGTAGCGGCGAAGAATATGTTGATTTCGACGAATCCTGGAAACCGACGGTCGATACACCGAAATATGGTATTCACTACGAAAATCCGTCACTAAAATCAGTTAGACATATTCTGAATGCCGAGAACTTATCGACGAAAGAAAAAGCGAAACAGACAGTCGAGAGCGTTTTCGGTATGTTTATCGGTGGAAAAGGTCATAGTCGGCAGATTACACCGCTTACGATGCTCGGTCCGTATAATTTAGTCAATCGTCTGATGGATCCGTTAGGTTCCGGATTATTAAGTACGATTCTTGGCACCGAACTCCCGGTACCAAGAGGCTTGAATGTATCGTTCGATATGGCGTTTCATAAAGGACGCGGAAATTTCTTGCAGATATCCAAGAATCTGATGCTGAAGCGACTGCTTCCTATCTATATTGGGATGCAATTCCTGGATGCTACGAACGATATGCAAAAACAACTTACGGGAATGAGTACCGAAACTTCGATACGAAGTGGTGCCGCAAATATTAATCTGGGTATCCGTAAGATATTAGATGCAACTGGATTAACAGGAGCCTTGAAAAATCTAAAAGATTCGAATGTCGTATGGCAGTATCTGGATGGCAGTGGCGATTCTTTCCGTTCTTACCATGAACAATTAGATTACTATCGGAATGGATATGATCCGATACGGAAAGGACGTTTCTGGGCTTTCGGTTCGGCGAATGAATTCCGTGGCGGTCAGATAGAATACTGGCGGCCGAATGCTTTACGGGAATCAACAGCCGATGCTTACGATGCGTCAATGTATGGTAGTTTATCCAATAAATGGTCACATAGCCTGATTCCAACTCCTTTTGCACCGTTATCTCCGTTGCGGGCTGTCCTGGATCCATATTGGTTAGAACGTATGCATTATAACGACCGTCCTTATCCTTTCACGGGACCTATGTTCCAAGAAGGAACTCCATGGGGTGCGGTATTGAATGCTACGATAGGCCGTCTGATTAAACCGGTAAAAATGATGCACCGGAACGAATTATCCGGCGGTATGGATACTTCAATACTTTTAAATGCTATTAACCGATACACGAAGCAAAGAGCCATCGATAAGAATAATGGCGAGCTCTTTGTTTTACAAAATGGCCGTATCCAACCGAAAGCTTTCATGGCTTACAATGCGCCGACACCGACGACACAGATAACATCCCTTACGTATCAGAATGGAAAGGCACAGAATTTAAATGCCAATGGATACGATACGTACCATGGTGGTGTCGATGTCGCAGACTACGAGAAACATGTAAATAAAGATGCCAGCCAGGATTTTTATACGATAAACGAAGAAGGAACGCCAACTGTTTATGCATCCGATGTACCTGGAGATACGACACACGTACATCAAGACCGTGTACATGATTTAACGTTCATGGAAAAACTGGCAATCCGTTCCGGAAATAATAATAATCCGATTTCACAAGCTGTCTACCGGATGTTAAATGACGTGAATACGGTAACGAAACAGCAAGCTGATTCGAATGTCCAGAAATCGCAAGGTATCCATTTGGATGCTTCACAAGGTGTATTCATTCCGGAAAAGATACGGTACGATCAATCGGACTTCCAGAAAGAAATCGATAAAGAATCCGAAATACAAGATGCGTTACATAGCCAACAGGGGATGGGCTTCGTTCATTCGGCTGCTGTTTCTCTACGCATGGTATCTGGTATCTATGGTTGGATGGCTTCTTTAGCTGGCGATTATGGCGAAATGAACCGGCCGCATATCGCAAATGCTTCGGATATGACGAGTTTCAGTCGTCGTTTCTGGGATCAGAACATGGGTGGTCTTGGCGGCGACGTCATGGAAATCTTACGTCGTTTTGTACCGACATACGGACGATATACCGCGATCAATCCGTTAAAGAATATGATGCCTGATTGGCTTCCTGAACGGTTCAGGATGGGCGATCCATATTCATCTGTTCCTCTCGGAGAGGAACGATTACCTGGTATTGGATATGAGCGGTTGCATCAATTACATTCGGATATCTATGGACGTTATGGCGCTTTAGATCGGTATGCTATCTTATCCGATATTGCACCGTATTCTCCGGAAGCAAAATTCTGGAAACAGATAGCCGCGAAGACGGCTGCACAATCAGACGAAGGGAAAGCTGAATTCAAGGCGATCCGTGACCGGGCAAATGCTGCGAACCAACATCATACATTTTACGACTATCAGTTCTTACATCGCGGATTAGATGTACAGAAAGTAACGATCGGAGAAATATTAGGCCGTGGTAAGTTCAAGATAGCCGGTTCCGAAGATATTTATACGTTAGCCGGTATTACGGTACAGGATAACCAGCAGATCGGTACGGACCAGGTCATGATGCAATACTTGCAGCCTGGGATGGAAGTCACAATCAAAACGGATAGTAGCGATAGTTATAAACGATTAAAAGATACGACGAAAAGTATCTCGGCCGCTGTTTATGTCAATGGCGAGAACGTCAGTACCCAGATGGTCGATAACGGGGATGCTCGATATAAGAAATCGGATACGTCAGCCGCGGCTACTTTAGGTAAATACGGACCTATCGAGACAGCTATCGGTACAGCCGCAGAATTCATCGGACATCTGGATCTGCCACTTATTCATAGCCAGTTCTTACGGATCGATACACCGCTTGAATCATATCAGCATGACCATATCTACGGTACCCAGTATCAGACATGGAATAACTTCTGGGATACATATATCAAAGCCGGATTCATGCAAGGCTGGGGAGATTATGGTATCTTCATGCTGGGGCAAGCCGCAAGAGCCGCTCATGAATGGACGCTAAAAAATCGGGCTGAAAGCAAAAAGTTATTGCGCGCGACTGATATCCTTTATACCATGACAGACCGTGGTGCTTTTGTCGGCAACATGATCGGTAAGACAATTAAATTAGGCGCATCCGGCGCACGTACCTTCCAGCGGAGGACGAGACGTATTGGAGCTGATCTCTCGCTTATTGGAGCACTAGCTGTCAGCTACCAATTCCGGAATCCGTTATATATGGCCGTATCGTATGGTTCTTTCGGATATCGTTTAGCAGGAGCTATTAATCATTTTACTCCTTTTAAAAAGAAATGGGGCGTCCTTACTTCGCTGGCCGCAGGTACTTTATTATGGGGTACGACTACGAAAGGCGGACTACGGAATGACCGCGGCATCTGGATACCCGAAAAGACACGCAACAAATGGATGATAAACGATTATTTCGATCGTTTGACGTATATTAAGATGATGGGATTATATCATAAAGCGGCTGTCTTAGCTAAAGAAAAAGAGGGTGTCGACGTTGAACGGTTATTCCGTATCGAAGATAAAGACCGTATCAAGAAAACGCAAATAAAAGCACAACTCGAAAAAGAGAAACTGGATATCCAGAAGAATCCTTCGAAAGCTGCACAGGACGCTTTGACAACGATCAATAAAAAACTACAATCGTTATCCAGTACAAAGACGGTCCTGCGTGGTGGCGAATATACGAAATCCGCTATTCTATATAGACAGGCCGCGGAAGCTACCATGTATGGATTAAAATCAGATGCTACGATGACGGACATCCTGCGTGCATTGCCGGCAGAAGACCGCGATTACTTTATGGAATTCATACAGGAACGAGATCCAGACAAACGAGCTGAAATCTTACGATATGCCAGTCCACAATTGAAACGGGCTCTTCGTCAGATGTGGGGAATGGATTGGCGTAAACCGGTATCAAACGAAAAATTTTTCCGAAAGTTCAGTCTGCCAGGTCCTTCCTGGAAAGGATGGCGCCCGAATGTCAATCTTTCAGATGTCAAAGCTAAGGTAGTCAAGAACGAAGGATTACTGTTTTCCGACTATGGTATCTACGAATCGGCCTACCGGAAACCAAACGTAATCAATGCACCCAACATTCGTAATTATCGTAATGGCGGCAGTGCCCTTATGGTTAAAGCGAAATTAGAAGCGAACCTGAAAGGATTAGGGCTATCCGACGTAGAAGTGTCGGTCGAACCAAAACCGTCTGGCGGTATCCAGATGGCAGCTCATATCTTAAATGCAATGCCGCAGAATATACAGAATACTATCGAGAATTTGTTTTCGGGAGATTAATATATGGCCAGAAACAAAAAAAGATTATATAATCCGTATCAAGAGAATACGGAAACGGATTTCAATCCGACAAAATCAAATAAATTACAGGATACGATCGAAAGCCTGAAGGAACGAGCACCGTTCTTTACGGCTTATACGAATATGTCGTATTTATCGCAATCAGAAATGAATTATAATCCGCGGACGACAATTACATCTTTTAATAACACAACGAAGCCTTCTTATATGAAGGCTTCAACTTTAAAAGATGCTAGCGACCGCGTCCTTTATGATTATCTGTATCCTTTTATGAATAAACAAAATACCGGAGATGATCTGATATCCAAGACGATCGCTATGGATAGACGATGGGCCGATATGCCATCACAACCTGATAGACGATCCATCCATGACGTAAGTTATTATAAGAATTTATATAATAAATTGACGACGACTGGAAGTATCACGGCATACGATACCGAAACGATGGGCGAAAACATCTGGCAGATCGGATATGCTTACGGTATCCAGGGGATGAACGCTCCGCTTACGAGTCCAGATGGATTATCGTCGGGGAATAGTATTTTACTGCCGTCCGATACGGATATGGAAAAATTAAAGAAAATAGCCGAAACCGATTATAGTTTATTGACACCAGAAGAACAGGTTGTCTACAAAACATTATCGAATATCGGGAGCGACAACACGAATTTCATTCGTACCGTATCTGACGATGGTATGGCTCATTATCAGATGGCCAGTTATGCAGATGCCGATATCTCTAAGAAAAATGCAATTGCCGGATATCAGAAATTATCCGGATTGAAAGAGCAGTCTGCTGGTGATAAATTATTCGATTTTAACGGTATCCAATTACGGAGCGATCAGAAAGATTTCCTGGATATCGTCGGCGGTAAGATCTTTTCTGCGGATGTCGTATATGGTCATAATATCGAACGGTTCGATAATCCGAAACTGATACGGAACATTTCGATGATCCCTGGTGGCTGGGATTATCTGGAACAGAATTACAATCTATCTCGTAAAAGTTTCGACGCTAAACCGATGTTAGATATGAACGATATGATTCGCTCCCTTTCTTTGCAAGACCGTATGGCTATGGAATTTTCTATCTATGGTACGAATTCACCGGAATTATCTGAACCCGGTAAGACACCATGGCAGTTATCGACGTTAAAAGAGAAATTAGGATTACAGGACGTATATCCAGAATATAGAAATGGCGTCGGCGTTTCCCATAGTGCTGATTTCGATGCCAAGATGTCGTATGCCTTGCTCCAGAATGACACATTCAAGAATGCCGTATTACCAATCATCGATAAGGCAGAAATACCAGCATCAATAGAATCACAACGGTTACAAGTAAATGACTGGATCCATTTCGATAAAGGCTCTTTTGGATATATCAAACCGGATCAGATGCGTATGCTATCTGAATCATCCGATAAAACAAGTGTCTTATTTGATACCGGATATGGACGCTATAGCCAGGAGATGGAACAGAAAGGATTCGGCAAAGATTTCGATATGCTAGTCGGTGCGGCTATCCCGAAAGATACCGATTGGAAAGTATCTGGTATGGAGCAATTGGATATCACAAAATTAGATACAGTCCATTTGAAACAATTCAAAGAAATCGCGCCGCAATTAGTCGATAACCAATTATTCCATTTAACATTAGAGAATCCGGATAATCAGAAAATCCATCTTTTTGGCACAGAGAGCGTCGTCATGAATAGCTTATCTCGTATGGGAAGCATCATCCAGAATCCGGAAGAATCTATTGACAAAATAGAAAACCGATATTTAAGTAGAAGATATGACCGCGCGCGTCGTACTTTGGAACAAGCTTCTTCTTTTACGGAAGAGAAAATATATGGCTTATGGGATATCGCTATCAATACATTCAATGAATTAAGTGATCAATATGATGATTTTAATTCTAATTATCGCGATCTGACAGATGCGTTGATGCAGCGGGCTTCCGCTATTGCTTATGGTGTATCCAGTGGTAATCAGTTATCCTTGGAATATCAGCGAAAACGGGGACTCGATGTAATTATCGACGGGAAATCTACGCTAAATGATACAATAGAAAAAAACGCTAGAAAAATCAGCAAATGGCTCGATTTCGGTACGAAGAAATTACCTGGAGGAGATAAAGCTGTCCGCCAGGTTGGTTCTTTAGCTTACGCAATGAACTTATCGACCATTATTGGGAATGTCAGTGATGAATATTTTCATGCCTATTGGAAAATGGTCGATCCGGCTATGACAAATGTCGATAAGATACTGGATGAACGAGAAGCGGCTGGCGAATTCGGAAGTGGAAATATCCATACAGATAATCCGCAATTCATAAAATCTACGAAAAAACGAATCCGTAAAGAGATATCCGGTATGGTCCATCAGCAGATAGCTGAAGAAATAGCCAGAAGATATCCAGCACTGGCACTTGCTCCGGATTTCGACAAATATAAACTGGATACAGCCGGCCAGGGTTCTATCTCTACTTTAAATAAGGAAATAACGTTAGACCTTACGAAGGATACAGTTGATTATGATTTCATTAACAAAGTCCTGAATTTCTATAACACAGATCCGACACTCGAGAAAAATTCGATAAGCCGCCAATCCGATATCTTAGTACGGTTCATTACTGAAAGTCGGGATCCTGCGCTTGCCAAATTAAAAGATGCTATCATCCGGAAATCCGATAAGGGATTGTCCGATAAAGAGAAAGTAAGATATAACCTTGTCCAATCGATACTGAACAGCGAGAATATCAATCCGAGACAGCTTGCCTCGTTGGCTGTCGAAGATATTAAGGCATATCGGAAAGAACATCCAGATTCCGGATTTGTAGCACGGAATAAAGTTGATCTAAAATTCGCTGTTGAACATCCGGAAATATTCCTTGAAGTAGCGAAAGATTCGAAATTCAGACAGCAATTATCCGAAAACGCTATAGATGCAGCTTCGAATACATTAGGTACACAACGAGCGTATGGAAAAGCATTAAGCGCTATAACCAGTGGTTCGGAATTCAGTATCGCCGAAACAGTTGATAAATTATACGGAAAAGACTCTTCACAGGCTAAACAATTGTCGGCTATGCAGCGTACTATCCAGGATGAATTAGACGAAGTATATAGTCAGTTCGCGAAAGCTTCTTCTGGAACACGATTAAAATATGACCGAACGACGGACCAATTCTTTTTATATAATAGTTCCGGATCGAAAGTCGAAGATGTCACGAAATATATGCCGAAAGTCGGAATGTATGGCGATACGTTATCGGTCCGTTTCGGGAACGTACATTATGCGCTGGGTATGGGATATGATTATGAAGGGTCTATCGAATCGGGTAGTTTCAAATTTAGATCGAATCTAAAACGGGCTTTCGATAAGACATATTCTATCAACGCACGAAAAGTAGACACGGACGATTTCTCGGCTACTCTTGGATATCTCCGCGACGTAGCCCGCAACTTCCGTGAACAGGGAGCTGTCGGGTTATACGAAGGCAGTCTACAGGATGCCAAGTTCAATTTTTCGTTAGACTTCTCGCATTCATATGTCGGATTATTGAATCTGTCACAGGACGAATCTTTCTTACGAACGTTATCCAACGAAGATGCCTCGGAATTCCAGAATCAATTCTATAACCGATATCGGAATTCCTCGCATCCGGAAAATATAATCGCCAAACTTCAGGAAGGCCGGTTAGACGCCGAACAGCGGAATATATTCAATAAGATACTACCAAACCTGAACGAGCGGATGGCAAACGAAAGCCTGACAGGCGAAACACCACTTACGGAATCGGCTAGTATCTTATGGAGTGGCTACATGCGAAATCTTTATTTCGACTATAAGAACCATATGGTATCCAATGGGATCGTTCTAACGAATGAATTAGCTGTCGGCGGTGAAGGATATACGAATCTGGCCCGTGATATCCAGAACCAAACAACGAGAGCGACCGTATTCCAGAAACAAACGGCAGAACGTATCTTTGAACAATTTGGAATCCACGACATAACAGTCGGTAACGCTATTATGACGAAAGCCGGCGATTCCTGGTTCAATTCTCGAGACATAAATGGTACGGAATATGCGGCAACAATCCAGGCACCAGTCTATCAGGGTAATCAGGAAACATTACAGAAACAGGTAAACCGTTTGAAGCGAAACTTAGTTTTTGGCGCTGATGGGAAACTATATGATAAACGGATTGGACAGTCAGTCGAAGAACTTTCCGGATATACGAAGAGCCAGATATCGAAAGCCGCGAAAGAATTAGTCAATAATGCCGGACTTCGTGAAGGCGGTTCTTTATTGGATGCCCGTATCCTGGATGCTACCGGGATTACGAACGATTTCAACCCGATAAAATTAAAAGAGGACTTGCAATTATCTGGATTCGATGATATCCAGAATATCCATAAGGTACAGGATGCGAATAAGTTAGTTCCTATTTTAGAGAAAGATGAAAAAGGGAATTTGCATATGCGGTATGCTCCTGGGAAGTATGTCAAGGAAGGGACCGCCATTTTCCGTCGTACCGGAGGTTATGCAGGATCCGAAGAAACGATCCACCAAAAAGAATCGGGTATCGTGCGCGGTGGATTCTTTAATAGTGCCAATAAATTAGTCGATGCTGACGAAATTACGAGAGCTGTTTATCAAACAGCCGATCAGCAAGGGATTACAATAAAGACTTCGGAAGATTTCTATAATATCCTTCATCATACATTAAAAGATACGTACTATGGTGGATTTTATACCGAAAAGATAGCCGGCCAAGGTGCTGTCAAACTTGTACATGACATGTCGGAAAAAGCGGAAACGCGCCAGCTTTATGGATATATCGGTGATGTATTCCCGGAAGTAAAAGAAACATTAAAGAAGATTGGCTTGGAAGGTATCCCGAAAAACTTATCGTATGGTATATTCAAAGACCTGATTAATCCTGGATTCGTATATAACGATTATCTTGTTTCCAAGATAAACGAATATATTCATGATTACAATGATAAGAATTATGCACACAAACGGAAAGATAAGATCCGTGTCGGATTTATCGACGAAAAGACCGGAAAACTCCGTACCTATATCCGCAATCAGAAAGATTACGAAGCCTGGATACGACAGCGTATCGGTACGAAAGGATTCCAAGAATTAGGGCAGAAACTAGAAGCTGAACGTTACCTGAAGAGTCGTATCCTTCACGCGGCTACCGGTGGTTATGGTATCAATGCCGACCCATTCATTCATCACCATGGTGCATGGCAACCAGTCAATCAGCTGATATCCGATATGATTCTGCATGAACGGAATCTCGGCAGAACGATAGCCGAAGCGAATGCTATCGTATTCAATGCCTTACAGCCGGAAAAAGCGAAAAATGCTGTATTCCTTATGCCGGATAAGAATGGGGACTATACAGTCAAAGCGTTACGTATCGATAAAGAAACAGGACGTATCCTGCTTCCAGAAAAGGCAGATTTCTCTATTAGTACGAAACAACTGGAACGGGCCGCGAAAGATATTTATGGTACTAAAGAAGGTAAAGAGAAATTCTTGCAGATCCTTGGTGGATTCGAAGACCCGGATAACCAGGAAGCTATCTCTATCGATAAGAATGGAAAACGTACGGCACTACGCTCGACACGGGAAGGATATCTGACGACATCGTCTATTTCCGTTGTCCACGATAATTTCCGAAATGGTCATCTCGGTGGTATGAATACATCGGATGTTCTGGATAAAATAAACAAAGCCGGGAACGTCAGCGATCGTGAATTAGCGAAAGCATCCTTGATACGCCGAAGCGCCGAAAGTATCCAGAAAGCGCAGAAATCATGGCTTGCTATGGGCGGCTCCGAAGAATCTTTCCGTAAGATATACGGTATTGGGCTTCACGACGATGCGTATCTGGCACAGAACCTAAACCTGTCGATCGAGAACCCATATATTCAGGAAATCCGCAGCAATCAATTCTTCTCGCCTGAAGAACTGATAAAGGCGAACGGAAAGAAAGGTCCCGTATCCGTTGCCGAATTAACGGAAGAACAGATAAGCGGATTATCGAAACAGGAACAGGATATCATCGAATCCCTACGTCAAAAAGGATTCGAAGACGAAAAGATTTCACTTCGTTCCGTACGCGAATTATCACATGGGGCTTCCGGTATGCAGGCTGTACTGGCGAATAAGGCTGAAGGTGTATCCGCGAAAGATGCGGATAATTTAATCACGCATTATGGATTCACCCGTATGGATATCGCCAAGATGAAAGACATTCGTACCAAAGCGTTAGTCGAAGGCTCGATACCGAATATATTCAATAAGAATATGGTATTGAATCTGACAGATACGAAACTGGGTATCACCGAAGAACTCCTCAAGAGTTACGGTGGCATCTCGACGTTAGCGACGGCGGCTATTTCTCCGTCAGCTTTTGGTTCACAGGAAATCCAGGATGATCTGCGCCGTACTTTCTCGGGTATCGAAAATGTACGTTACCGTATCATGGAAATCCAGAAGAAATATGGCGATCAACCAGAAGATAAGGAAGCGAAAGCAAAATTACAGCATCTGTACCAGCAGTATGCAATTAAAACAGTACAGTTAAAAGATGCCCAGCAGCGTATTTTCTCTGGCCGCGTTTCTCCGCTTAAGCAGTTCTCGCATGTCGGTATGGCTTATTCGATTCGTCCTAAAGTCAACGTAACCAATACGGCAATGGATATCCACGGAGATTGGGCTAAGAAGGCTAAGATACACGGAATGTCCGTCTTAGAATATTCGCAGAAAACAGGATTAACTCCGGATATCGTCCGTATCTCTCCGGAAGATGCCCGTAAGATGGGCCTGATTACAGAAGATTTGACGACGTCGTTAGGTAGGAAACAGTTGCAGGACTTAATGACGAATGGTATCATGGTCCATACGAACCGTTCTCCTTCGAACTATGCCGGATCCGATGTGGCTACCCGATTATATGTCGGTACTGATGTACAGAATGGACAGGCACAGTTGTCCCATTATCTAGCCGTCAAGATGAAGGCAGATACCGACGGTGACGCCGCAAGACAAACAGCCGATCAATTTGTCTATAAACATAACGTACTGAATGAATCGAATATTCGTATCCTGAATTCAGTAAAAGATAATGAAAAAAGATTCCTTGCAACCGCCAAGAGTTATGGATTCCGGAATCTTTCTGTAGCTGATATGGATATCATCAATACGAAATGGGAAAATTTTGCGAACGCTCACATCGAATCTGAATTATATCAGCAGAATATCGTAAATCCCGCATTAGCCAAAGCACAGGATACGGTAACTGAAATCGATAAGCTGATGCAATCCGGACGATATAATAATGTCGATATGATGAAATTCCGTAATGAATTCGCGAAACAGGTTATGCCGGAACAATTCGCTGCTTCAAATCCTGAATTGTTAGTCGGTCGTCCTCGTACAGCTATGCTATCCTCTAAAGAAGCAGAAACAGCTAAACAGGATTACTCGTTACTAGAATCAGAATTCAAAACGAGAAATAATATCGAAGCAAGCCGCGAATTAACGGATGAAGAAACAGAAAAATTACGGAAGTGGGCTGGCGTCGACGCAAAACGTGCCGGTATCTTTAATCGTTATAAGCAGGTACTTACGAACGAACGGGCTATGCTTACGAAAACGAGACAGATGTTTGCCGGTATCGTCGACCTTCCGGTATATCGTATGGCTCGTATGACCCAGATGGCACAGAATCTACTCCCGGGACGGGAAGCTACGGAATTACAGAATCTATTCACGGTCATGCAGGAAGGGTTTCTGTCTCCTAAGAACTCTATCGGTGGTGCACCGGATCCAAAGGCAGTCAGTAATTTGATCGATATTACGACACGGATGAGCCGGTCGAAGAACGGCAGTATCGATCAGTCAGCTTTTAACGATATGGCAGACTGGATACGACACAATGCCGCTAAGGCACCGGGCGTTCGAATGATTACCGTAAATGGGAAAAGTACACTTGACAAGGAGTACTACGCAAAGTTAGCTAGTGAAACGTTGCCGAATCTATTCCGTAAGATGCCGAATTTCTTTGCCGAAATGAATGCATTGGATCAGGTCTTCTTATCTGATAAGGGAATCGATACCGAACGGATGGCTACGGCATTAGAAGCTTCGATGCACGACGATATAGCCAAGAATAGTTTGACAGGCAGTGTATTGAATGCTATCGTTCAACCACTTACTGAAGAAGATAAACAGAAGCATCATCTTCGTGACACATCCGATATCGTAGCTCCCCATACCGAACGGAACCGGGGACCGAAAGTACGTCCTTATCAATTAGATGAAGCGGTAGCGAAAGCGAATCGTCAACGGTATGAATCGTTCTTACAAAGAGCCTCGAAAACAGTCGAAAAAGCTGGCGGTAGTAAGAAAGTCATCGCCGGCATCATTGGCGGATTAGGCTTTGCCGGTTATATGGGCGGAAATCCGTCGGAAGATCCGCAAGCTGAACAGAAAATACAGCAACAGAAACGGCCAGTTAATGCACAACCGATGCCAAACTTCTCGGATACGAGTGTTTTGGCGCAACGTGGATTATCTTCGGCAAGTGGTGGCTACATTATCAATGTCAACGCACAGACGAAGCAAGGGAAAGATTTCGCGCAGCAGGTCATCAATCAAGCGACCAGCAATACTTTCAACCAGATGGATATCAATATCTCTACACACATGAAAGACGATACGCCAACTACTTCACCGGATATGATCGCGGATTATATCCAGTCTGCTATGACTAACTAATAGAATAAAAGAGAGCACACCGAAAGGCGTGCTCTTTCTTTTTGTCTGGTAATAGTACCCTGATTTTATAAAAAAGAAAGGGGACTCATTATCTTGGCCGACGCAGAAGATACGAAGAAAACGGATAATATCTCGACTAATACGGAACAGAGTCCAGATACAATTGAACGGACTCCAGATACCGATAAAGAGAAAACGGGATATGCAGAAATCGACTCCTTAGTCGATGCGAAGACGGATATCATAGACAATAATCTTTTTTCGCTGCCTACAGACCGAGATTTTTATATAAATGCTGTTGATACGGATTGGTACGTCAACATAGCAAACGCCGTAAAAGCAGGATCCGGCACAACGCCGATTGACAAAACAAAAGCCGCTGTTTATTATACGGAAGATCCGCCTATTATGGAACCCGGATACTATCCCGATAAACAAGTATATGTCATCCAGCCTACGAACTTAAAACGAGAATCTCAAGATGTCGATGTATTCATGGGATATCAGGACGGAGATACGATCAGTTTCTCAGCTTCCGAATGTAACTGCGGTGACAGCGAGACACAGAATTTCATCGAAAGTTCGGCTCAGGAAATGACAATCAAGATGCTTGGATACGATCCGACTTCTTCTGATTCAGCAGATGAAATATGGAGTAAAGTAAAATTAGATACTCTGGAAGTCCGCGTTTTCGGTGTCGATTGTCCGGAAGTACCGCACGTATCGGTATTGTCGTCACAGGGAGAATCCCGTATCTCTTCTTGCAAATTGGGTGATTTGCAGGCAGACGGCGACAGTGTCTTCATCAAATATGGATGTACGAATAATACGAACGATAACGCGATATCCTGGACTTATGATTCTCGTGATCCGAATACGGATACTCATTATATCACGGTAGGCGGATCGAAACGGGAAGTCCTTAGCAAAGATGAATATGCTAAATTACGTGGCGACTATAGCCGATTGGATTATACAGGAGCTACGGATTATGTTTTCGCCAGTGTCGATAGTACGAATAAAGCATTATTAGCACAAGGGTATGCGGCCGGTCGTATTATGCATAAACTAATGAACCAGGCTACGGACTGCCGTATCATGATTAATGCCGCGAATATGTCCATCAAAGGAAATTCCAGCTATCCGACGCACTTCCTGAATGGTTCGATAAATAATCAGGATTCCTATTCGCCAACTGGTAACGTATGGAATGATTTAAAACAATTGGCGGCGCCTTTTATTGGTCATTCGTTATTTCAGAGTAGTGGATTTAACCAAGCCGGACAGGAATTATATGGTCGTTTATTGGGCGCTGTTTATTTATATGGTCCATTCGGAGATTCCGATACGCCTATTTGGATCAATGCCGCAAAATATATTGCGTCCGAGACACCACAGACGCAGGTCAATAAAAGTATCAATGGATCTGTTGTAAATGGTGCATTGAATAACTTAGCGCCAGATATATTTGGATCAGAAAGCTATGAATATAACTGGGCTTTGTATGCCGATGCTTTATGGGATCGGTTAGAAAAATTCGATGATCGGTATGATGTTCAGAAAGAAGTTTTGAAAGAACATCTAGGCCGATTGAAAGCAATGGCCGATATATCCAATTTCGACGAATTAAAGGAATGGACCTGTCTGATTGGTGATGTGGCTTTCATGGTACCTCCGACAAGTATCCGCTGTATTACGCAAACGACAACAGAACGGATACCACTTGTACGTGCTAAAGGTACGATAGCTAAAGGCGGGGAACATTCCGATCGGCTCATCGAAATCCACTTATTCTTTAACGAAGAAGAAGGTATCAACGGAGTATCATGGACTACAGATCTGCCGACGGCGAAATCGACACAGGTAGAAAATCCGGAAGATGCCAAGATTACTTATTATATGAACGGATTGCGCGCCTTGGTTTCTGAATTCAGGCTAGTTCCATATGTTCCGATCGATAATAAATATATTAATGAAGTATTGAACGTAACAGCTGTCTGCTTCCAGAACATCTCGATATCGACGGTGCCGAATTTCCCGAAACTTATCCAATGTGTCCTGACACTCCGCGAATTCAGCCCGGCTTCCTTCTTACCGCAGATACCGGACAAATTCGAAGAAATCGACTTCCGAAATTATTTCGCGAAGATGATTAACTACGAAACGATGCGTTACTATTATCAGCGTCCGTTGATCTTAGGGAATCAGTTAGCCGAAGAAGCGGCTCAGAATAATAGCCGCGTCGATATTACGTCGAAAGATTTCATGACGAAGACATTATTTTCGAATCGTACGGCGATGCTCCCCTGTCGGTTCGATACACCGGAGATGGATTTCTATGTTGCTTCCGAATCGTATCTGAATAAACTGCTGAACGTAAAACGGAATATGGCACAGAAAGCGTCTGGTGGAACATTCCAACCTAGAACGGAAGCTCAACAGAAATATATGGATGTTATTTCAAAAGTCGTCCAAGGGATTTATGAAGCTAAAAATGACAGTTCATTACAGGATTATCTTTCGAATCTGCCGGATTCTCCCTCTGCCGAACAGTTCGATACAGTATTCTCTACGGTCGCTAAATATGTAAGACAATACGGGAATGAAGCCGTAGCCGATATTTCTACCAGCACATCAAACGGAGCTTCATATCCTTATATCCAAATAAAAATAGATGCGCCTAGTATCGAATCTGACACCCAGTTGCAAACGTTACGGGACATGGCTGGAGCCGATAGTGGTTCTATCGATTTAAGCGATGCCGTCAAAGATAAAACATTGACTATGGCATTGGCAAAAGATGGGAATGGCACCTGGTATCTGGATACCCAATCGAAAGATATGTTGTTCGCAACGTATTGTTACGATCATGCGAATACGAAAGACGCGAATACGGAAGCGATGAAATATAAACAGTCTATCGATATCGAAGATCCGGACTCCATCGTTTTCGAGCCATATCTAAACCATGTACGGATCGACGCTATTTCCGTACAATTCGCGAATACGATGACGTCAGTAGCCTTACAGAATTCAGATTCCGTAGCACCTCAATATATGGGCGGCACTGATTGTTCTTTAGTCATTAATTTGACAACGACATCAGAAAGCGTAGCGGCACTCTTGGATAAGCTACCGAAATATTCGGCTTATCTTCATCGTACGTATCATCTGGTACTCCCAATGTATCCTGTCAAAATAGATTCTGATTTCACGCGGATGCTGGGTATCAACGAAGTATCGTTCGATAATGTCGTCGTAAATACGGTACCGAATTTCCCGGGAGTCTATTCGATACAGCTTACGCTTAAATCGGTAGACAGGACATTACGTAATCGGGAAGCCCTAAAAAGAGTCAACGTAGTCGATCATACGAACGAACATATCACGAACCATAAAGATATCCAAAAAGACCGGATCAATACGTATTTCGATTTAGCTGATACGATTTCGCAAGTAAACTTATATCCGGACTTAGAACTTCCTTCTGTTAAGGAACTCGCAGAACATGGATTCCAATTCATCCGATATAAGAACCGTACCATGAAATATCCGGATCCGGATTTCTATTTTATTTATCCGGGAGCTATCTTTAATGAAATCGTCCGCGAAACGATTTTTAGCTTCATGGATACGATGAAACGTGGATTAGGAAATACGTCTTATTCAGATAAGTTCGGCGCACAGTTGAATATGAATTTCTTAGGACAGATCGATATGAAATCGGCTAACGAGAAATTCAAGGCGCAGATGAATTTCATGCGCGATCAAGAAAAGAAAGAAATAGAAGACGCGAACCGTCGTGCAGAAGTCATGGACGAAGCGCTAGAAGGAGCCATGGTTGCCGATCCGGGTTCTTGGGATATCTCGCCGCAGTTAAAAGTCGTCTTCATGGAAACTTATTATTTCCGTGAACTCATGTTATACCTGAACCAAATCAAGTTGGGTATCTTTAAGCATAATACGAAAGCCGACACCTTGGCCGAAAAAGAAGCGTACGAAGCAAATAAAGATAATACGAATGATGACGATCCAGATTTTCAACAACAGTTAGCCAACGATAAGAAAGCGATAGAACAGGCGGCACAGGGAAAAACTGAATCACAAACCGAAAAAAATAAGAAAGCGGCCGCTGCGGCTTGGATGGCTATGAATGCTTCCTCGAATACCGATAATAAAACGAAAGGCGATAACAATGGAAAAGCAACAACAGATGTTGCTACGACCAATAAGGATACTTCGTCTGGTACTGATAATACGAAAAAAGCTAAAATAATGGCCGCTAATGCCGAAACGACAACGACTGATAACCAGAAAGTAGCTGTCAAGCCAGTAACAGATACGAATGGCAGTAGTGCTGATACAAATACTCAAACAGATGCCGATAAAAAGAAAGCCGATGCTCAGACCGACAAGATATCTTATCAAGCGACGAAAGGACTTCATCTATACGACCGGTTGCAGATTGTCCGTGATAAAGTCAAAGAAATTACAGATACTTTGAACAATCCCGTCGAAGATGCTTCCAATTTTACGGTCGACACACTTGATATGTATCTGTACGGGATTTATGGAAATTATATCTCGTGTTTTGCGGATGAAACGCATGATGCCTCGAAAGAAATGTCGACGATATCCAATCTGTTTGCAGCAGCAGTAGCCGCTCGTTCTGGACGGAAAGAATTCAATTATCAGGAATTCGAAGAACGGAATAAACAAGCGATGACAGCAGCTGGGACTGTAATCGGCGCTACTGTAGGTGGTATCGCTAGTGGTGGTATCCTGGCAACGGTAGGCAGTGCATTAGGTGGTGCAACCGGTTATTTAGCTTCGAACGTTATCCGTAAAAAATATACGTTCAAGGATGCTTTAACGAATACGACCGAAATGTGGCTTCCCGATGCTCATATCGTTGGTGTAGCTACGAATTCTGTCGGACAGGATCCTTCTGGACGACAGTATATCACAAAAGAACAGTATGATGCGGCAAAGGAAACTGGCGGCGATACTTTTAATAATCTGTTGGATAGTTTGACAGAAGTCGGTGTCTGCCGTATCAAGTTCTATTCCAAATCTGGTATCATTAATAAAATTTCGCCGGATATTTTAGATGACGATAAGCTAAAGACAAAAGATGCGGAAGGATATAATGGTTCGGATCCGGTATTCTGTATCGATCCATATTATCGATATAAAACGGTATCTGAAATTCGAGACTTCAAACAGAAACTAATCGAAAGCACAACCTTCTCGGCTCAGATATTCGTCCGTGAGTTCTTATATTGGTTATCCCGATTATATGCTACGTATACGATGCCTAGTATTTCTTTCGATATCCATCGAAAAGAAGCCCGTAATGAACAGCAGATACTCGCTGAATTACAGGAACAGATTGATCAATATAACGGAAATAAACAGGCAACGTCGACTTCTTCTGCTACATCTAATTTACAAAACGTTTCGGAAAATCCAACAGGCACAGCGACTGCTGTTACAAATGATTCTAAACTTGTAGTAAAAGAAGATACCCAAGCATCAAAAGAACAAGCGCAGAAGCAGAATCAACTGGATACATCTTCTGATACGAGCGGTACGAAATCGACGACGACAGCTACCAAGCAGAATCCATTAGCGTTGACGGATATGCAAAAACGGATGGCTGCTACGATCGCGAAATTCTTGAAAGAATCTGGATATGCGTTAGATTTAGGGAAGATTTTCGCGGCACTGACATTAGTCGTTACTGATGGCGATACTGGCATTTTCCAGGATATGAAACAGCGGAACTATCGGGCATTGAACGCTTACGTTAAAGAAGCCGCTCATTCTACGCCGGAAAACAATACTCAGGATACTGTTAAATTCCTAATGCGTAAATTCATCTTAGCCTGCGTCGGCACAGGAGTCATCAATAAACCGGATGATCTTGGTCATTCTGCGGAACTTCCCAGTCAGCGTTTCGTATCGGATTTCAATCAACGTAAGATATTGGAAGCGGCTAATAAACCTTCTTCCTGGTTGCCCCATAGTTTCCTGGATATGGCCCAATCGGACTGTCGTGGCCGTATGCTCCGTGCCTTCCCGACATTCTATATGATTCTAGTTGATGAAGGACGTGAAATCGGTTATTGGAAACTGCATGACAATTTCTATAACACGAATTCTATTTCGGATATCAAGATTACGAAATCACGTAAGAATCCGTCTGATATCTGTACCATCACGATGAGCAATATCTTTAATACATTCACTGATCAAGACGAAGACGGGAAATATAATTATAAATATAATTATTCGGATGTCTTCAAATCGATCTTCTCGCCAAAAGCTTACGCAGAAGATGAAGAAATAAGACGGAAAACGACGCAGGAAATCAATAAAGCTAAGATACGTACTGGTGCTCGTATCCATGTCCGTTTGGGATATGGCAACGATGCGTCCATTATGCCGCTTTCTTTTAATGGCGTTGTCGCTGAAGTACAGGAAGGTCCTGTTGTACAACTGGTAGCCCATGGGGACGGTATTGAACTTTGCAATCAAATACTCGATGTCGATGCCGATACGGATATCGACAAAATCTTATACCGTAGTAACTTCATGGGGAATACATTATTTGAAGATACTGGCGGACAGACACCGAAGACAATCCTGGATAACCTTCTTACGACAACTGGTAGCTGGTTAGCCAAGCAAGTAAAAGATTGGTCCATTTCGAAATACTTCGATGAAAACCCGTATGGCTTATATCATTTCGGTAGCCGTGACTTTAAAGATATTATTCAAACCGGAGAACCGACACAGAATATCTACGAAGTCGATAAGAATCCAAGTTTCGGATATATCGCCGCCAGCGCAAAAGTCGATACGACGACGAATATAAACGGAAATACGAAACCGACAACCGATGAGTCCGGTAAACTACAAGGGAATATATCGACGAACACGACAGAATACACATTGCAAAACGATATCTATAATCCGGCTCAGAAATACGAAGAAATCTTTAATTCAGATAATTCAACAGTAGAAGGGCCGCCTACATTATCTTTCAAAGTAGCCAATAAGACGTTGTGGGATATCGCACATATCTGTGCTTCATCAAATCCGGAATTCATCACGAGTATCGCGCCGTTTAATTTCCGAAGCACATTATTCTTTGGACGTCCGCATTATTATTATGCGTATGATTATAAACAGCCGAATAATATGCTCGTTGAAAGACGGAAACCGTTCCAACAGTATCACGTATATTTCAGTGCTACTGATATCGTAAATAACCAGATTACAACATCCACTAAGAAGGTAAAAACTGTCGTCACCGGATTGTTTAAACGGAAAACACCTTTCACCGAAAATTGTAAGGTCGGTCCGTTACATGCCGATTATTCCATCTATCCGGAAAATCAACGGTCTATTATTTTCGATACTCAATATATCGGAAAATATCAGGATTGTACTCGTGGATATCCTGGACGATATGGAAAGGATAATGCTGGTACGGACGGTACTTTTTCTGCATTAGCTAGAACGCCTTTGCAGAAAGGATTAGACATCATAAAAGATGCCGCCGACAATATTGGATATACGATCGGCGATCTAATCCCGGAAGGTGCGATGAATGATAAACACCATAAGGTAGCCTGGAATATGTCGGCTTCGAAATTGAAAGATTGCATGAAGGAATTATACCAAGGACAGCTCGTCATCATGGGGGATCCATCTGTCAAACCATACGATCGTATCATATTCAGTGATTTGTATCGGGATATGAACGGACAATTCTTAGTCCGCGATGTTACTCAAATGTTCTCGGCACAGACCGGATTTACGACTGCCGTAACACCGGATTGTATCGTAACAGTCGATGACCGTGATGAATACATCGTACAAAGTGCGTGCTCCATTATTTTAGCCCGTTCTGTACAGACATTTACGACGTACATGATAGCCAAAGGGATTGGTTCGTATTTTGCGACGAAAGGCATGGAATCGATACAGAACGCCGAAAAACTTATAAAAGATAGTCAGGCAGCACTAAAGAAGACAGCGCTCGGAAAACGCTCGACAGAACTGGCTAAACAAGGTACTGAAAAAGTCGGCGGCCTTGCCAAGAAAACATTAGAAAAAGCCTCTAATATAAAGAAAATCGGTAAGATGAAGAATATCGGATCGATAGCTAAAGCGCTTGTCAAAGGCGGACTCGCTGTTGCCGGCGGTGTTGCCTTAGCACCGGAAGCCCTGATCGGTACGGTTGTTGGACTAGCCGCTTCTTTCATTATTTCTACGTCCTTAAGCTCGGCACTTTATAACTGGATACGAAACCTTCGTGTCGTAAAAGTGTTCCCGCTAAAACGATATGGCAAACCGTATATATCCGGGTTAGATGGCTCTCATGGGTTGGTCTATGGTTCTCCGTCCTGGGATAAAGAAGATTATCTCGGGAAGATCATCGGTACGGTATTCGCCCCTGGTAAAGGAGATAGTATGGGTTCCATGGTCGCGAATATTTTTCGTGAATTATTCACGAGCGAGGATGTCATGAACGAAGCCGCGAAATTTACGCACGAAAATGATATGGTCGATGCCGATGGAAACCCGACACAAACAGAAGAAATGTTCAAAGGACTGGAAAATAATATCATGCGCGGTACGATGTGTTTCGAAGGTGCTTCGGAACGATTGAAACTGCAACCGAGAGCCGCTGTCGATGATTATACCCAGGTTAAGAAGAATACCGATAAATATCGTTGTTCGGATGTAACGAATATTTCGAAAGATCCGGCGCTCAATAAACTTATCGTTATCAAATCATTCCCGTCGATTGAACCTTTCGTGCGGAATCGGTTCCTTCGTATTGTACATGATGCCCAAGTATTCTCCGATATTAGTCGTATCCGTGAATATAATCTTAATGTAAAAGGACATGTTACAACGGTATATGGTATCACTGATAATGACGGACATATCGATTTTCCGATACTACACCAGGATGCCTGCGTCGTTTTGTCGGATATCTTATATAAGGCGTATCGTATCGTAACGAATGGATCTGTATCGAACGCAAACGATAATGCGCAGACGATGAAAGATACGAACGGTCAATTTATTGTTTTAAAGAAAGCGTATACTGTCGGGGACAATAATCTTTATTCGTCTTCCGGTTTCTCTTTCATCATTGAACCACACGGGAGTCCGTTAACGGATCAATTCCCGACAGTCATCCAGAATATCATGGATAACGCGAACAGTGAAGATGATGATGGTACGAAACATACGGTATTCCAATATCAATGCAACGGAAGCGAATATGCATGTGTCGTAACGCCTCCGAACCAGTAAAGGATGTATATATATCATGAGCATCAAAGATACAATAAAAAATTCGGTTGTTCCTGAAGCAACTGCAAACGATATCGGGAATGCGATCGGTATCGTCTTAGAATCTAATGAACGAGATAACCAATGTACAGTCATGTACCGTTCGAAGCAAGGAACGTTCCAACGAAAAAAGAATGTACAGGTGCAGATCGGTAATGCCGATAACTGGTTCCCCAAAGCCGGGGAACCGGTACACCTGATGATCGACGACGATACTGTCATCATCGTATCCCGTGTTATGTCGAGTTATCGGGCACAACGGACACAGTTTTCAGCTAGTAAGAATAATGTAGATACCCAAGGCGGTATCGTCGGGAATACGATAGCATAGAAGGAGATGGAAAGAAATGGCAGACGAAACGAATAAATCTGATACGACAACAACCGATAATAAATTCAAAATCATGACAGAAAGTAGTGTACCGCAGGAAGTCAAACCCTCTCTTCCTAGACAGAAGGAACGTGCGAATTATCCAGATAGGCGTACGGAATCTTCTGTCATGTCTGGACAAGGTCCGAGCATGGCTACTCGTGATGATGGAAGTATCGAGATTTCATCGAATACGGATACCCATCTTTTATTGAGTCGTAATGGTTCTATTCAGGAAACAGCGCAAAAAAAAATGACGACGGCGAACCGTGTCGATATCGTAGCCGATGAAATCAGCATTAATCATCATATCTTGAATAATAAATTGTATGATTTAACAGATTTTAAACAAGTGACGACCGGCGATTTCCAAACGGGGATCGTCGGCAATTTCACGGTCTTGGGTACGGTGCTTACGAAATCTTGGGAACCGGATTTGAAACGTTATGTCTTCATTCGGCGATTAGCGCGCATCCCGTTATTTTCTCCGGCTGTCAAACCTCCGGAAGTGAAGACTGGTATGGGATTGAACGATATCACGAAAGCGACGGTTGACTTGGTAGGTGTTATGAATAAACAGGAAGCCGCCGGACAGGATGCCTCGGCACAAGTACAAGCCGCTACAGATAAAGCGAATTCCGGCTCTAGTGCTACCACATCGAGTGCTAACGGGAAAGCGCCAAACGGATTAAATTATGAAGATAACGATATTGATTATTTAGTAGCACAGTTAATGGCCGCAAATAAAGATTTAAAAAAAGAGGATGCCCGGAAACAAGCTATCCAAATCTTGTCACAGAATTCGAAATATACGACGAGTCTGACAGCTCCAAATGGGAGTACATACAGTCAGAATGATATCGATTATTTATTGAGACAAGGTTGTTCGATATCCGACGCCATAGATATACTGAGCAAGACCGACAAATATAAGAAGAAGTCGTAATAGTTAAGGCGGAATTGGAGGTATCCTTATGTCGAACCGAGTTACAGATATACTCGATAAAACCGCTAAAAAATATAGTTCTGATTCGAGTTGGCTGGGTAAATCGAAAGAAACATATCTGGAACATCTGAATAAACATACTACAGAAGAAATAGTCAAAGTTACGGACGAGATAAACAAAAAAGAATCGGGCGATTCCTTCAATAAAAAAGTCGACGCGAAATCGAAATATTATCAGGATCGAGCGAAGAATACGCTGAGTCCATATCTGAAACGACGTACCCAGGTTTTTATAAAGAACTTCATAACATCGGATCCGGATGCCTTGAAAGCGCAGACCGAATTATATAATAAGTATATTGACGATATGATTTCTAACGCCTGTTCCCAGATCGATCAAGCTGGAAAGAGTATCGAAGAATACCGCGTCGTTTTAGAAGCTTTGATCCGTGCCTATCACGATAACTTGAATAATGATCCGGAATTACAGAAAGCGATCAAAACAAATATCACTCAGGCGATACAGGATGCTGCCGTTTCCGAAGTTACGAAAGATATGAACTCCTTCCAGATAACAAGCGGTAAATATATCGACGTTACCGGGAAGACGTTGAAGAATACGTTGAACAATACGCTGGATTCTTTTACGAATATCAACATCGATAATACGATTGCGTTATCAACGACGAGAACCGTGAACCGTATTTCTTCACTGATCGCAAACGATACTTTCGGTAAGTTGACGAATATTCCGATTGTCGGCACTTATTTCTCGTCTTTACAAAAGATGACCGAATCACTAATCAGTCAGGGAACCGAAAGCCTTATCAAAAAGCAATTGACGAACCTGGCTCCTCAGATAGCCAGTATCAAAGCATACCAGACAAAATTGTCGACGTTCCAACAGGCCGCCAATACGGCGATCGAAAAAGCTCAAGAAAAAGCGAAAGAATATACCCAGCAACTGGAACAGAAAGCAATTGACGAAATCAAAAAATTCATTAATCTAGACAATCTATCGATAGGTGGATTCAAATTATGATCGATTTTAAATTAAATAAAACCGACGACGTATCTTTTTCTCGTACGATACCGAGTAAGAAGCTTCATATCCAGTTCGCAACCGCTGGATATCCTGTTTTTCGTATCCGTTTCACGACCGATAAGGAACAAACTCCGATAACTACGGATAACGCGTTCCATATCCAGTTTTACACAGCGGAGAGGGAAGATGAAACGTACAGCCTGGATACAGTTATAGATAACGAAGAATTGGCGCAGAATATAAAGATAGCGTTACAGACAGAACTCGGAGAATTACCTGATACGTCGTTCGGATCTAAATTATATAATTATAAGCATAAAGACATCACGAGTAAAGATAACTTGTCAGCAATCAGACAGATTGCCGAACAGAAAGCGACCGATATCGTTGGACTACCAGTAACGGCGAAAGTCGTATCGGAAAACAACGATGCGGCCGGTTATTTTTACGGACAAAATATCACGATTTATTTATCGACAACGGCAGGTATCGAAATCTGCCGTTTCACGTTATAGGGGAATACGATGCGTACATCTGAAGAAATCAAGAATACGATAACCCAGGTCTTCGAAGAGAAGACGAACCAATTAATCCGTCCCGGATCCGTTATCGACCTTTATAATAATTCTATATCTGATTCTATGGAATCGATGTACCAAGAAATAGAAGATGCAAAGAATCCGCACCTTTATTCTAAGCTATCCGGTACAAATCTAGACGATATGTGCGCCATGGTCGGTATCGTACGGCGTACCGGAGAAACCGATAAGACGTTATTGTATCGATTACATAATTGGACATTAGAAAATGCAAAAGGGAATACGACTGCCATCGACGCTGCTTTATTGGATTTGACTTATGCCAGCAACGTAACGTATGTACCTAAAGTATATGGCTGCGGCACGGGAGTCGCCTATGTCATCCCGAAAGATTATTCGAATAAAACAATTGCGAACGCATTGACAGAAGCGAAGGAGCGATTAAAAGACGTCATTTCTCCTTCGCTATATATCCAATATATCGTACCCAGGATACTTCCGGTACGTTTTCAATGTGCTATATCGGTACGTAGTGATACCGATATCTCGATTGTGGAATCATTAATATCTTTACGTATCAAAAATTATATTGATGCCATCGCGCCGAAAGAAATGTTAAGTATTGGTACAATCGAAAAAGATATCCTGACGCTCGATACGGTGACGTATTTCCGGATCATTTCTTATTCTATTGATTCGGTAACGCAAACCGGGATAGAAGTCTTACAGAATGTCGAAACTAAAATGATGTTCGACGATATTACATGGACGGAGGTATAAACATTTGGATTCGATAAATCAGATATTCCTAAAAGCCATCGAATTTTTCCCAAGATGGATGAACATACGCCGCCGTCCTTATAAGAGCGAAGAAGGGAACCTATTATCTTCTGTCTTAGACGAATATAACCAGGTCCGCAAGGCTATCGAAGAATATCAGAAGGATTTCTTCCTGGTCAATTTTTTAGGGCATGAAAATGAAATACTGGATAAATTGTGCTCGGCTCATGTCGGAACTATCGATGATTTTACAAAATTAAAGATCGAGAACTTCGATCTTACGTTAACGACTGATATCCAGGAATTTCAGAAGAATACGACGACTTTATATTATCAGGATGGATATATCCTGGTTCGTCCCAGATTCGTCGATAAAGACCACGAATATTTATCGTACGAATACAATGGGTATCCATATCGTATCCAATGGATACCGATGCACGTTTGGAACGTTTTCGATGAATTTGCTTGGTTCGCCGGACTAGAACGATTCGATGAAGAATCGAATAAAGATTTGTGTACCCGTACTATATCGACTTTCAAAAACCGTACCAGTATCACGGAAGAAGGATTACGGAACGCGATTACGAACATTGCATCCGATATCTTATCGAAAGCTATCGTCACGATGGAACAACCAGACGAAAAGAATATGGCCATTCCTTATGATGGATATGGTACGGTATTTGAATTCTTGGCGCAGGAAAATAAAGATTTAGCCAGGACGAAACAATGGAACCTGACTTACTGGCAAAACAATTTCAAGACGTTAAGCTTCCTGCCACATATTTGGGATGCCCAGATAAAATTATATCAGGACGGGGTCGGTTATAACGATTCCTTACTTGTGCATACGACCGATGAATTATCTAGTACGAAGACAACGGATGTATCAGTTATCGCTTATAAGAAATCAAAAAAAGCAATCGAACAGTATATCCAGAAGAATCTGATCCAAAAACAGCTGACGCTTTCTTTAAAGAAATATAAGAATATTTTGAAGACAATCCCGGTACAATATCGTATCAAAGCTTCGAATGTCGTAAAACTGAATCCGGATACGATCAGTTTCCGTGGATACCAGACTTCATCGAATACCGAAACGCAGTATATTTCGGATATCGTCCTGGATACTCAGAATATCACCGAAATAAAAAAAGATGCCATTTCGGCTAATACGGAATATCAACTATTATTCTATCCGAACGGACCGGTCAATAAAAATGGCGATCATTGTGGTACGATGCAGATCGGTAAATGCAACCTGAAAGATGGCAATCAGATAATATCACTCCTGAAACCTTCCGGTTCGTTTAAACTATACAAAGGGATATTCCAGGATGCTGATGTCAAATTCTATTCGGAAAGTATCAAGAATCTCGTAAGTTATGAAAACGCAAAAGACTCTGATATCGGAATGACCATATCTGATATCACACGGCCGGCTCGTCTTGTCGTCGATACTTCGGATATCGATAACCAATATATTTTGATGTATCCGGATTGCGATAAAATTGATTATACGACGAACGATCAGTTCGTTTCTTTGACCGGTCATTTTGGTTACGAAGGTTCCGTTATTTCTGATGTTTATAATGATGTATCTAGTATAGTTACAATAAAGATGTCGTCTGTAAAGGACTTTTCGTTTGACTTATTGCAGGAATCGGATGCATCGAAACAAGGGACGCTCCATCTGCTGATTTCCGAAAACGGGAACCGTCGTGAAAAAGATATCTTCTCGGCCGGCACGTTTTCTTTGTCCTATGATATACCGACTGATATCGTTATCCAAATCCAGAAGAGCGGTATGAATCCGGTCCATATCAGGAATATCATGGCAGCGCGTTTCGGATTCTCTGTTACTGGCAGGAATAGTAAGAACGAAGAAATCCAATTGGTCCATACACCTTTCGGCACTTTAGTTTCGAAAGAAGCGCAGGAAGTTGTCGTCGAGATGCAAGCCTATGGAAATAGTATACCGTATCTAAAATATATCCATATCGGAGCTACCTTGCCGGATAGTACCGTATATAAGATAGATAATATTAAATCCGTAAATCCGGGTACTTTGGATATTGATACGAACTGCCGTGTCACGCTGGTCAATAAAACGACCGGTCAGATCGTTAAAGATTATACAACGAAATCAAACTATCGGAACGACACGAACGATAATGGCATCATTTATTTAGATGTATCAAAATATTCGCAGATTCGTTCGAGTATACCAAAGATATATGCCGACGCAAAGACAGGCGATAATTATATCGTTGTCTCGCCGGGTACTGAAATTTCTAGTATTCTTATTTCGGGTACTTCCAGCCGATTATGCTCCGTAAAAACGTTATCGGATGTCTTAAATGAACAGCATATCTCCGGATATGATTGTTACGTGAACCAGAACATACCCAATATCATTTTATATAATAAGAATTCGGAACGATTGTTTACGTTACGAAAAAGTTACCTTGAACCCTCCTGTGATATGTACCGTATATCGACAGGAGATAATCCGGTGAAACCGGTATTCATCCAAGATACGGTATCATCTAAGATAGCCTACGAAACGAAAGAGCCATTCGTGTCGGTTTCCTTCGATCCGGATACATATCAGGAATATATTGCGTATAATACCGTCAAGATGTTCCAGCCGGAAGTCCGGCATGTCCAGATGACGTATAATTTTAGCCCTATCTTGAGCACTTCAGCTTTTGTACTATTTCAGTTATTGGATATCCCGGATACGATTACGATAGAATTCGAAAAACAGGATGGCGCCGCTTCCTGGTCTTTGGGCCGTAAGGAACAGGGCATCCATATCAAGATGGATACGGATCAAGGGAACCAGCAGAACTATCAGATAGAAACGAAACAGTTACAACAGAATTTCATTATCGCGAATGCTATCCAGCTACAGGACGAATATACAATAGACGGAGAAACGATAAAACTTGCTGAATATATCGTGACACCTCCCGATAATATGCGTATCGATTATGATACGAAAGAAGCAGTCGACGATGTCCGTATCGAATCGGATGGATTCACGAAACTTCTCTATTCCAATATATCGGTCATACAGGAAATCCAGGTAGATGGTATCACATTGGATCCTTCAAAATATTCGTTATTATCGGATGCGGGTATTCTTGTATGGAACGATGAAAGCTTATACGGCAAAGTAGCGACTGTGATGTATGCTTATCTGGCGCCGAAGACAATGTCTTTCTTGTCGTTGGACGATCTCTATAATCTCGTCGGCTATACAGTCGATGCTTACGAAGCTATCAATAATACGCCTGACGTATATTCGAATAAAAAAGATGGCGATACGTTCATGGTATCCTATCCGGAAGCAGATCATTTGACGCTCATCTGTTCTAACGATGGATTCTTAGCGAAATCTTCTAAGGATAATCAATTGATTTCGGTCTATGCCATCAGCGATAAGAATGTCGTCGCTGTCCATAATGGATATTTATATGATGCCGGGAAAGAATACTGGATGTTCGCCGATCAGTACGAAGAAATCCCGGATCATTTCGAAGGCGTAACGTTCAAGAATATAACGAGGATCCCCGGGAAACTTTTATTTAATATGGAATCAGTGAACCACGTAACGAACAGTTCGATGGCTACTTCTTATCTAGATACTTTATGTGTCGTCGATTTCCTGACGAATAAACATATTCCGGAAATCAGTAAACTCCGCTCGATTTCAGCCTGCGACTCTTTTACGGGTTGGCATACGTTCCTGATGGATAAGACGTTAAAAGAACATGGGGCCGGATTCGATATCGTATTGATGCCGGATTCCTTATATAGTTATGCCGTATTGGATGTCACGGATTATCTGAATGAAGACGACATCATCAGTCTGAATATAACTGGAATATTCGATATCTGGCTGTGCAAGGATATCCTATTGGATGATATGCATATCCGCAAAGCCGTTTATGCCGGCCCTATCGAACAATTTAAAGATAATCAGCTGAAACTGACAGACTACGATGATAAAGCACAATATTATCTCCTTATCAAGGGAACACCGAATACACCGATTACATTATCTGAAATCATTATCTCGGATACGGCTATCGAAGATATCCATAAAAAGAACATCGATAAATTTGGCTATACCGTTACGGAAATCCGAAAGAAAGACGCACTAGTTCCGCTTGGCTTTACGCCTTCTTTTGCAAGACAGAACGATATCGAATTCGACCGAAAAGGTGAACTCATGATGGGTATGACTGTCGATTACGGATTGACGTTGCTGGAGAACGTAGATTTCGACGATTGTCAGATTAACCGGATTACGTATCTGAAAGATATATTCCAGACCCAGAAAGAATCCGGTACGATTCTTACGACATTCTACGAAATTCCGAATTTCGAATCCTTAAAGGCGCTGGATATCAAGATAAACGATATGCTGATCGACGATACATATAAGAATTATACGATCGAAATCCTGACGTCCGATATGGAAAATGGTACTTTCACGACGGTACTTACGAAAGAAGACACAAACGACATCATCGTAAGTTCCCGATATTTGAAACAGTATGTACGTATCCGTATCACAATGCCAGAAGATTCGATCATCCAATCCATTCAGTTGTTCGGCGAATATTACGAAGGAAAATACGCACCGCACGTCAAATATCATAACTCCGGGAATATGGTTTCAAAACTTTTCGATACCGGATTTACCAGCGATTACCAGCTGACTAAGATTTCTGCATCCCGTATTCATGATCTGGATCATATCCAATTCGAAATCAGAGGATGCCGTGAAGACGATAAGACACTCGTCTGGACATCCTGGGAACCGGTTACGATAGATGAAACATTATCTGTTACATCAGAGAATATATTCCGTGGATATCGATTATTCCAATTGCGCGTTTCCTTGTCTAGTGCGAACTGCCGTATCCATATGGACGGTATTATCATGAAGGTGGTGGCTTAATTGTTCGATTATAAAGGACGTGTTGAAAAAACAGAAGATGGCGGCTGCCGTTTTTATGATCAGGATATCATTTTCCTGGATTATCTTTTTACGAATGACTGTATCATCGATCTGGATATCGAATATGTCTCTCCAGGATTCGGTATCCTTTTAGCGGAAGCGGATACGGCAGATCCTTTCAAGACAGGATATTCCATTCTATATCGATTAGGAGACAATAATTATTCTGTAGAAGAGAATTATTTACAGAAACAACGACATATTACGTCCGGACTGTTTTTTACGAGAGATGATTCATTCCGACTGCATCTGACATTCTATAAGAACGAAGATAAGATATGGATGACGCGAACATACTACGAAGATACACAGGAGAAAGTATACGGGAATATCTGGACGACATCGGCTCCGTTATCGGAAGATCTGTCGAAATATCGCATTGGATTCTACGGGAATATTGGGAATACGATCCATAAGATAAGTGTCGCATCCGGGATGCCGAAAGACTGGGTCGTCAACATAAAAAATACAAATGGCGGCCGCGTCTCTTTTCACGCTGATGGATTCACGATACAGGAATGCGAATATAATGCCGATATTGAACAGCAGAATATCGAACTGCCGGCCGGTACGTACTGGGTATCCTATAAAGAATCGGCTGATTCCGATATCGTAGTCTACGTTAATAAAGCGCTGAAAGACAAGGCCAAAGAAGGGCATTTGACGAATCAGCCAACAATCCTGGATAGGACGAAGAATATCTTGAAAGAAGATGGGAGCTTTACGTTGGAAGAAGCTGGAAAGGTGAATCTGAAGTTCACCGGGACCCATGGTACGATTGATAATATCGCTATCAAAGATCTGCGGGACAGTTCGTATGTGTCGACCGATAGTACCGGTAAATCGAAACGGGAAGGTTCCGTACTTATTTTCGATCTGAATAAAATAGAATCTTTCGAAATGATCGGTACTATTTTTGCAATACCAGAATATAAGTTGAACGAGAAACCGAAATACTCTGTATTCAATGGAAATACAGAAGAATATCGTACGATACAGGATGCCGACGTCGAATTGAATAAAGAATATACTTATAAGTATAATACTTACGAGTATAATATCGATGGCCATGATTTCTCGATCGACAAGAAATCCGACAAACTCTATGTCTTTAATAATATATCCGGTGAAGTTACGAAGCTAGTCGTCAAGACAAAATCCGGAAAGACGATCGATGTCATCAATTCTGATACGTATAAATTATATATTTCGGATAAGATACAGTCACCAATCATCGTAACGGATAATGATGGTGAACCATATGACTTATCGGCGGCTTATCGGGAAGTCGTTATTCCGAAACAATGTATCGAAGTATTCAACAAATATCAGCCAATGAACCTTTCAGAACGGATCGATAACCTGCATACGACGATAACCATATATGGTATTCCGGAAAATGCGGATATCCACATCGAAGAGCAGGACGATATCGAAAAATTCGCATCCGTTTCGACAAAAATATCGACAACACAATATACACTGGATACTCAGGATAATTCTGTATCGGTATCGAAGGATATCTGGAATTCCTATAAATATTTAGCTGTCGTCTATCAGTCGGCCGATTATTTCAGATATGTATATACGAATTGGGAACGTGAATTTTTCGATACGAAAGATAGTACAATCCTTGTCTTTGAAAAAGATATCGATCCGAGTGCCGGCAAACTTATTATCTACGGTATCAAGGAAGGTGAAAAGATATATCCGGATTATCTGTACCGGATAGCCAGTGAAAGCATGATCCATTCGATCGATTTATTTGCGGCCAGATACGATATGATAACACCGGATGCCTATACGATAAATTATAAGAAGCGCCGAATCTTTTTGCGGGACGATATCCTTACGGCTTATCGGTATTTCGTAATTGATTATTTAAAAGATAATAGCTACGCAATAAACCAGCTCCACGATGAAAGCGAATATGAAGTCGATATCTCTAGTTCCGACCAAACCTGTCATTGTTACTATGATATGGGAAAAGACGGGACGATACGGAAATATATCACGACGAATATTCAGCCAGTTAAAGATAAATATATCACAGTAGCTAAGAAAGAAGAGTAGTACCTTGAAAATCTACCCAGATAATCATATCATACAAGCAAAAGAAAAGACGACTGTCCGGGATATCCCGTTAGCTTACATCGAGAATAAAGAAATATCCAGTGATTTACGTATCGATTATAATCCGGATTTCATGAAACCTACCGTTATAAAACCGGTAAATATCTATCAGAAATTTTCAGATCCGGATACGTATTTCTTTGGCAAAGATAAAAAAAGAGTGGCCGTCGATTTAAAACGCGTCGGCCACGAATATCTATATTCTCCGAAAGTTACGGAATTCACGCCGGAATCATTTTCCTGGCAGGCTATCCTGAAACGGAACGGACGTTATGAATCCAGTACTCCGTATAATATCCGTATCGGTGTCGTCGAGAATTCTATTTTATCTGATAATTTCTTATACGATTTGAACAGTATCTTCAGTGATGCTTCGAAACGGGATCTATGCCCAGGGAATATCACGGTGAACGGTAATTCAGAAGATCCGAATTCTTTAATTAACCAAAATTATAAAAATTGCGATTTTCTTTTCGTAGGTTCTTCGACGGGTACAGGTTCTATTAAATCAGGCAATAATACGATATCCATCAACGATATCTTGGATAGTAACTGCAACATATGGATGGCCGTCAATTCTTTCGCACCTATGCTAAAAACGACGAGCAGTGAAACAAAAGATACGACCTGTGCGCTTATTTCTTCACTACTATATAATCAGACACAATATACGATCAAATCGTATCCGTACTATTTCGATATGGATACAGTCCATGCGGCTTATCCATTGGATGATTTCCAATACATAAGTTTGTTCAACGGGATATGTCCGATATTATTATTGAAGAAAGAACACAGTGGATTTCTTATCATATCTGAAAAAGATTTCTTTGCAGATATCAAAGATAATGCAAAACTGATTTATGAAATCCTGATGTACGTCTATTTGAATTCATACTGTCATACGGTATCACATACTTCGTGGATCACGGATGTCCCAATCCAATATTATCTGAATTTGCAGAATAAATACGGACAGAATCATCCGGAAATAAATCTATCGGATACGATACGAAAAGACGGGATTTCTTTAAAAGCCGAATTAGTCTTGGATTATATGAATACATCGGATAATATAACGTATCTTGGAGTCGATAATAAATCCAGGTTGTTCTTTGCAAAGAAGGAAGCAACCGATCCGGCTATTCCGAGTGGTGCGACTACGATCCTTTCCGAAAATAATACCGTACTCGTGTGTACCGGAACGGACGTAATTACGACAGTAGAAGAAAAGATAGATTTATCTTATGTCCAGACTGCTGCCGGTTATAAACTAATCGTACAGCCTTATAAGAGTTCCTCTTTACAACTGGATACCGATTATATGGAATTTTCTATTCCAGACGATAACCAGGAATATATACTATATATTGCGGATACTATAAAATTAACGCCGGCGCCACTTTATCAAGAGCAAGGTATCGTTGTTGCTACGATACGGATTATCAAAGAAAGTATCCTGAACGTATATGATTTGCGCCAATTGGGTGGAGGAGAAGCGGATATGGTGCCGAATTATGAGATGATCGATGAAGGAAATATCTTAGGCCGGCCGTATCGGTTAGGATCTACGCTAATCGTGAAAGTACCGAAACATTATATCGCTTATAAGGATCTGATACAGCAGGAACTAGATAAGAATATATCGTCCGGTGAAATCCCGGTACTTATTTTCGAAGGGAATTAGATATGATAGAGAATAAATTATTGGATCTCGACTTCAGGCCGGGTATTCATGATGAAGATATAAATTTCAATTTCCGGCTGATTGAACAATGGATAGACCGGGAACGATTACGTATCGGCGGATGGGGTATCGTCGAAGGATTCGAACTAACGAAAGACCTAGCGAACTGGAGTATTCATATCGGTAAGGGTACGTTCATTAATAAAAAAGGCGAAGAAGTTATTATGGACGCCTATACCCAGGTCGTTGGGCCTCCTGTTTTTCAAAAATATCGGGAAACTGTTACGGTATCGAACCAAGGTGTCATCACGTTGCAATTCCCGGTATATTCAGACGCTATCCATGCGCAGGTATTATATAATCTGCCGGAACATAAAATAAAGCCATTAGATTCTGAATTTTCAATAAAGACAGAAGAAGGTACGAACGTTCCTTATGTTTCGATCATCGAGAATAAAATATTAGTATCAACAGATTGGGCCGGTTATACAGTCAACGTGAATTATCTATATTCGAACGACCGGATCGACGCTATTTTCGTTGCTCAGGATGGTTCCGGATTCTTATATCAGAAAGGAATCATTTCGACGAGTCCAAGTTCTCCGGATATCAAAGAATATGAAGATAATTATTTCCTGCTTGGATTCGCTTACTGGCATATCGGAACTACTGTCGACGTAGAGCTTTTGAATCTGAATCGATATTTGCGTCGTGTCTATGTCGATCCGAATAACGTACTATGGCTGAACGGAGAAATATATAAAAAACAGAAGTTCATTTATTTCGTAGAACCAGAGAATCCAGAAAAAGACGACATCTGGTACGATGAAGCAACAAATACATTATATATTTGGCGGGAAAAAGACGGCTCATATGGTTGGGTACCGATCAATGATCAGTCCGATTGTCCGATACGAAACGGATATATCTTTACGGAAGAAAAAAATCCGGACGATCTACAAACATTCTTATTCGACAAGGATCAAACCGATTTATATTTTATACCCAATACAGATGCTTTAGACATTTATATTGATAACGCGCCTTTGATGAAAGACCAGTTCACAGAAGTTATTCGTAAAGGCGATTATGAATATGAAGATATCGGTATTGGTTTTAAATTGATCGAGCCGTTGGATCGAGCTACACCAGTGCAAGTTGTCGTAACGAGAGCTGTAAGAGGTACGCCGCAACGTGAGACATTCCAGCGGATGGCTATCTTTACGGAAGAAAATTCCCAGCCATATAATGGATCAAGGTTGTTTCATACTGATACAACCTTGGGGAGCAGTAAGAAAGCGCAATACGAAATAGGCGAACAGCAGTTAGAAGTCTGGATCAACGGGAATCGGCTCAGACGAAACATCGATTTTTACGAAACCTTATCGGATGGTACCCAAGCTTCGGATAAAGATAAAGGAACATTATCCAATATGTTCATGCTGGCACCAACAAAAAGTGTTTCTAACGGCGATATCGTTACCTATAAGATCACACGGCATATGTGGTCTTACGAAAACTTACAGAAAGTCATCGATAAAATAGAAGCCGACGCGACGTACGCCAAGAATGCAGTCGGTGATATTGGAAACGGGAAAAATATCAAGACTCAGTTCGATACGTTGACACAGAACGTAACGAATCGTATCACGGCTATGGAAACCTCGATATCCGATTTAAAGAAGAATGTACCGGATATCAGTTCCTGTGTTAAAAAGACCGATAAGATAACCGAAAGTCAACTGGATGCTTCGATATCGAATAAACTATTCGGTAACGCTTTTTACGTAGGACCGATAACGGCAGCGGCCTCTCTTTCGATACCGAATGTAAAGACAACGGATTTCTTCCAAATATTCTATATCACGAACGAGAAGAATGATATCCTAATCAAGGATACCGACTATTCGCTGATACAGAATGGTACATCTGTTACGTTAGCCTTGAATAGTAAATTCATCGTATCCGGCGCTTCGTTATATATAACGGGTATCCATATCGGAAAATAGAAGGAGGAGTTGGATTCATGAATGAACCGATACTGACCTGGTATACCCAGGATATCAATAAAGATTACGTAGAGACAGAAACAGAATATGCCGGCAGTTATACACAGGAAGAACCACTTTCTATTGTCGTAAGATTATGGAATAACCGATATGGTGCGAAAGACGTCGCGAATATAGGGAACTTAAAATTAAACTTATATTTTAAAGATGCCGAGGACGCTTATCTTCTTCCATATCTTACGGTAGCTACCAAGAAATCGCAGGCTTCCTTGAATATATCTGGAACAGTCGCGACAGTCGTTTTCGTAGAAGCGATTCCATTAAGCGGTAAGGCGAATGATGGTACAGACCGGAATAATCCAGAGAACTATATCGATTTCGTGATTACGTTATCCGTTCCTAAAGATGTGAATCTGAAGACACATGACTTAAAAGATTTATTCGTGGAAGTAGTTGACGATTAGAATGAAACTTTTAAAAGATTTTAAGGATATGGCATTCCGTACGCTATCCAAAATAGAATTAGAAACGACGCCGAATCTACGGCATACCGTCATCGGCATCGTAATTTTCTTCGTCGTCTGTTTCTGGATATATGTATTAGCCTGGTTGTATCTTTTTATGACCGGAAGTAGCGACGAAAGAATGAAGATAAGTCTTATCCAGGAATGGCGCTCCTTTTTAACGTTACTAGTTTCTGGTAGTACAATCGCGGCCGGCGTAACGATGCTGAAAGTCATCTTCGTCGATAAGGATAACGATAATATACCGGATATCTTAGAGGAAGACGAATCGAACCGAAGAATTATGCCGCCAATGCCTCCGAATAATAAAGTATAAATATAAAAAAGAAGGGGTGCGTATACCTCTTCTTTTTTCTTGGGTAATTAGTACACAGTAGGAATCATCACGATATAAAAGAAAGGAGTCTGCTTTTTATTGAAGACACCACAAGGCGTCCGTAAGATAAACGAGAACGTGCTACAAGAAAAGCGCGCACTCATTTTAACGGACGAGAATAAAGATAATTATAATTTTACGGATCTTCCTGATGGTACGATATATATCGATACGATGAACGGGAATGAATATATAAAATTAAAAGGCCAGACAGATTGGGTAGCCCGTAACGTAAAGAATGACAATACGATTGCTATCATGAAAGATAGTATGGTCGTCAACGAAGTCTTTACAGTCAAGAGCATTGATACGACAAATAAGACTTTTGTATACGATACCGATAGCGGACAGCAGCGTACCGGTAAGATAGACAGCGAAGGCCATTTCGTTTTCCGATTAGATAAAGGGACTTATCTTCCAGGACGAAATCATTTATCCGTAAAGATAGATGGTGTTTTGGAACGTAGCGTTGCAGCTGGCAATCTTGTCGAATTAAACGATACTCAATTTTACGTAACGGATATATTAGAAATTGGTCATATCTTAGAAGTTGAATATATCGAATGGATTCGTATCGGAAATCCATATCCTCGCGTATTTATCACTCCTGACGAACCAACATCAGCAGAAGTTGGTGACATTTGGATTGATGAAAATGCAAGTTTAGAAGATGACGGACAAGGTGATGTTGACGAACCGTTAAATGAAGCTTCCAAAATTTCGTGGAGTCGTATTATCAATACACCAACGAGTTTAATTGGATATGGGATAAAGAGTCCAACTTATACTACGGTAGGACATAGCCATGTTTGGCTTGATATTACGGATAGGCCAAGCTCACTACCGGCAAATGGAGGAAATGCAGATACTGTTGGCGGATATGCTCCTGGAACAAGCGCAAATAACATAGCTTTACTCGACTCAACAGGATATCTGCCAGCTAACGTCCTTCCTCCACAATTTCTTTCCAAAAGTGGTGCTGTTTATATTCAAGAGGATACACCTGGTATTGTTTCAGAAAAATCTTTTTGGGTTTGCACTAAAAAATCTGATCCGCATATCGAAATTTACATAAATAATGCATGGTTACGATTGGGGAAATAAACGATGGCTACAAACAAAATTAAATTACGAAACCTTGATGACGAAGTATTAAAATCTTTATATCCAACTTCTAAAAAAATAGGCTTCGATAACCTAGATCCTGAAGTCGTAACAGAGATAAAGAATAAAACAAATACTTCTGGTTCTTCATATAACGATACAGAGCTTCGAAATCGTATTATTGATATAGAAAATACGATGTTGTCTAAATCTTATGCTGAAACTACTTATGCCGCAAAAAATAATTATGATACAAGCTCAACGGTAGATACAAAAATAGCTAATGCAAAGACAACTATCGATAAAGAAATTGCTAATTTAAATAATAGCTATATCGCAAAAGAAAGCGGAGTTATTACAGAAGATTTACTTTCTTATGAATTACAAATGAAAGTAAACTCACATGGAAATACTTCTTCTGGTGGTAGCACAAGTGGTGATGCCAATGTTGACGCGTTAAAAGTACTTGTTAATCGCAATACGAATGATATATCCAGTATAAAGAATACTATTAACACAAATGTGTTTTTAAAAGATACTCCTATTTCCTTAAGCAATTTAGATGACAGTACTCGATTGCTAATCAATAATGCAAGACAAAATTCTACATTAATTACGGAAAGTGATCTTGATGATTCACTAAAGAAAAAATTTAACCAATCTGTTGATGTCGCTACTCAAAATGTTATAAATGATATGTACAAAGATAGTGCAGATGGACAGGTATTAGTCGTTAAGAAAGTTCAAGGAGAAGACGATTTCTTACTTCATCCTAAATATATCTTTTTAACTGATACTTTTGTTTTCACTATGGAATCAAAATATCTAGACGAACAAATTGTTCAGAAAAATTCAGATGACGAATCTGAAGATGTTACTTTCGATAGCGGTAAAACTTATGCTAAAAACAATGGGTATGAATATATCGCAGATTTAACACGAGAAATCTTACTCCATTATGATAAGACTTCAGATAAGTGGACAGAAGACGTATCTGCTCAGAATACATACGACAAAATAAGTGGATGCTTCATTATGTCTTATCCAGAAAAAATTATCTACTTTTGTAAAAAAGCCAAGAATGTTATAAAAGTTTTTGATCCGAATGATTATGTAAAAGCACAAGATATCGAAGATAATATGGAATACTTCGAAGATTTGGATTCAAGAACTAAAACATTAGAAAATAACTATACTACTTTATCTAATGGCAAAGCAGATAAAGCTACCACGTTAGCAGGATACAGCATTTCTGACGCCTATACTAAAAAAGAAGTAGATGCTTCGCTATATAACAAAGCCGCAAAAGCAACAACACTTGCTGGATACGGAATTACAAATGCTTATACGAAAGACGAAATTAGCTCCTTGATTCCAAAATTAGTTTATCCAATTGGAATCATCGTTGAGTTTATAACTGGAACCGATCCAAATACAGTATGGTCCGGTACAACTTGGGAAAAAGTTGATACGACAGCTACATCTACAAGCTCTATAAAATGGAAGCGAACAGCATAATAATTGGATGTCAATGAATCAAGGTGATATGCATAAATGAATTTAATAAAAATCAAAACAGCTAAAGGCTGGGTAACACTTTATAAAGCAATGTTTGGATCATTTTTATCGAAAGATAAAAATTTATCAGATATTCCAGACAAAGATGCTGCTTTAAAAAATTTAGGATTAACGGGAGATGTAACGACACATAATCACGATAGTCGTTATATGCCAATTATTAATGAAAAATATGAAGATTTAGCTAATAAAATAAAGGACTTAGAGGCTAAATTGAACGATCAAAAACATAATTTTTTCTCGAATATCGATTGTTCTTTATCAGATTTTTCGATTCAGCCAAATGGTTGGTATATATGGAAAGGCACTATCTCTGGAGTAACAGGAACATGGCTTATTCGAAAAGCTGGGTCGACCAGTTGTATGAATTATATGGCTCAGTGTATTGAAGATCCGAGAGTTACCTTGAACAGCAATAACCTAAGTGACTGGTATTCTCCTTATGGATATTGGCACGCATAATTTTTTTGTATTGGATATGGAGGATAAAATGTTTGATTTAAAAAACTTAAATGATGATTTCTTTTCTACATTAAGCCCAGAAGATGTGTTAGAAATAAAAACACTTAAAACAGAAGACAAGGTTAAATGCTTTCATTATTTTTTGACTTCTGATGTTATTTCCAACATTTCCGTTATTTCTAATATTTTTATTTTAATTGATGGAGTTACTAGTATTGAAGATAATACTTTAGAAGATGAACGAGTATTTTTTAATTCTCTTGAAGAATATGTAGATATCAAATTGCAATTAAGAGATGAAATTAATGCTTTTAATATAAAGTTGCTTGAATATTATTTGGGTATCGTAGAAGGATTAAATGTCGTACTTGATGAATTAAAAGTACATATCACGAATACTCATTTTAACATTATGAATTTAGTTACGCCGACGCTTATTTCGAAATTAATGCTAAAATATCTTACGCATATTTCGTTAGAAAACGTACATCCTGTATTTCATGCCAGTGATTTATATAGCAAGATAAATAATACAGATAACCTAATCGTCGGATTTTTACAAAAATTAACGAATGAGGTGAACATAAATGCTGTCAACAATCGGTGATCTTTGTGATGCAGCATTGCAATATTTACTACTCGTATCAATAGGAAATAAATACAAAAGATATGCTCCTAATGGGTCATTAAAAAATGGGCACACATTAAAACAGTGGAATTACAATCTAACAGTACCAGCTGATAATAGACATATTAATACTAGTGCAAACGTTTCAGTAAGAACTAATGAATCTATTCCTGACCAATATCTTACTGAAGTTTCGAATGTCAAAATTACTTCTGATTGGGATACATATAAGAAAAAATATATATATCCAAAATTAAACGCAGATATGCATATAAGTACCTCTTCTATGTTTTATTTCATTTATTTATTTCGTTATTTTGTCGATAGACATTTTAAAATGTTTACTGATATCTATGGGCAATCTTGCGTTTGGTTATATAACACTGGGAATGTGACATATTCTCCGACTGATATGGATATTCATGAAAAAGAAATAAGTGTATCTGCTATCGAAAAATATGTAGATACACTTATTGATGAAGTAGTGTCAAGAGATACGATACAGACATTGCAAGCTTCTACGAGTTTTAATAGTTGTTCTTCGAGTTCTAGTAGCTCTTCTTGTAGTTCTTCATCTAGTTCCAGTTCTTGTAGCTCGAGTTCAAGTAGTTCTTCAAGCTTATTCATCGCTTATTTTAATTTAGGGTGAGTTCATGGAAAAATTTAATTTTACATATGAAGATATCATCCACAAGGTATCGAATAGTTTATATACAAAACTTACTACGTCAAATAGTAATAGCATTCCAGCAAAAGATTCTCTTTATCGTGATAGTAGCTTTAACATAACCATTGGTAGAGGAGTTAGCTATTATGGAAAAGCTAACGGCAATGGTTCAGCGGAACATAATCTTACGATTGGCGTTTCAGAAAGAAATGCAGAAGCATATACGAATCCAACAGAAGAGCAAATATTTAATGATATTAAAAGTTTTATGGCTGGTTTCGGTCTAGATAAATCAGTTACAGAAGATGGGCTCGTATCATTTTTCTTTGCACTTAATTTCTTTATTGAAAAAGCAATCATAAAAAAACAATCGTCGGCACAAAATGGCAAGAAGGTAACTTATTTTTTACATTATAAAAAGCCAGCAATTAGTAGCTATACAAGTTACATTACAAAAGCTGGATTGGGTGATAAGAATACGACGTTTCCTATGAAAAACTCTATTTCACAGGATAAAATATCCGCTATCTATGATCAGCTAAAAACTAGCGAACTATCGGATAATGTTCGGCCAGCTAAGTTATCTTCTTCCAGCTCAAATTCAAGTAGTTGTTCAAGTTCTTGTAGCTCAAGTTCTTCTAGTTCTTCATGTTCTAGTTCTTCTAGTTCTTCGAGTTCAAGTTCTTCTAGTTTGTTTATTGCTTATTTTAATTTAAATTAGCGAGTATGCAGATACGGATATGGAATGACTGTTCTAATGGATGTTCTTTCTGTAGTTTATCCCATAAAGGGATCACGGATATCGAGGATAAGAAAATTCGTCTAAATAGAATAGCTAAAATAAAAGACAATAGAATAGGATTAATTGGCGGGGAATTTTTTGAGGGTCAATTAAAAGGATGTGAAGAAGAGTGGTTGTCTATGATAGCCACTCTTCAGTGTAATTCGCTATTTATCACGGCCAATCTGATTAAAGATCCATATTTACTTAAAGAAACTATTGAATTGAGGCCAGATATCCTTATTTGTACGTCTTATGATACAGTAGGTAGATTTAAATCAGAAATTCAAAAAGAAATATGGCTTGAAAGGGTTAAGAGATTAAAAAATGTTTTCTGCACTATTATTCCTACGCAAGAAATAATTAACGATTCTTTTATAGACAGAATACCATGCGGAATTAATTTATGTGAGCCGCATTTGGGTATTGAATGGTATGCAACTGTAAATAAGACAAACTATCATAAGGAACTTGTTGAAAAAAACAACAGATTTAATCTTCCGAAAAGAAATGATTTATTGAAATGGATATATAGACATCCAAGTATATTAGGGATGATGAAAAATTACAAAACAACACATTTCAACGATATCTATACGTTCAATAAATCAAATATTTTAATTCCAGAGGAGACAAATCGATTTAATGATAAAAATTTTGTAGCAAAATGCGGTCATCAATATTTCAGTCGGTGTTATGCAGATAGTGAAAATTGTCTTATGTGTGATTTGGAGGAGATGTAATATATGGCAATGGTTCAGTTGGGGTTACATAGTAAGTGTTGTAATAATTGTGATTTTTGTACTATCGAAGAGAATCATTTGGATCAAATAGACGATATTCTAGTAGAAATCAAACGCGCTAAAGAAAATATAAAATATATTAGTACTTGCAAAGATAATTGGCAAACAAAGTATGCGGACGGGATTTCTTTATTAGGAGGAGAAATATTCTTTGTAAAAGACAAAGAATATAAGAAAGAAATTCTCGAACTAATTGATATTATAATCGAATACGTATTAAAACCAAGTAAAAATCCAAGATGTCGTTTTAGTACAGTTACAAATGGCATGTACGATCCTGAATGGATGCTATTCCCGGTTATTGATAAAATTGTTAATTCTGTGGGTATTCAATTCGTTGATGTTAACTTCAGCTACGACTTTAAATATAGATTTCATTCTGAAGAAAGCCGTCAGCAATGCATAAACACAATAAATGCATTTCATAAACGATATGACTATCGTTGTGGGATTCAGATGATAGTTACACAAGATGTTGTCGATAAATATCTAAATGGATGGAGAACTACGGATACAGTTAACGAATTATTCCCAGGGAATATGATCTCATTTTTATATCCACATCCGATCCATCGCGGAAATCATTATGCTGGTACAAAGAATTTAAAAAATTTTAATTTTACAAGAGATTCGTTCCTTAAATTCGTTGCCTTGCTAAAAAAAGAAGAACCGGCTGTATTCCAAAGTTTTTTATGCTCGACACGGAACAGCGCAGTTTTTAAATATACTATGATGCATGAAAAACTTAGTGCTGGGACAATAGATCAGAATCCAAGGCTTTCTGACGGTAAAGAAATAATAAACAAAAAATGTAATCATAGTGTCTTATATCAATGCTATTCTGATACAGATAAATGTATGTTATGCGATTTAGAAAGTTTATATCTATAAGGAGGCTATATGGACACAGAATATTTAAAAGCATTAGATGACGAAATAGGTGCAGACGTTTATTTCTATCATAATAAAGTATCTGATAAGATTGATATTTTTACGGTTGGATGTGAAATATCACAGTGGGATGGAGAAAAAATAGCCAACTTAATTAATTTCGATGAATTAACCGATCCAAATGGATATATATTGTTTAACACATGCGCAGTTACGGAATCAGCAAATACGGTATGTAAAAGAGTAGCGAAAAGATTATCTTTAGCCTATCCAAAACGAAAGATATATTTTATGGGATGTGGCGTTAATTATGATAAAAATTTTTATGCCTCATATGGCACACCACTGACAAACGAAGAAAAGTTTAATATATTTAAATATGGATGCTCTAAAAAGAATAGCGCACAAACTATTCAATCCGATAAACATAGGGAAGTTGGCTTTGTAAAGATAGAAGATGGTTGTTACAATAATTGTGCGTACTGCATTATCCATAAAATACGTCCACATTATCAAGTTCCGTATACCAAAATAAAAAAAGAAATACGAGCTCTTCTTCTACAAGGTAAACGAGATATCCAATTGATAGGAACAGAGATTGCTTCCTATAAAGATGGCGACATGGATCTTTGTTCTCTATGCGAAAAAATATTATCTGATTTCCCGGAAATACATAATATCATTATAGGCGCAATCGATCCGGCATCAAAACAATTAGAAAAGTTGATAGAACTAATAAAGCGAGATGATCGTGTCTTTAATTCTATTTATTTATGTACTCAATCCTGTTGTGATACTATATTAAAAAACATGCGTCGTCGTCATCGTGTAAGCAGATTAGAAGAATTAAATAAATTAGCAGATGGTAAAGTAGATTTTGTCTACCAATTAATTGTTGGATTTCCCGGAGAATCAAATAGTTTATTTATGGAAACAGTGAATAATATCAAGAAACTAAAACCCATTGATATTGATACAATTCCATTTTCTCGTAGAATCGGAACTGATGCTTATAATATGCCGAATCAAGTAGATGCTAAAACGATATCAAATCGAGAAAGAATTCTTTATGATGCCGTAAAATCTTATTCTAGTTTTGATGATGATAACCAGCTCCGAGCTATGAAACCAATGAATAAGCGACATATTTCTAATTTTATGGCTCATGCAGCATACAGCTTAAAAGGGAAAGAAATATTCGATTTTAATTTGTATGACGACAACGGATTCTATAATGCATTTTCGACGATAAAAGAATATTCTGGTAACTTAGATGATGTTATTATTCGAACACATTTTGACGAATCCAAAGATATGTATGATTTAGATGTAAATATTAAATTATTGACGGCTATATTCGGTATAAAAGTAATAACCGTTGTTACATTAACAGACAATTTGATAAAGTTTATGGCTGACGGATATTATACTCCTGAGAATTTTGCGTTTAGATTCTGTACTTATTTATCGTTTGATTTCGGCAAATTAGATACGGCAAATAAAGATGACTTATTGAATATATTTAAAAATATTCTAATATACGACATAGACGATGTTTCCGTAATGCTCGAAAAGTTACTTAAATCTGGCAACAAAGATTATTTTCGATATATTGTAGATAACTTGGGTATTAGTATGTAAAAGTGAGGTGCAATGGATTGGACAATTATAAAAAAATATGCAACTCTTTGCTTATGAATGACAGTATTTGGTACAACAGAATATCTGATAACTTAGAGTATTATTCGTACGGATGTCCTGATTCAAGATGGGATTTAGAAACGATTATTTACCAATTAGATATATCGTCAATAACAAAGCCGACTATCTTGATTGACACTTGTTGCGGGATCGATTTGCAAGAAAATATATCCAAGATGCTTGTTAAAAATCTAGCCGATATTCATCCAGAAAAGCAACTTATCATAACCGGATGCGGCGTAAATTATGATCGTGATTTCTTTAGCCAATATGGTAAGGTATTGAATAATCAAGAAAAATTTAATATGGCGAATTATCCTTTCAAATCTGTAAAAAAGGATATTTTTTTAGCGCCTCATGTACATGGAGCTGTAAAGATTCAAGATGGATGCTACCAGGAATGTACTTATTGTACAATCTGTAAAGTCAGATCGCATTTTACTTTTACTTATGAAGAAATAGATAAGCAAATTCGTACTTGTATCAATAATGGTTGGTGCGATATTTTATTATTTGGTACAGATATCTGCTATTATCATAAAGACGGTCATGATTTGCTTGATTTGTGCAATCATGTTCTAAAAACTTTTCCTGAAATAACCAGTTTAAAATTAGACTCTATAAATCCTGGATATAATAGAATTTATGAATTAATAGACTTGATAAAAAACGAACCAAGATTTCAGAAAGATTTGGATTTAGCTATTCAATCCTGTTCAAATACAATCTTAAAATCGGTAGGGAGAACGTATACTTACGAAGATATAAAAAAAATTACGGAACACGCTGGAAACGATTTATTTATTGCACATCAGTTAATCACCGGATTACCAGGAGAATCCGAAGAGTTATTCAAAGAGTCTTTTGATAATATAAAAAAATTAGGCCCACAACTTATTACACTTTGTCCATATTCGAAAAGGAAAGGGACAAAAGCTATTGAAAATTCTGACCAAGTTCCACATGACATAGCCAAAAAACGAGAACTTTTACTTCGAAAAACATTCAACACAGCTGAGTATTCTTCACAGATAGAATTCAATAAATATCGGCCTAAATCTTTTGACACAAAAAATAATTATGTTATTTCTGCTGATTTGTATGATCAGAAAGATTTTAAGAATGTTTTTCTTTCTTGTGAAAAATGTACGAATAAGCCTATTATTATTCGTACAACATATTCCGAAGATAAGGATTGGTATTATTTTGAAGTAACTGCGAAAATGCTAATGGTTACTTTTGGAGCAAAAATTGTTACTAGTATACATATAACAGATTCAATACTTGAGAATATAAATATAGCAGAATTAGCTAATTCTACACCAACCTATCTTAAAATTTCGTTTGATAAATTAAAGTATCAACACAACAAATACAAAATTATTTCATTGTTTAAAGCTATAAAAGAATATGAATTAGACAACATTAAAGACGTAGTATCTAGTTATCTACAAGCAGGAAATATCTATCAAATGGATTTGCGAGAACTATTTAATAATTTAGATATATCCTTGGAAGAGGTGTTATAATTTGACATTGACAGAGGAAGAAAAATTATATACGAATAATACAGGCAGAAAATCTTTTCAATGGGAATTATGGCAATATTGTAATTCGTTATGTGATTTTTGCTATTTGGGGAAAGAGAATAGAATCCACGATAAAAAAAGACAGATGCAATCTATTTCTGACCTAAACAAAGCCATTGATAATATGGATTTTAAGAAATACAATAATATTTCTCTGATTGGTGGAGAATTTTTCCAAGGTCAGTTAGATGATCCAGAAATACACGATTTATTTTTCAAAACGTTAAAAAGAATATTCCAACTTTATGTTGACAAAAAGATAGGAAGTATTTGGCTTACCTGCACATTGACAATAGGAAATCAAAAAGACTTATATGAGCTAATGGATTTAGCAGATTGTATGCACGTGCACCCAAAAAAAGAATTCGGAGCTAGCGGACTTTGGTTATGTACTTCTTGGGATGCCGCTGGCCGATTTCATAATCAAAAAATGAAAGAAAATTGGGAATTTCATATGAAAAATTTAAAAAAGAAATACCCATGGCTTAAATTTAACACAACGATTATCCTTCAACAAGCTTTTGTAGATATGTATTTAAATAACGAATTTAGCGCTAAAAAGTTTATGGAAGAATATCATACCACATTATTTTTCAAACAATGTGGCATTCCTCCATTTGAACCAAAAGATTTAGACCTTCCAGATGATTTAGATTTAGATACAACAGATCCTGTAGAACACGCTCATGTGTTAGACGTAGTAAAAATGAAAGCAAAAGAAAAAGTAAATAGAAAATTTAGTTTCTTTCCGACACGAAAATCTTTCTTAAAATTCTTGGTCAAATTTTTTGAAGAAGATCGTGAATGTTATGATAGATTGTTTAATATTGCTTACCGTTCTGACGAACTTCATAGAAATTTTATTAAAAATGAACACGATATTAAAAATCAACGATTCAAAACAGAAACAGGTCCTGAAGAAACCGGGAAAGAAACATTGCCATGCGGACACACAGAAACTTACGCTGCTTATATAGATAATAATCATTGCTGTATTTGTGATCGGAATGCAATAGCTGAACGTTTTTGATATTGGTGGAGGATATAGTTATGAATGAAAATGACTTATTGTATCAGAATAATAAGGGGAGAAAATCATTTCAATGGCAGGTTTGGACTTATTGCAATAATAAATGCAAATTTTGTTTTTTGGGAGAAGCAAATGATATCCATACAAAACAACGCCAGCATACATCTTTGATAGATCTAAATAAAGCTATCGATAGTTTAGATTTTAATGAATACAATAATATTTCATTAATTGGTGGAGAATTCTTCCAAGGTCAGCTTAGTGATCCAGAAACACATGATTTATTTTTTTCTACATTAAAGAAAATTTTTAAACTTTACATCGATAAAAAAATAGGCAGTATGTGGCTTACTTGTACGTTAACGTCCAAAAATCAAAAACATTTATATGAATTATTGTCCATGGCGGATGCTATGGGAGTTAAACCAGTCGATGGATACGATTCAAGTGGTTTATGGATTTGTACTTCTTGGGATGCCGCAGGACGGTTTCATACAAAAGAGTTAAAGACAAATTGGGAATATAATGTAAAAACATTAAAAGGAAAATATCCATGGATTAAAATAAATACAACGATTATTCTACAACAAGCATTCATCGACTTATATTTGGCAAACAAATTCAGACCTGAAGAATTCTGCAAAAAATTTAATACATCAATTTTCTATATGCAACCTTGCTTAACGAATATCACGGAAATGATGTTAAAAGACGAAAAGGGAGAGCTTAGAACCAAAGAATCTTTTAGTAAGTATTGGTTAGAATTAAAACAAGAATTTAATCGGAACGTTTATGAATTCTTCCCGCGAAGAGATGATTTCATAAAATTTTTAACGAAATATTATATAGAAGACAAGCAAAGTTTTAATAAGTTATTTAATATTCGATATAGATCCGATGAAATCCATTTAAATATAAACAGTGAAGAACACGATAGAACTGTCGCGCGTCAAAAAGATGGTATTCATCCTGAAGAATCTTTCCCGCCAAAACTAGAACATTGTAATCACATATATAACTATGCTCCGTATGTTGATAGCAATCATTGCTGTATTTGCGACAAAAATGCTATCTCTGGATATTAAATAAGTGAGGTGTGTTTATATTGCGAACAATGCAAGAGTTTATCTTATGGAGTAACTGTACAAATCAATGCGATTTTTGCTGGCAATGCAAGAAACATGACACGAATACAATTCTTACGCCTAATGAAATGATTGATAGTATCTATGCTACCAGGGAAAAATTGAATACGATTCATGATGGCGACGACGTTTTATTAGTAGGTGGAGAAATACTAGCAAATTATGATGACAAAGTAAGTAATGAACTGCAATTCCTTATACTCGATTGTATTAAAAGAATAAAAGAAGATAAGATTCGATACTTTTATATAAATACGAACCTATTATTTAAAGATAGAAAAAATCTGATTTATCTATTAAACGCTATAGCTGGATATGAATCCAGATTAAAATTTACTACGAGTTTTGATATTTATGGAAGATTTAAAACAAAAGAATCGGAAAAATTATTTCTCGATAATCTATGTTTTATTCATTCGAAATATCCAAAAGTAAATATTGTAGTTAACTCTATCATAACAAAACAACTTGTCGAAACAGATTTTGATTTTAATAAATTCAAGAAGAAATATGGAATTAAATATATAAATTTCATTCCGTATATTCCAGTCAAAAAAGACAGAACCATGGATACAGATTTTGGCGGAATTATAAGTGTACTTGCAAAATGCGAAAAAGATAACCCAGGATTCTTAAAGTTCTATATTAACGATTTTGATTTGAATCAAAATAAAAAACTATATGAGTATACAAAAAACAATGGATATATTGTATGTACATCCAAGTTATCTTCGTGTCATCATAATGAAAACTTTAAAAAAGTTTTGAATGGAGAATGTTATATCTGCAAATTAAAAGAAATATTTGAATAAAAGAAGAGAGAGCCTATAATGGCTCTCTCTTAGTAGTATATTCTATAATTTTTCTTCCCAATAATTATATGCATCGTATTCACTATCGAATAGCAGACCAATTGGTTTATTCGTCTTTGCATTGACTAATACGAAATATTCTTTAAGGATTTTCTTGGCCGCTTCCATGGCTTTTTCTGGAGAATCGTATACTTTATCGTCTATCCGTTTTTCGAAACGATAACGAGGTTCTACCCGATAGCTGTCATCGAAAGCAGCTTTCTTGATTTTAGATTGTTCTTTTGATTTCCATTGTTTTTTAACTTCTTTCGTATACTTCGCAAGTTCATAAGCGTTCCGTCTGTCTTCTTCTCTGGAAGCACGTTCGCATTCCTTTTCTAGAGCTTCTTCGATATTCGGGGTTCCGAAATATAATTCTGCGTCGATACCCATACAGCAGGACCTCCTCTTTTCTTATTTGTCTTTATTATAGCACGTAATCCATAAGATGTATGGATTTTATTTTATATAAGAAAACGAAAGGGGAATCCATTTATTATGACCTGGATATTATATGCAATCCTAACGATCGTCTCTATGGTAGTTGCATATATCACGAATCCAATCATCGTTTTATTCGCAGACGAAAAAGGAGACCTACCGCATTGCCTTCGCTGGTGGCAGACATACGATAACTGTCTGGATGTCGGCTGGATGATTTCGGAAGGCCATGTACCTAAGATATTCCGATATGATTTCGATAAACATTACGTATATCATCTGGAAGATAAATCGTATGGCCTGAAGCCTGGATATGTCGATATCATGGATCCGAATTTTACGGTAAAAGAAAAGATTCAGCGATATTTCTGCCGATTGGCTTGGTTATACCGGAATACAGCTTACGGATTTGCGTATGAAGTATTAGGCCGGGAATATACGCCAAAAGACAATGTCGTATTAAAGAAATATGGCGGCGGCTCCGATGCCAAATGGATGAGTTATATCGACGACAACCATGAAACAATCGACAAGACCTGGTCTTTTTATCTAACGAAACCGTGGTGCAGATATTTCTATCTTCGTATCTATGCCGGCTGGAAACTGAAAGGTTGCACGACCGGGCCAAGAAGCAAAGCAATGGTCGCCTGCCATTTTAATCCGTTTCGGTTACGATAGGATATATAAAAGAGACGTTATGGCGTCTCTTTTTTTGTTCGTAATATTAAAGATAGGTAATTTTTATATATTCAATAGAAAAGGAGGGACTCCTGTTTGAGTCTGCCTTATAAACGCAGTTTCACTTCAGGGCGTGGGTCTGAATTACTTCAGAATGAAGACCTGCACAAAATATACGAAACGACGCGTCATATTTCGGAACAGCCGAAAAAGAATGAGGAACCGGAACTTAAACTTCACGGGGCTTTATGGCGCGACGATCGTACGAACGAACTGAAATATTGCAATAAGATAAAGAATAAATGGGAGCTGGTCTTCGGAAGCAAGTTCCAAATTACGGATCAGATGCTAGTCGAAGTCATACCCAGTAATCCGGTAACGGGGCAGTTATGGATTCATAACCAAGTCTTGTATTATTATGACGGCGCAGAATGGCAACCAATCAAAGCTGCTTTAATAGACGATAATCCATTCGCGCAGGCGGCTTTCTCTGATTTTGCGTTCATTAGTCCGCTAGATGCTGTCGGGAATACGGTCTATAAACTCCAAGAAACGAATTCCGATTACTTTCAGCATTATTACAAAGACAAGATGGATTATAAGAATAAACAGGATTATTTATATGGCGATAAATGGACGAATGAAAATTGGAACAATCCATTCGTCGATCCTAAGTATAATGAGATCTCGAACGACGCCAAATCCCAGTTTATTCTTCCGAACGTAAAATACGATAAGTTCTTCATTACGCACACTCTGCGGCATGATTTCGAGAAAGTCAGCAGCATCTGTCTGCAATATCCGACACAGGCATTACTGAATACCATGGAATCGGCTATCCATATCAATTATGGAAAGGTAACGGGTCTGACGAAGCGGCTTGTAAAAGTCAATAAAGAAAACCCGACGATTACAATATCGCCGCATAATACGGAATTCTACGGTTATCGGAACGGAGAATACTTAGGCGATCTGTTGATTCCATCAGATACGGTCGATGAAGGCGATTACGTCATCGATAACGGTACGATTATCCTGAATTATGCGTCGGCACAGAACTACGATTATGTCTTAGCTTGTACGTACCAATTTGGATGGATCAGGGATACCGGTACTGCAAAGATAGCTAACTCGAAGAACCTGGCTTCCGGGTATCATCTCCAGGATATGAAAGTTCCGATGAATGTGTTCATCAATGGATTGAACTTGGAAGATCGGTTCTATAGCGTCGACGAAGGAAATCAGGACGTTACGATCACGGATAAGAACTACGATCCCGAAAAATATACGATCGATTTCCTAAGTTCACCGGGTCATGAATTCGGCTATATCCGTGATACGGACTTACAGAACCGTGGTATCATCAAATTATTACATCAGGTACGCCGGCCGCTCGTTTTCATTAACGGGGAACTGATGCATCCAGTATTTGATAACCTAGAATATAAAGACGACCGTATCTATGTACCAGGAGCTAAAATCAATATGCCGTGGACAGTCATTGATACGAAACCGGCAGATGGATCTGATGGATTACCCATGCTGGCAGGACGGGTAGAAGACAGTCAGCGGCAGATCATCATTGCTGACGCAGCTATCGTAAATTCTTCTGATTTATTGCTCCCCAAAGAAACGCTCAATAAAAATGATCCGGATCATCTTTCGGTAGAAGCCATCGATGTAACGAATAATACATCGAAGAAACTCGGTATTTCTTATCCGGACACTTGGTTATTGACAGACCAGTCAGTCGTCTTATTCATCAACGGGCTCTTGATATCCAGTGATGATGTTGTCATAGACCGGATCAATCATGCGGTCACGTTAAAAAACGAAGACCTGGAACTGACCGATAAGTATGTTCTCTTAAAAGATTCGGATCATTATCTGTACGATATGATGAAAGCTATCCCGGCCTTGAACGTCGGACATGTCGATAATGCGATGATCTATATGAACGGGAAGCTTTTATCGAATCTGGCCTCTATCGTAGAACTGAAGAATCCGGATATGCTTGATTCCGATACGTTAGCTAATAACGAAATTCGCTTCTTTGTTCCTGACAAATTCGACCAGACAGTCGGTACGTTCGAGATATACGATAGTTATACGGATACTTGGAAACCTGTAACGGATACCGAGAAACAGAATATCATGACGCTTATAAACAGCTACGTCATTTCGGTATCATCCGTAGATTTCGTGATAAAATATACGACAGCCGACGAAATCATTGTATATGGTATCAAATATGCAAATACGATCAACGATATTCTAAAAATAGGAACGGCGACATTAGATTCTGATCCGTCGAATCCGAATTATAATACGAAGAAAGATTATTATTATATCAAGGACCCGTATATAGCCGGTGCCGGGATGCTGAATCTTTTCGTAAATGGTGTCAAGCAGATACAAGGTATCGATTATATGGAACAGTATGATGGGCAGACAGTCCGTTTCCTGAATACGGATATCCTAAAAAATGCTTCGATCCGTTATATTATCGAGACGCCGGAAAAGGGACAGGATGTCGCGGCCACCTTTGTTACATTGAAACAAGATAATATGGTAGCTGCTAATGTTTACGAAATACCGGAAGAATTAGAATCGATTTCATTCTTCCCAGGTAGACTAACAGTATATCGGAACGGTATCCGATTAGTCAAAGATGACTGGACTTTATTAGGGAACCGGACGATCATGATACGGAACACAAAGAACCCGACTGTCGGATTGATGTCTAATAACTTCCCGGAAGAAAAAATGATCGCCGGCAAAGATATTGTTACAGTAAAACATAAACAGCCTGACGTCATTTCTGTTGAAATACGGCAGGATTTCTCACGGAAGGAATACACTTTTGAATATCCTGGCGGCGAAATGAAGCTGGAAGATTTGAATATCCCAAGCAATATACTAGAGACAAAGGATGAAATTCTTATCTATATCAACGGTGTATTCACGGGATTATCGGAAAGAGATAAGAACAGCTATCATACGGATCCTTATAAGGAATGTTTAAGTATAGACGATCCAAAAGTTCTGCAAACCTTGAACGTCGATCCGTTATATGCGTTATTACAAAGAGATAAAGCGGTCTACGATGCCTGGAAATTATTCACCGGGAAATCGGAATATAAGAAAGAACAGGCCGACAAGATTACGATTGTTTGGAGGTAACTCATGGGAGATACAAATAGTGAATATACCCTTATTGGACTGAACCAGATCGATGAAGACGCCATCGTCCAATATGCCGTATCCAAGGGTAAACTGGTATATCGGACTGATGCGGCTGGTACGAACGCGATGGATGTCGATAATGTCGCCGGCAAATCGTCGAATACGATAGCCGTCGCAATCGATGCAAATCACCGGGATACCGTGAATAATAGTGTCCATCTGAACGGGAAAGAAATCGGCTATTTCATGACGAAAGAAGAAGGGAACAATCTGATAAAGACGACAGACTCCCTTCGCAAGAAATATAAATCAGAAATCTCGGATCTTCGTGATGAAGTCTATCAACTGAAAAACCAATTGGCTAAGAATGGATTCGTCCGTAATGACGGACAATATTGTGGATATCATGATTTATTCCGTACCCATAAGTATAGCCACGAAGCCGATAAGTTATGCGACGTATCGACGACCGGACTTACTGGAATGGATAAAATTACAGTATCGGATCAAAAAGTATTCGAAAGATTGCATGTCTACGACTATATCGCTTTAAAGAATCCGAAAATCGACAAATATCGGGTACGGCAGATTAAAGCCAAAGATAAAGACGGCGAAACCATTACACTGGACCGGGATATCGATCAGGCTTTCAATGCCGAAACATATGAACTCTACAAATCGGCCGGTATCGTTTACGACGCTTCATTCGAATTCGCGATGCCACCGACAGATAGTATCGGTTCCGGCAACTTCTATTCTGGGGTATCCGATGACTCCTTTAATATCTATAAGAAATTGAATAAACCGAATACTGGTTATGCTTATAATTTCAAGATCCCGCAAGGAAAATCCGGATTCCTGTCCGATATCGAATTGTGTCTGAGAGCTTATAACCACCCAGGTGCATTGATGTGTTATCTGATTGATGAACGGGATCTACCGAATTTTAGGAATCCAATCCAAGCTGAAGCTGGTTATAAAGCCGCTTTGGAAACAAATTCCGATTCCTGGCATTTCTTCGCTAAGAGTCAGCCGATGAAAACATTGACGGCATCCGAAGGGAAACGATACGTCCAGTTCTCGTTCGAAAATGCACAGAACGGTACGTATCCTCTATTGCCGCAGCCGGAAACGAACGAAACGATCCGATATATTCTGATCGTCGAAATGTTGTCCGGTGACGACCAGAACTATTATAATCTATTATTCTTACAGCATAAGGGATTAGATGGTTCATTAGGTGATTTGCAACTGAATAATACGACTTATTATTATACGCGCACCGAAACTGATTCCGGATTACAGGCCATATCGACAGATGATGCGATCAATGCCTGCGATATGTATTATCAGATCCACACCATGGAAGATAACCACAATGATCCGGCCGCGAATAACCAGGGGCTGTATTCCGCGATTGTTTATAACGAAAATGGATTGGCCGCGAATAAGATCCGTACGACGCTCCGTATCAAACGAGAAGGAGATTATATCGCACAGCCGCCTGAATCTCCGTTCGGACTGACGACACAGGAACTGACGATCGTAAACGAAAAGAAAGATTCCAAGATACGTACGATTGAAAACCTGTCGCTAACGACGGACCAAACGAATCCGATCGAACTTCGTACCGGAGATGCCGATATTTCTTATAGAGTACCAGTCGCTATCGGTGACAGCTGGACAACTGTCAAAGGAGTGTCCGAAACGAATATCACCGTAAATGAACCATTGATGCTCTTTAATAATGACAAAGTCTATCGTATCGGTTATCAGATATCCGTGAATGCGTATAATCTGCAATTCGATAAAGCGAATGGCGCCGTCGTTTTATCGGATCCGAAACGGTTTAACTTACCGCTTACGAAAATCGTCCGTGATGTTGACGAAGAAGATATCTCATTATCGGACCGTCTGGTATTCGAAACGGATTTGGACGATACGTATAACTACTTCGAAGTCCAGGTCTATTGGGAAAACAAGAATATGTCGGAATATCCGGATATCCGCAAGGAACAGATGGGCGCCATCAAAGAGATAACGGTATCCATGGATAAGTTTGAATAAGCATTCGGATAAAAAGAGGGACGATCTTCGTCTCTCTTTTTTGTTAAGGTAATAGTTGAACGCAACGAAAAAAGGAGGAAAACGAATATGATTGCGAACGATTCGGATTTGCAGAACTATCTATCGGAGTTACAGACAACCGTTACGATGAATCCCGTAGACTTATCGGAACGGATGAACGCATCCGAAATGAATGCAACCGAACAGGATATATACGATCTTTTAAATATTTTATATACACGGATACGTATCCTGGAAGATATAAAAGATTATATGCGGACACATATCCTTTCCGAGATAGCCAGTAAGAAGAAAGACTTCCAGAAGGTCATCTCTGAAATCGAGAAGAATTCCGATACGTATACGACCGACAAGAAACAAGGCGTCGTCCTTTCTTATACATGGAGCCACGATACCGTAACCGATAGGGATGGTACCGAATTATCGCCTTTAGTCTATGATGATACAAGAATATATCCACAAGGATATACAGCTTATCGTACCGATATATCGACGATCGGGCATAACAGTATGGATATCCCATTCGACTTAAAAAAGAGCGAACAGAGCGGATATTATGAAGTTCGCTATTTGAAAGATAAGCCGGATATGATAGACGACGTCGTGACGATACTCTTCAAAGAACCGAAAGTCGTTAATTATGTAGAGTGCCATATCTATAATGCTGATGTATCGGCCAGTTATCTTACCGAGACGAACGATACGGTCGATATTCTGTTGAATCAGTATATCGAACCGGTAACAGCATATGGATTAACGTTAGAACTCGTATCCGATGTGTACGAAGAAGTATCGCAGAATGTCGATAAAAAGGAAGCGGCCGTTGATTCTTTCTCCGAATTAAATCAAACCAGCAGCACTTTATTGGATACGGAATCGGATACTGCTTCGAATATAGCCAATAATAAATTCAAGGATACGATCGAAGATTTCTCGAGAAAGGTGGACAGTCAATGAGCGATATCGTAGACCAGGATGTGAACCAGATCATCTTGCCGGAAAGCATCATTCATACGACCGATACGGACTATATCGTAGCCGAATCTGATTCCTGGCGGCTTGTTCCGAAAATTTCGGTCGTAGACGATAAGACGATCACGTTAGAAGAAGCCATACCGGACAAAAGTGATGTATCCAATATCAATAACGATCTTCCGGATATATCCGATAAAATATTATACTCCTTCGGATTCAAAGACCTATCGGCTCAATACAAAAGTTTCCATGATACATCGGGTATCCTATCCAATACAATCGATTTCACGAACGGACGTTATATCGAGTTATCGGCTGATATCGGAGAATACAAGAATGCTTCTATCGAGTTCTCGATATACGACGGGATTACGGAATATCCGATACTGCCGAAAGAACAAAAGACTATACAGGACGAATTATTGATTTCCGGATTATCGACTCGATTTTCGATCGATACCGGTGCGCCTGTTACGATAAAGAAAGACGGCGAAAAGGTTGCCGATTCTTATTTGAATTTCGACAAGAATCTATTGAAAGATATGAACCAAACTTATACGATATCTTATACGCCGATGAACCCGTATCGGCTGGCTATCGTAAATACGAGTATCCGATTGAAAATTATCGTACGGGTATATAAAAACGGAATCCCTCCGCTTCTTAAGAACGTTAATATCATCAAATCAGGAGGTGTATTGCAATGGCAGATAGTCTAAGAAGTGATTATGCCGAATATCTGGCTGAGAAACAAGACACGGATACAATAAAGACGTTAGCCAAGAAATCGGAATATGAACCGATTTTTACACCACGCACGATACAGCCGGAAGAAGAACCTGATTTTGATGCAATCAATAAAAATATCGCCGAAATGTATCTGGATATTCAGGAGCTTACCGAAAAACTGTCGGCCTCCGGCTCCTCTTTCGGTGACTTAAAAGATACCGTAGCGACACGGTTGAAAGATATCCAAAAGAAATTAGATTATGAAAATGAACGATTGCAGGATACGAATATGATTTGTGGTAACATCTCTGAATTCACGGCTATCAAACGGATCAATGCTTCCGTATTTACGGGCGCACTTTCTTATTCGGATGATGGTGATACATTATTCTGTCCGTGCAGTGGCTTAGAAAATACCGATTATACGATACTGGATATATCAGGGAATGGATATTCCGGGAATGCGTACGTGAAACCGACGAATACAGTAAATACCGAATGGCCGGATACTTCGGATCCAGAACGGATCAAAGACAGCTCGATGGATACGGCTTTCGAATATTCGCGATTAGAAACATCGAATCCATCAGAAACGATAGATGGCCTTATCCATTATGATACGGAACCAGTACGGTGTACGATCGAATTATATACGGAATCACAGGCTACGATGCTTCAGATCGATACGAAAGATACCGATATTATTCTGGAAGACTTACAGGTATCCAATGATGGTATATATTTCACGAAAGCTATAAAGAAAGAGGCGCCCATTTTTAATCGGGAATACAGCTATAACAACTATCAGTATATTTATGGTTCCGGGATACTTTCTTTTAAACCTTCCAAGTATATACGAATCACGTTACGGTCAAACGCTAAAACCGACGATATCATTTATAATCAGGATAAAGAGGATAAACCTGTCATCCAGGATACCAGGCGTAAGGTTATCCGATTGAATCAGATTACGTTAAGTAATGCTGATTTCTCGACATTGGATATCACATCGAATGAAGTCATCCAAAAAGGAACGATCTCGTCGATTGCTTTATTTTCGAATATATATATTCCGAATAATTTTAGAAAAGGTTCCTATATCACGATGGAATTGCTCGTAAACGGAACGGCCTTCCCGATCGTACCAATCAATTCCGACGATACGGGAATCAAGATTATCCGGTATGGTACAAAATATGCGGAAGTGAACAATTCTTACGTGCAGTATATCAGCGAACCGATCAATTCCGTGAAACTGCATATCACGATGCAACCATATAATACGGTACAGTCACCATTCCTTAGCAACCTTAAATTCTGTATCGGAAAGGAGCGTGATACGATTGTACATTGACCAAGAAAAGAAACTAGCTTACTATAAGAAACTCATCATGGATACGATCACAAGTTCCGGAGCTTATCCAACGCCTTCGATGGTACAGGAAGAATTAGACGATATTGATACGGCATTATCTATCTTCCGTACGACATTCAAAAAAGGCGGCGATACATTCGATGTCGATGATTATAACCAGAAGCTCGGACAGATATACCAGGACTTACTTATCTTATATCAGACAGTATATGAATTATCCGTCACAGAATATAATGAATTAAAAAACGAAGTCGACCGGCAGTTACAGGATCTGGAAACATACGCACAGAAAGCATATCAGCGGTCGATGATGGAAACAACGAATCTGTTCGGTACGACTCTATATTTTGCTTCCTCTGGATTCAAGCAGGAATACGAGAACGGAACGATCACGATACCGATCGATACAATACAAACTCATGAACAGGCCCGGTTAGCTTGTATCGTAGATGGTGCCGATAGTCTTCCATACGATTCGATGTATTTCACGATAAACGGGACAAGAATCAAACCATATAATTATAACGAAGATTATTATATGGTACCCGGTGAAAGCAATATCCAGGTATACAAATATACGCTGAATACCGATAAGAAAGCGTATACGTTCCCGTTATCGATCGATAAATTCATACCCAAGAACAGTAACAAATATATGGTACTTGCCGGCAAGGATAAGATTGTAACATTATCGTATACATCTCACGCAGAAACGATAGTCGCTAAAGAGTCGAACATGGCCTTATCGTTTCCAAATGCGTGTACGCTATCTTTCTGGGTATATAATGCGACAGATATCCAATTCGAATTCGACCGGAATCCGATACGGACAAATTTTAACAGTACTCGTATTGCTTCTCCCGATAAGAAACAAAAGGTAGAAATAGAATTGGCTGCCAATACGGTGATGGATATCAAAACAGACGGTGATATCTACGCTTATCTGGATACACCGTTTTTATCGGATGATACGTTATATACCTACCGCCGGAAAGATATCTATGATTACCTACTAGAAGAAACCAGCGAACCCGATACCGTAACGATCTCGGATATAAAATTAGTCATCGAGAACGCGGACCACAGCTATTACGGTATCACGGATATCGCGATCAAAGAAAGTCAGACGGTGATAGTATGATCCTATATAATATCTGTAAGAATGGACCGTATGTCTACGATAAATTCATGCTGAACATCGGGCAGATTATAAATGACGTACGCTTGGAAGAAAAACGATATAAAGAAATTGTCGGAAACGCTTCAGATAAAATAGCGGATATTGATAAGGCTTATACCGATATCCAGAAGCAATTGAATGATATCCAGACTATTCTGCGTTCCTGTTTATATTAAGGAGAAGAAACTTTTTATGATTTTACGAAATAATTCGAAGGATCTGATGGACCGGTTCGGTCAGGCAGAAACCGATATCAAGACATTGGATACTAGACTGGCAGAATTGATGACAAATTTAGAGAATAAAACAGCCGTCGTCAATCAGTCACAAACTTATATTCAGTATCTACTGGCACAGGTACAGGAAAAGAATGGCACCGATTCTTCGGACCGAATCGTTTTTGCTAACGAAGATAATATCATTTCCGGTGCTTACGGTATCTATGGCCAGACAATCCATCCACGGTTCTTATCGGTAAATAATATATTCAACTTCAGTACGTCGATGGGACCGGCGTATAAAGATGTAGCTAATGTAACAATAAATAGTACATCAAAGAAACAATACGCCGATATACTGAAAGACGATGCTATCTCTGATCAACAGCCGGTATTCGATATGTATCAGACGAATGCAGTTACGATCGATATCGAGATACCGAGCGACAGCACGCTGATCGACCGGGAATTCAATGTTATCGAGTTATGCCCGTTCCTTCCTGGGTCCTTTGATATCCAGAAGATACTGATTACGGAACAGGACGATGTCGATTATGACTATCCGGGTACGATTCCGAAATGCGGGTGTATGCGTATCTGTTTTCCGAACAAGTTCAAGTTAAAGAAAATCACGTTCGTATGCCAGTTAAACTATCAGGCCAACGGCTCCTTCTATCCTTTCGGCTTCCGTCATATATACTTCTTAAATGTCGATTATGCGGACTCTTCGATCATTATACCCGTGACGAAGAAATCGTACATCAATTATATCTCGGAAGAAATAACGGTACATGATCAATACGGTACCCATAGTACAGCCGAAGATACCTGTACACATTGGGGAATCCGAACGTTCATGTATTTCAACAACAATGTCCTAGAAAATGAAATCACGCCGCTGTATGGCGCTAATCAAAGTTATCTTTCGCGCAATATCAAGACTGTTTATTTACAGATACCAATACAGACTTCGCTATTTTCGCTTGAATTTCGAAAAATAGATCTTCGCTGATTCTTTGCTTTCGCTAATGGATTATGATACGATATATCCATACAAAAAATAATAAAGAGAGAGGTTTTATTTTATGGAACGAAAGAGTGAGGAATCAGAAAGAAAAGCTAAGGAGCTGACCGAATTATACTATCGGAATATCGGATTCTATCCGTGGGATACCGATACGAACCGTAAAATCACGGAATATACGTTACAATATTTGATTGAATCCAGGATACCGATAGAAGATATTTTCAAAGTAATGCAAGAATCTTCCGAGGCGTTATTGACGCCGGAGAATCTGCCGGATTGGTTATGGAAAGATAGTCTGATCGAACGTGACCGATACTATACGAGTCGTATCCTACAATTAGAATCCGAACGGACGAAGCTGAAGAAAATGCCAAATGGCGCGCGCATCTTAGTTACAGCTCCTGATTTCTGGATCGAAGTTATCCCGAGATTCACGTTAGAGCAATTGATTAACTATTATTATACGTCGTTACCGGAAGCTTCTTCGCTGAATACCGAGAAACAGGATCAGGGGATCTTCCAATATTTAATGGATCGATACAATAAGATATCGGATAAGACTCCCTACGTTACGGCATTGGATTTGATCCTGCATGGTATCGATACCGCTAGCGAGAAACATATCTATTTGTCAGATCCTTTTGAACTGACGAAAGTCATCGACGAAATGATACCACAGATTATCCAAAAAAATAAGATTGGATACGAGACAGGGAATTGTAAAATAATCTGGCGCTCCCATAATCTGGTACCAGAACATAAGGCAACTGGAAATGAATACGATAAACGGCGGGATCCGGGGTGTAACTCATGACTTATACAGAACTTGGTGGCGTCGTGAACGGAATTTTTAGACGGAATATCTATCTGCCGGAAGATAACAATCTGATTAATAAACGGCGGAGTTTCATCCAATCCTGTCGTGAAACTGATGTCTATCAATGTATCTATTCCTACGATACGGATAAAAGAGAAGAAGTCGATACGGCGCCGATTTTAGCTCCTTTTTATTTGGATCTGGATGCCGATATCCAAACGCCTAAAGATTATGAATATATCCGTGATGTTGCGGTACGTACTGTTTATATCCTTCATACAATATTCAGTATCCCGTTATCGAAGATACAGACGTATTTCTCGGGACATAAAGGATTCCATATCCTGATCGATCACCGTATCTTTGGATTATGTCCGTTACAGCGATTGAATGATATTTATAAAGCCTGGGCTATCCATTTATCGATGGAATATGGAATCACGAATTTAGACGTAAAGATATATGATAGACGCCGACTGTTCCGGTTGCCGAATACGATCAATAGTAAAACAGGATTGTATAAGGTATGGATTCCGTTATCGTTACTAAAAGAAAGTACGTATGAATCCATTAAGGAATATGCCAGGACACCGAAATTCTATTTCGCATCTCCAGATGTAATGAATAAGGAAGCGGCCGTCCGTTTCCTTTCGAAAGCACGATTGATTTACACGAAGAAACCGCGAAAGAAAGATACCTACCAGATACCCAAACAGAAAGAAGAATTGCTTCCGTGTATCAAGACATTACTATCAGAAGGTGTATCGGAAGGTTCTAGAAACAAGATGACGATCCTTCTGGCTAATTCTTTATTGCAAAGAGGATATACCCAAGAAGAGATGCGAGATATGGTCACGGAATGGAATGAATATAATGATCCACCGCTTCCGGATCAGGAATTGGATATCACGATACAATCGGCTATCAACTCATTAGAAAAAGGAAAACGGTATGGCTGTTCCAGCTTAAAGGAGGCGGGCATCTGTGTTTCGGATTGTCCGATGAATAATATAAAATAGACGGGTGGTCTTAATTTTGGCAGAAGAAGATTTAAATAAGATAGATTCAGTATTACAGGATATATTCAAAGAAGAGACGGACGTCAAGCCGCAAGATTATTTTACGCTGGCTTCTGAGACATACGATACGTTCAACGAGGAAGCTTATAACCGCGGCAAAGGATACGGCTGTCCGGAGTTCCCGATATTCGACAAAAAGATAGAGGGCCTTCTGCCGGGATTATATTTCTTTGCGGCACGCAGTAATACCGGTAAGACAGCGTTCATGACGAATCTTATGTGGAATTATTGCAAGAACCCGGAGAATCATCTGTTTGGCGTCTATTATTCTTTGGATGATTCCTGTAATGACGTCATTCCGAGATTGATGTCGATGCTTCAACAGATACCTATCTCGGTATGTAGTAAGCCGAAACGATATCTCGAGGAATTGAACCGGCTTCGTCAACAAGAACCGGAATCCCCTGAAATAGAGGAATACGAAACATATCTCGAGAAACGAGATATCGCACTGCGTCAGTTAAAAGAGATGCACGAACATTTTTATATCGTAGATCAGGATACGATTCAGAATTTCGAACAACTTATCCAGCACGCGAAACAAGTACAGGCATATGTCAAATCAAAAGATCCGCAAAATGATATTATGATCTGTATCGATGCTGTTTCCGATTTACAGTATGGGAAGAAGAAATTCTCCAGTTCGGACGAAAAATATCGACAGATATCTATGGATCTTAGATCCTTATCCAATGAATTGAATATCGTCATCTTCGGTTCTTGCCATCTAAAGAAACGAAACGATACGAAGCGGCCGATCTTAGACGATCTAAAGGATACTGGCCGCTTCCAATATGATGCGTCGGCTGTTTTTATGCTTTATAATGATGTATCAGAAAATAAGCAGAATGCCAGCATCTTTTATGGTGAATCTCCGGATGTACAGCCGATCATCGAAGTGGACTGGGCAAAGAATAAGAAATCCAGTTTTAAAGGACGGAGCTATTATTATTTCGTTCCGGATTTTTCTTTGATACAGGAATGCTCACCAGAAGACATGAAACGCTATGACGCCTTGCTATACAGTAATTAAAGGTGTATACTTATTATAAAATTGTTTTATTTATTTTATTAATATCTTAAAATAAGACGTAAAACGAGAAAGGACGGACTTATGCTAATCAACAGTTTATGTGTCGATGATACGCTAAATATTCATATCGCTTCCGAGAATGATATCTGTAACATGTGTCTCGACGAATTCGTTACGAAAAATAAAGCGACGCACGTCATCGCCAGAGAACAGCTGAAAGGGAAGCTGAAAGGGGAACGTATTTTTAAGCTCCGTTTTCATGGCGGTACGTATGTCCTTTGCGAACATCATATCCAGCAGATACTGGATATTTTGAAAGGAGGGCAGAAAGAAACAGAACCGAAGAAAGAAACAAGAGGAAAGGAAGAAACAGAACAGAAGAAAGAAACAAGAGGGAGGAAAAAACAAGATGCCGCAAAAGACATGGCATGATGTCAAAGGATGGCAGATCGATTGTCCGAATTATATCATGTGTCCATTATGCTACGGATGCCGGAATTATGATTCTTCCTGGTTGAAGTGCCGTAAATGTGAAGAAGATATGCATACTAACGTATGTACCAGCAAATTACATACGGAGAAGAACATAGCCAGGATGATCAAACGACCATATATTGATTTAGATCAAAAATAATCAAAATATGAAGGAGGAGTTAGGGATTGTACGAAGAAGAAATCAAAATCTTAAAAGAGAATAGCCGTCATTATAATAAAATGGAACATGAAGGGCTTAAAACATTAGTTGCAATGTTAATGGAAAATAAGATACTCGACGGCTGGGGTCCTGATATGTTCCCCGATGTCTGTAAACAAGTAGATGCTACGATGGATGTCGTTATGGCCATGATTACTGATGGAGGTCAATACAAAGAAGGGAATAGCCGTACCTGGGTCGATATCTTAGTTGCATCGGCCTTTTGTTACTATACGTATTGGAACGAAGATTATGAAGTATCCAGTCTGTATCAGGTACGAGATTGCATCGAAGAGGCTAAAGACGAAAATGGCTGTCTATGCGATTGTCCGCCGAACATTTTGGAAGCGTTATGCGAAACCGTAGAATGCAGCCGTGGATGTCGTACGAAAGTACGGAAATGTATGCCGGCACCGAATTCTCCGCAACAGGTATTAGGTGACGTCATCTGGTATCTGGAAAAATTCCCGATTAAGAAATGATCAAGTATGAATTAACGGAAAATCATATATATGATTATATCTATTGTCCGGCACGATATTCCATGAAATATGAAAGCAATATGCCGATTATCGATACAATGACAGTTCCGAACCTGATACAACCGGTTATTCGGTCTTTTTGTCTAAATCTGATGAATGGAAAAGTAAAAAGTACAGATTGGCTGAAACAGAAATGGGACGCGGTATGCCGTAAATATCCTGGGTATCTGCAAGGACAACGTGTTATCCGTGGCGTCGCTTTGCTTGTGAACTTATTCCAGTATTGTCGGCGTAACGAAATCCAAGTATTGGATATCGATGAATCGTTTGAACTGTATACGGATCAGACAGCCGTAAAAGGAAAGATGGGCGTCATTTCGATACGTAATAAGAAACCGGAACTATTGGTATTTGATTGTAGTCAAAAGATACCAAATCAGGTAGACTTGGATATGGATTTAAAATATACGATGGACTGCCTGGCTTTCCGGAATATATACTTTAAAGAATTGTCCGGTATCCGTGTCGTACATGTCCGTACCGGGAAAGAATATACGACGTATCGGCTGAAAGACGATTTCCTTCGACTACAGACGATCGTCGATAATATAGCTAAGGCAATAGCTTTAAAGATATTTTATCCACGGCATAACGTATTGTGTGCACAGTGTCCGGAATATAATCTATGTAAAGCTTGGACTTGCTGATTTTATTTTTTTTGTTCGCAAAAGGAGTTGATCGAATGGCTTTCACGTTAAAAGAATACGTAGGCTATGATGTTGTCAAAGAAATGTATAAGACGGTCGGTAAGGAAATGCCGAAGAAGAAACGGCCGCGTAAGACTAAGGCTAAAGTAAATGACAGTAAAAAGAAAGGCCAGTAAATCATATCTCCAGCTGGTCGAATTCTTCAAACAGGCTTATGAATCTGGTATCATAAAAAGCTATAAGGTACCTGAAATGGATAAGAAATCCTGTGGACGTTTCAAGGTATATAAACCAGAAATAGATGGCATCGTGTTCGATTCCGGGCTGGAGGCTAAATTCTATGTGCACTTATTGGAAGAAATCCAAGCTGGCGTCGTCGACTCTTTTACGAGACAGCAGGCGTTTGAGTTACAACCATCTTTCAAATTGGGCGAAAAACGAATCAGTAAGATACGATATATCGCAGATTTCGTCGTTACCTATCGAGATGGAAATGTCATCGTCATCGACGTAAAAGGCCGGGAAACACCGGATTTCAAATTAAAGAAGAAATTGTTCGAATATAAGTTTCGTATGCCGTTATATTGTGTCCAATATTATGACGGTAAATGGTTACGCTTAGAAGATATCAATAAGTTAAAGAGAAAATAAGGAGAATCTAGCTTATCAGTAAAGATAATAAAATTCATACTGATACAGCCGACAATGAATTCTTGTACGCTCAGAAAGATTGGGAAGATATCGATAATAAGATCGATATCTATAAACAGATTTTTCTGAGTGACGCAGAAATTATCGAGAAATACAACTGCATCAATCCGGAACATATATCCGAGATATACCGGCTCGCGAAGAATGACTTTTGGGCTTATTTGGATATCAACCGGTATATGCAGACGCATAAGAATCTGAATACTGAAAAGAAAAAACTGAAAAAAGAATCAGAAGACGCTACGATAGAACTGATCGACCGTTTCTACCCGTTATTCAAGAAATATCTATCGATCATCAAAACAGGACAAATTAACTTTTCGGATATCTCAGAACGTCTTTTCATGGCCTTATTCATAGGCGATAAGAAATTAAAACTAGCGCTATACGGCAAGATTCCGTTAGATAAAGAAATAAAGAGTGCTATCTATCAGCGGTTCAATTTTATCAAGGAAACGTACGGTCATCTGGAAACTGAAGAAATCATGCTTGACTTGAAGATGCTTTTCATCGGTATGATGAAACGATACAAGCGGACAAACCGGAGTTTCTGTTGCTACGTCAGCAATGCTTTCCGATATGAAGTATTCCGTCATATACAGAAGTTCAATCGGAATCCGTTGAATATCCATTATAAGAACCTGCAATATGAAGACTGCACGAAAATCAAATCGCCAGATGTCATCGACTACGACGATATGGAAGATAAAATATATAAGAATGCGCTCGGGCTTCCGGATATGACCTGGATACAGGGAGAAACTTGTTCTGATGCGTTCAGCTCGCTGACACCATTGGAACGAAAGATTATATCCAAGTATTATCTGGAGCATATGTGCGATCGTCAAATTGCGGATTACTATGGAATGCATGTCAATACCTGTAATGCCAAGAGACGAAAAGCACTTAATAAGTTGGTAAAAGCCCTTGGCTATCAGCCATCTGATGTAAAACATTCCAGGAATTCCGGAAAGAAAGCGTTATTCTAAAAGAAAGAGCAGACCGATAAAAACGGCTGCTCTTTTCGTTTACCTTCAGATGTAGTATAATAAGGCCGTCAACTACTCCCATTTTTATAGATGGGAGCTTGTAAGTCGGAAAAGCATAGGTGCTAGCGGCATCCAAGATGTCTCCCTATATCCGCCTACATCGTCGGGTGATTGACAACACCCGCTTTACCAAGGAGTTTACTCCAAGGTAGTCATTACTCGTTC